CGTCAGGGCTATACAAAAGATGGTGATGCAGTATCTCTTTCAGATGAAAGAACAGAATTATTTAAAGAGTATCTTACACTTTCAGAAAAAAGTGAATTAGAAGAACTCAGAAGTAACTATGCTGCTCTTCAGAATAGAGTTAATGAGTACGAATCAAAAGATAAAGAAGCTGTTCTTGGTGCTGAAATTTACACTGAACTGAAAGATAGAGAAGATTTTAAAGAACTGATCAAAAATCAGGCTATTTACAGTGTAGAAGAAGTACAGACAAGAGCCGATGCTATTTTAGGTAAATATGTTAAAGAAAAAGGCACTTTCAACTATCAGCAGAAACCTAGTGCTATTGGTTTTACTGAACCTAAGAAAGCTAAGAAACCATATGGAAGTTTATTTAAGGATTGAGCTATCAAATAGCTCTTTTTTATTGCCTAAAAATATTTAAAGGAGGAAATAAAAATGGCATCTAATTTTCAGAAATTTATGGCCACTGCTGAAAAACACGCTGTTGCTGGTAGCTCTAAGCTGAAAGCTACTATTGCAGGTCATATTTATAACATTCAGATTGAAGAAGATCTGGACAACGGATCAATTGTTGCAAAAGGCGATTATATCAAACCGGAGACTTATAAAGCTAAAGATTCTACTGGTTTTGCTGGTGTAGTACTGGATAAAGCAGCTAACGGAAATTGGTATGTAGAAGTTAAAACACCAGGAGATGCTCTGTTACTGCTCCAAGTACCAATGTTATACGAAGAGTATACTACCGCTCTTAAACATGAAAGTAATTTCTATAACGCAAATGGCGACATCGTTCGAGCATATGAGCTTTATGTAGGTGATGTGTTTGAAGTATCATCTGAAGGATTTAGTGGTACTCCTACTAAAGGTGCAACTGTAACTGTAGCAGACAAAAAGCTGACAATTGGTTAATGGAAGGAGGAATACATAATGAAACTTAATTTTTCAAGTAATGAAGTAAGAAATATTTTTGCTGAAAATGATTATGCAGAGTACTCCCAGCTTATGTTTGACACAGCTAAGGGAGAAGAAAAAGTATCTACAAAAGATGCTAATAATAAAATCAGAGAGATTATGTTCTCTGTACTTGGAGTAGATGAAAACTGCTCAAGAAAAGAACTTAGAAAAGCTATTCGTAGACATAAAATTGATGTATTTGAAATTATCGAAGAGACAGTAGAGAATCTGCTTGTTTCTGGTTGGGGAGAAAACCCATTCTTCAATGAATTTGTAGAAATCAAATCTATGGCTGACGGTGATACTAACGAGTTCTATGTACCGGATGAAGTTATTCTGACAGTGTCTGAACTTTCTGGTAACCATCATGACCTGATCAGACAGCGTCTGGCAGAAGGACAGACATTCTCTGTAAGAACTTCATGGTATGGAATTAAAATTTACACAGAATATGAGCTGTTTATGGCAGGTCGTGTTGACTGGGCTGGATTTGTACAGAAAATCTATGAAGCCTTTGATAAGAAAATCAACGATATGGTATACGCAGCTGTAATGGCAGCAGGTGAGAAGGTTCTCCCGTCTACACAGTTTAATAAGACAGGTACACTTTCATCAACAACAAAAGATGAGTTTATGACTCTAATCGAAGATGTACAGATGGCTACAGGTGATGAAGTAGTTGTTATGGGTACCAAATCTGCTCTTGCAAAACTTTCTGCTATGGAAGATATTACTTGGGTATCTAATGCAATGAAAGATGAAAGACACACTACAGGCCGTTTAGGTATGTTTGAAGGTATTCGTCTTGTTGAAATTCCACAGAGATTTGCTAACAATGACACAAGTAAAAAGTTAGTAGATAATACTAAACTTCTGATTATGCCAGTAGCTGATAACAAATTTATCAAGATCTACAATGAAGGCGACGCTCAGATTAAAGAAGTATCTGATGGAAATACAAATATGGATAAAACTAATGAGTATGAATATCAGATTAAAATGGGTGTGGCCACAATTATTGGAAAGCGTTTCGGAGTTTGGACACTTAAATAAAAAACTATTTAAAGAGGTGGAGTTACCACCTCTTTAACTGATTAAAAAGGAGTAATAACATGGCAACAAGAAGAGCTGCAACAAAAACTGTTGCTACTACTGAAAATACTACAAAGGAAACAGCTCCTGTTAAAACTACTAAAAAGTTTGAGCAGAACGAACTTATTGAATGTCGTTCTTTAGTGCAGGGAACATTATTTATGCCTGGTAAGCAGAGTGATATTTTATACCGTTGGGATGGATATGGAGATGTTCGTGAAGTAGAATATAGAGATTTGTACTCTCTTAAATCTAGCCGCTCACCATATATCTATGATCCATGTTTCCAGATTGAGAATGATGAATTATTAGAGGATCCTAGATGGAAAGATGTAAAAGATCTTTATGATAATCTTTATGATGCTTCTGATATTAATCAGTTTCTTGCTCTCTCACCAGCTCAGTTTAAGAAAGCACTTGCTGAAGTTCCTAAGGGGCTTAAAACAGCAATTAAAATTGAGGTAGCAACTAGACTGGATAATGGTACATTTGATTCTATTCAGAAAGTACGTGCTGTAGATGAAATTTGTGGTACAGAGTTAGAAAAAATGATTTAGGAGGTGTTCTATGACCTCTTATGAAACAGTATTTAAACGATTTGAAAATAAAGTTGAAGATATAAAAGTATTAAAATTAGCGTCTGATGACTGGACTGAATTGTGCTTAGAATGGCTAAATAGTGCTATTGCAATGATTGAATTAGACCAGTTAAAAATAGAACATGATTTAACGAAAAAAAATGATGTTCTGTTCGAATTCGAGGACACCCTTACTAATGGTGAAATAGAAGTCGTTGCTTTATATATGGTCGTTGCTTGGTATGATATTCGTTTGAATTCTTTAGAGCATACTAATATGTTTTATGGTTCAAAAGATGAAAAATGGACCAGCCAAAAAGAACATGCCAATTATATTATGAGCATTCAAAAGAAATATAAAAAGGAAGCCAGAAAATATTTTAGGAATCACTCTTCCAGAAGTAATTCTTATCTGGATGGTGATCAGAATGAAGTATAAATATGGAACTTTTAATGACAATCAGTTCTCTGATTATATAGAATTACTACATAATAAAATTCATTGGCTTTTAATCTATCAAGAAAACTCTTATCCAAAACTTAACAATTATTTTAATAACTTGCAATTATATATTGCAGCATTAGCTGAATTAATCCCATCACCTTATATAATTGATTTGGCTAATACAATAGAATGCGCCAAACTTGAATTTAATAATCCTAATTTCAACCATCAAAAATATAGAAAAATAATTTTTGATGCTCATTCTATCATAGATAAAATAGGTGATAATCATGAGTGATATTTTCAAAAAAAGAATGGCTTTATGCGGTAATACTGTATCAGACAGTATTCGTACTCAGTCAGACGAAATCATGCAGAAGACTTTCACCAATGACTTAGGTTACAGACAATGTAAGCTATATTCTAGGACTATGGAATACTTAGAAGATGTTGAAATCAAATATCAGTATTCTCAAACCTATACAATCAATAAGGACCAGGTTGAGTATCTGGCTCAATTCAGACCTGGCTATTTCCCTGAAAAGAAATATATGGACCAAGATAGTATTGAACGTTTTGGTTTTTATCTTGAAATACCGGATAAGAACACAGGTGTTCATGAGCTATGGCTTATTTTAGGGAAGAATGATAAAAATTCTTTCATAAGATATAACATTCTTAAATGTAATTGGATGTTTAAATGGATAAAGAATAAACAAATTTATAGTTGTTTTGGTGTATTAAGAAACCGCAACAACTACAACAGTGGCGTATGGAGTGATGGTTTCTTTACATCAGTAGATAATCAGTCACAGTTTATTGTCCCTACTACTCCAACTACGCAAACAATTGATTATAATGATCGTTTCATGTTGAGTGATTCTATGATTAGGCCTTTAGTTTTTGAAGTGTCAAAACTAGAAGATACGTTTCCATGCGGAGTAACTAAAGTAACGCTTAAACAGGATCATTTCAATAAAGTTACAGATAATGTTGAATTAAAAATATGTGACTATTATGACTCTCCGGTTATTCCTCAAGAGCCAGAAATAGAGGACATTGTTTTATCATGTTCAGGTACTAATAGAGCTTTACGTGTTGGAGGCTCTAAAAGAACTATTTCAGTTGCGAGTGATATTAAAGATAAATCTGTCATTTGGTCTTATGAGTTCAATGGAAACAAATTATCTGTAGAAGAATTATCTAATGACTTTGAAATCTCTGAAGGTAAGAATACGTTAAGTATCAAAGCTTTGTTAAATTATAATAATTTAGGAAAAGTAATAAAGATTATTGCTACTCTTCCAAATAAGCAACCATCTTCTATTGAATTGGAGGTGATGCGATGAATCAAGAGCGTATTGATAGATTATTTTCTTGTAGAAATGAACAGGGATTTGACAGTATTTCTTATGATAAGAGAAAAATCTTAGAGGATTTATACAAAGATTCAGATATTATTGAAATCTTAAATAATAAAGAACTTCAAGCAGTTAATGCGTGTCCGGAAGATTATTATAATGTAAATATTTATTCTTTTTTAAAGATTCCAGATGCACAAAGTAAAGTCAAAAACTTTATTTGTTTTGAAGTAAATGACACTGAAATTGTATACTCAAATAATATTATGGTTTCTAAACAAATTATTTTTAGAACTATAGCTCACCAGGATGATGTCAGTACTATTTGGGGTATTGATCGACAGGATTTACTAGCAGCTTTAGTTAAAGAAAGATTTCAATGGTCAAACATATTAGGTACGCAGTTAATAAAAACATATGATTCTGGCAAAGTGGCTGAAAATGGTTATTACTATAGGAATATGTATTTTGAACAGACTGCTCCGAATGATATCCAAAATAGGCTTAAGAGTAATCGCTTAGATAAGTTAGGTCGTGATTATTATGGATAAACTTCTCATTTATTTAGGTGAGAATCTTAAAATTAATGATCAGATTACTATTTATCAACCTTCTATTCTTGATATAGCTAAATATGGAGAAAATCATTATTTTAATGTAGTTTATAAAATATGTTCTATACCTTCTGATTATAAGTCTGAATTGTGGGATCTTGGTTATAACTATAGTAAGTTGGATGATTTTGATTTATTTATACTTCTTACTCGTGATATAGGTGTTGAAGATACCTGTCTTCTTTTAGGTGATACTATTTCATTGAAAGATATGGCACCTTTAGTCGATCCGGAAACTCATAATATAATGCTTTATGATGAAAATACTGAATTAATAATTACTCGTGATATATACATAGAAATGATATCTTTCATTCGTGAGATGCACAATATTCATCCTAAGCGTGAACGAGCTGCAAACAAAGAAACCTTACAGCTATTAGTAGATGAAGATAGAAGAAAAAAAATTCAAAGAGTAAAAGAAGCTTCTCAAGAACCCTCTCCGGGTTCTTTTTTATTGCCTTTAATTTCATCTATGGTAAATAGTCCTGGTTTTAAATATGACATTAACAGTCTTAAAAGTCTTGGAATCTATGCATTTTTAGATTCTGTTCAAAGGATTCAGGCCATTAATACTGCTGCCTCCATCTCTGCAGGAATGTACAGCGGAATGGTTGATATGTCTAAGAATCCAAATCTACTTAAACAATTAAATTGGTTGCGTGACTTATCTAATGAGTACTCCTCTTCGAGCAATGTACGAGTCACTAAAACCGAATAATAAATCAAGGAGGAAAATATTATGGCAAATTTTGATTCTCTGGTTATTGATAGAGTCTTAGAAATTGTTGGTGAAAATAGCGATGGAGATTTACTCTATCTGTTAAACAATTTATCTAATGTTTCTATTAATACAACTTCTGAAAGTAAAGATAAAACAGATGCTCTTGGTGTACTGATTAAGAGATTCTATACATCCAAATCTGTAGAAGTATCTGCTGATTGTAACTTACTTTCATTCTCTATGCTGTCTCAGACATTTGGCACAGATAAGATTATTGCTTCAAAAGAATCTAAGATTCTTGCACCAAAAATCTTACATATTGATACAACTGGCATTAAGGAATATACAATTCCTGAAAAGCTGAAACCGAAAGCTCCACTTACAAAGCTTTATGCTCTGGAAGCAAACGGCACATTAGGAAAAGCTTATACTGCTTCTACTACTGCTGCTCCTACTGCTGATACTTTTGTATACACTGAAGATAGCGGAAAAATTACTCTTCCTACTGGAGTAACAGGTACTCTTATTGCTAAATACGAGTATGAAACAGAAAACGGTGTTAAGGTTACTAATGAGTCTGATAAGTTCCCGACTACTTCTTCTATTACAATGAAAGTTCTTGTTGCAGACACATGTTCTGTAGATGTAGTTCGTGCAGCTTATATCGTATTCCCAAGTTTCCAGGTATCACCAGATTGCGATCTGACACTTGAAACAGATAGTACAATTACATTCTCTGGTGTAGCTCAGAGAGATTATTGTCAGACAGGTTCTCCACTGTATTACATTGTAATGACAGAGGATGATGTAGAGGAATAATCCTTGAATTGTTATGCCCCGGACGAATCCGGGGCATTTCTAATAAGGCAAAGGAGGAATACTCAATGAAATCAAAACCAAGAATTTGTGTAACTTGTGGCACTACTTATGAGTATTGTCCTAAGTGCACTAAAGATGCAGATAAACCTGTTTGGATGGTAGCTTTTCATACAGAAGAATGTAGAAAAGTATATAACATTATTGCTAAATACAATACTGGTGATGTGACCAAAGAGGATGCAAAAAAAGAATTGGCTGATGCTGTTACTCATAAAACAAGATTTACTAAACCTATTCAGGATAAAGTAAATGAAATTATGAAAGAAGAACAGCCTAAAGCAAAAACTAAAAAAATAGTGACGGAAAATTAAATATTTTATTGAGGGGAAAGCCGCACTATTTTTGCAGTTTCCCCTTATTTTTTTCGGAGGAATTAAATGGAGATTGTAATACCTAACTTAAAAGGAGTTCCTTATGATCCGGTTCAGGCAGTGAGAATTATAGACCCACAGCAAATGAAACTTTATTTAAAGCATGGGCTAAAGCCTTTAGATGTTTATTATAGTCCTGATGTGATTGTAATGGTGTTTGATAAGAAAGAAAGTTATCCGTATTACAAAGAATATCAAAATCATACTTTGGAGTGATAACGTGAGGAACTATAAAAAAAGATCTAAATATGGTGTCGATCAAACTACTAAAGGTAAACAGAATCGTACTGTTATAGATAGAAAAACAGAAAAAGAAGTATGTTTCGATTCTCTATTAGAGAAAAGATTTTATGAAGACATCGTATGCACTGGATTGGACTCTGGCGAAATTATAGACTATGAACTACAGAAAAAATATAAATTACAACCGTCTTTCAAGCATAATGGAAAGACTATACGTGCAATAGATTATGTTGCTGACTTTTGGGTCAAATACTCAGATGGAAGCGAACGTGTCTACGACACTAAAGGTGGAATGGTTGATCCTTCTGCCAAGATTAAACGGAAACTGATGTATTATATCTATCCTGATTTGGACTATGTATGGATCACTCATACTAAGTCTACTGGTTGGATCGATTGGGATGAAAATGAAGCTTTAAAAAGAGCAAGGAAGAAAGAGGGAAAAAAGGATGGAAATTAATATTTTAGAATTTGTAAAAGAATATAAAGAGAACCCAGTAGGGGCTTTAGAAAAACTTGAAGTTGAAAATTATGTGCCGTTTGCTACTAAACGAGCACTTATAGATACAGTTATTGAAAGTATTATTGAATATGATACTTCTCTTCTTACATACGAACCAATGAATAAGCATTTAAACTTTTCTCTGACATGTGTGGTTATCTATACTAATCTCACCTACGAAGACGAAGAAGGCCTTGATGCTTATGATGCCTTAGTATCTTCTGGTCTTTTAGATAAAATTATTGAAATGATTGGTGTTGATTATGGAGATATGGTCGCTATGTTTGAAGAAACACTTTCTGCTCGTATTTCATTTACTAACTCTATGTCTAATAGATTAAGTGCATTATTTGGAATATTAGAAAATGTTTTTAAAGAAGCTACTCCGGAACAGTTAGATTATTTACGAAAGTTGGCTGATGTAAAAGATGGGGACAATTCCACAGTTAAGAAAGCTGATTGACCAGGGAATAACTATTGGTTTACAGCAGTTTGTTAATGACTACAAGCCTAAGATGGAAAGAGATGCACAACAGTCAGAAGAAAAATATTATAATGACTATTCCTCTTGGGCGGATGGTTATAGACTTTATGATTTAAAAAATATTCATACAATTACAGGCTTTGCTTATAGTCGAAGTGCAGAGCTTAGAGCACGATTTGATTCAAGCCATATGTCTGGAGGACATGGCATATGGGAACCATTGGAAGGTGATCCAGAAATAGTTTTTTCTTGGGGATTTGAAACAGGTAATCATGGATTTCGTAAAACAATAACTCCTATCAGAAATTATTGGGAACAATATTTTCGTGCTAGAAAAATGCATGCCAAAGGGCAAGCAACAAAATTCGTTATCAGCGGATTACATTCTGTTGGTTTATAAAGTGAGGTGAGAAAATGGCTGATTATATAATAAACGTTGGTGTAGAAGTTGAAGACAGTGCGCTAAATACATTAGAAACACGAATTAATTCTTTAAAAGAGAAGCACATTAAACTAGGTGTGGAATTAGGTAATACTAAACAGTTAACTAAAAATGCACAGATGGCGGTAAAGACAATAAGTAAAGCAACTGCCAAAGCCGCTAAAAATACTCCTGTTATTAAGGGATCTAATCTTGTAGAACAGATGATCGATCCCGAAAAAGCTTTAAAATCTATGGCTAATACAGCCAGTAAGCTGTCAAAGTATCAGGGCAAGCTTGATCTAGGAGAAGTAAAACTTTCCGTAAATCAAGGTATTATGGGGGAGCTTGATGGACTTTTAGCCAAACTTAATGAAATAAAATCTACAGCTAAAAACATGGGCTCTATTAAGCTTACTGTTGGAGACAATATAAAAACTAAAGACGGTAAAATAGTTATTGGAGAAACTACTAGTTCTTCTAATACTGCAAGATCTGCAGGTATTACTCTTAGACAAGCTCAAGCTGAAATTAAAAGGAATATGAAAACTGCTGGCACTTTACAGGACCAGTATGTTAAAGGACTTATCAATGAATCTACATATAAGCAATCCAGGAATTCCCTTTATCGCCGCAATGGCGAACTAGCAAAACAAATTCGGAGCAATGGGACAGCTGCTGATTGGGCTACTACTGCTGCTGATGTTAGACAAGCCCAAGCTAAGAATCAAGAAGCATACAAAGCAATGACTCAGAGTGCTTCAGAATATGACAAAGTTATCACTGATTTGGGTGAGAAACAGAAGACATTCAATAAAATGGCTCAAGTATATAATCCTAACAATGGTAAACCATTAGATAAAACTCTAGGACAAGGTTATGATGAAAGATTAAAATCTTTTAATGATACATATGAGCAATTAAAAAAATCTCGTGATAGTCTTGCGACTCTTACTGGAGACGAAAGAGACACTGAGCAAGTACGTTTTGCTGCTCTCCACTCTGAAGCCAATCGTCAAGCTAGGTATCTCGGTAATACTAATCAGTTTTTCTCACGTACTCCAAATAGATATAGCCGTTCAGAATATATTGGTACAGATTTAGATCCAGCATCTGATAAGGTCCGTCTTAAGATGGAACAAATGTCAGCAGATCTGGCAAAAGGAAGTAAATACACAACAGAGTTTAATGCAGCACAAGGTAAAATGTATGCTACTATTGATAGAGGGTCTGGTGTATTTGAAAAATATCAATTAGCATATAAAAATGGTCCAGGTAATATTGACCAGTCTCTTACTAAAGTTACACAAAGTGTAAAACCTTTATCTAGTTATCTTTCTGAAATGGGACAAAAGTTCCGTAGTCTTAGCCAGTATCTTGTAAGCAATTTTGGATTCCAAGCATTAACAACGGGTGTCAGATCCGGTGTCGAATCAATAAAAGAATTAGATTCAGCGATGACTGAACTTAAGAAAACATCAGATGGTACAAAACAAGAATATAGAGACTTTACTACTCAGGCTAGAACTGATGCCAAAGACATTGGTAGTACAACCACTCAGATTACTAGTAGTGCTGCTGATTTTTCTCGTCTTGGATATAGCTTAAATGAATCTCAGACTTTAGCTAAAAATACAGGTATTTTAAAAAATGTATCAGAATTCGGATCTATAGATGATGCAACAACCGCTATGATTTCCATGATGAAAGCATACGATGTAAAAGTTGATGATTCTATGGATCTCGTTGATAAAATGAATCTTATTGGTAACAACTATGCAATTTCTACAGACGGAATTGCCACTGCTTTACAAGATTCAGGTTCAGCATTAGTAGCAGCGGGAAATGACTTCGATAAATCAGTTGCTCTCGTTACGGCAGCAAATAGTGTAGTGCAGGATCCATCGAAGGTAGGTGCTGGTCTTAGAACAATTGCATTACGACTTAGAGGCACTTCTGCTGAAGAATTATCTTCTATGGGTGAAGATACAGAAGGTCTTGTAGAGACCACTTCTAAACTTAATTCAAATATTAAATCTCTTACTGCCGTTAACGGTAAGGCTGGAGTTTCTATTCTTGATATGAATGGAAACTATAGAGATACTTATGATATTTTAAAAGATATCTCTCAGGTTTGGGATGATATTGGTAAGCAAGATTTGGCAGATGGTCAGAATAGACAGGCTGCTCTGCTTGAAATGATGGCAGGAAAAAATAGAAGTAATATTCTTGCATCCATATTGCAGCATCCTGAATTGCTTACAGATGTTTATAATGATTCCGCAAATAATTATCAAAATTCAGCTCAGAATGAGCTTAATACATACCTTGATTCTATCGAAGCAAAAACAACTAAAATCAAAGAATCTTGGTCACAGCTATGGCAATCAGAAGGTAGTACTAATACTTTTAAAGGATTGCTTGATATTGGCAACGGCGCTGTAGGGCTCTTAAATGGTTTGGGACTTAATAAATCCTTAGCCGGAGTCGGCGGTATGCTTGTTAGCCATGCTATGAACTGGGGTGGGACAAATTATCAGTTGGTCCTTTAGAAAACGCCCCATGTAACCTGGTGGTGACACGGAACGATCTCATATGAGAAAGGGGTTACTAAGCAAACAACCGAAACTGTCTTTATTCGAAGGAATAGAGAAATGCTTTTAATTTAGCATTCAGGGTGAACCGAAGTATATACTACTCCCCTATTACAGCAATGTAATAGGTATAGTAACAACGTATATATATGGGTGATCTGCAGCGAAGCTTCTCTCTGAGAAGAACGTTCATCGACTATAATGGGAACTTGGTCTCTGGATCAAGAGGGAATAGTCAGGACTGTTAGGCAGCTTACGCCGAATAAATTAAAGGGTAAATACATCTTACTCTCGTAAGCAATCTTACCTTATGTGCAAAGGTGATGTAAGCACAAAAGCAAGAAATTACTCTCCTGCTTCTTTATGTTTAATATAATACGTACAATCTTCGTTTTCAAAATAGGGACATTCCTCTTCCTTGCACTCTTTATAAAGAGGACATTCTAATATTTCCATAATCTTTAAACCTCCATAGTATAGTTTTATTGACTGTCTAAAAGAAATTATTGATTAATTTTCAGAATATAACCTTTAGTGATTTAAAAAACATTGATCTAACTCTAATAATATTTTTTCCAAATCATCTATATTGATAATAAGAGAAAATTTTCCTTTATGGTCTTCTCTAATATCTTCATCTTCAAATTGTATAGCTTTTATTTCAGTACTTGCGTTATGAGTTAATGGATGAATCATTAAACGATCATGACAAACAGCATTCCTTAAATGTTTGATTACATTTCTTTCACAATTATTTTCTTTATAAGTGTTTTTATAATTCTCATTATACGTCTTATTAGTGAGTCTTTTTAATGTAGGCACATTTTGAAAATTATTTTTTCTATTAGATAGATAATTAAAATATTTCTCTTTTGGAAAAACAAGTAATCCCAAAAAAGAGTTAATTAATTGAGTGACCTCATAACATTTTTGATATTCAAATTCATTAGCAGACATAACCTTTTTCAAATAAGAAATCTTTGCTTCTTTATTATGACCAGCTAATTTTTGAATCATAAAATAATTCATTTGTGTCCTACATATGAACTCTTTAACATAATCATCATCTTTAAAGTTACTCATAAACTATCACCATGTATATCCGCATGCATTGCACTTAAAGCTCTTGTTAATCTTCTTACTGAACAATCCCAACATCCCTACTGATACCATACGTTCTCCTGTAGAGATTTTACGGATATTGGTGGAGCCACAGGTTGGACATTTAGGCCCAGTAGAGAATTTCTGAGCATTCTGTTTGGCGTACCATCTGTCTGTTATCTTGTTTCGTTGTTCTACTCCTTCAGGGGATTCCCAGTATTTTCTTTCTGCAGTGGCTGCTTTGGTAACATCAGAGTCTAGCTTGCCATAGAAATATTTCTCTCGGAGCATTTCATCAGATTCTTCTATGCTAGGATAATCGCCATTATGGTTTTTTTTATACTCTTCTATTACTTCTGCATAAGCTTTAGAAAAGTTTATTGTTGTACCTATAAGATTACCCTTTAAACAACTTGAACATAAATCACCTATAGTATTTGAACAACTCACTGCTCCACATTTATTACAAAATAAAAGTTCACTCATAATTTTCACCTTTTATATAGTTTTTAAGATGAACTATATTATATCACAGTATCTGGTTTTTGAAAAGAACGATCAAGGTGGAATTTTACCAGAAACACGTTGGAGTAGAAGAACAAGATTGTACAACGAAGGTCGTGCGGAGGCTTTATCAAATTGGAAAGAATATGATAATGACACAAGAGCATTGACCCAGCTTAATAATGCACTTCAGAATAATGGTCAAACTATTACCGATAACGCAGAAAGACAGAAAATTGCTGATAAAACTCTAAAAAATGCCAGTGAAAGAGCGAAAGAATATGGTAACCAAATTGTAGCGAATACGAAAACTCTTAGTGACTTTAAGAAAGAGAATGAAGTAGAGGACCCCAATAAGCAAGTAAAACCTAAATTTACTGATGGATTAAAAAGTTTTGCTTCTTCTGCACTTTCATCAATTGGTAATGCTGTTGTTTCTGCCGGTACAGCAATGATTGCACAGCAATTAATATCATGGGGACTTCAAGGTATTGATGCTATTGTTCATTGGGATGATAACATTATTGCTAAAGGAAAAGAAGCAAAAGAAACAATCCTTGAGCAAAATCAAACTTATAAAGATCAGAAGTCTCAATTAGAAGAGCTCCAAGAACAATATACAAAATACGCTTCAGGTGTCAAAATCTCTGGTAATATTATTAAAAATGCCACTCTTTCGGATGAAGATTTTCAAGCGTTTCTCGATACAAGTAATCAAATTGCTAACTTAGCACCTTCTATGATTGATGGATGGGACTCTGAAGGCAATGCTATTCTTAAATTTGGAACGGATACCAAAGAAGCTAATCAGCAAATTTCAGATTATATTCAACTCCAACGTGACGTAACACATCTATCCATTAGAGATAATCTACAGGATGAGTATAAGGGTGTAGTTAAAGATGCAGAGAAAACTGGAAAAGAAATTTCTAATAAAAAAGATCAAAAAAAGGAAGCAGATACTATTGCATCTGGATGGACCGCATTAAAAAATGCAACCGAAACAGATGGACCTATTACTTTTACTACAACTGCACCACAAAAAGAAGTTGAAGAATTACTAGATAAATATAAAGTTACATCGTTAATAACTAGCGATGTAAATGGTGATACTTATACAGTAGATATGTCAGAGCTTTCTGCGGCAGATAAAAATGCTCTTAAAACGTCTCTTGAATCTAAAGAAGCATTGGCTCAAGGTAATGCCAATTTAATTGAATCTGAAAAACTTGCTCAAGAAGCTGTACAAGCATCTAAATGGAAAGATTTACTTCCAAGTTTACAAGCATATGTTGAATCATCAAATATGTTTGATAACATGGATTCAGATGTTGCGGAAAGAGCTAAAAATGGCATTAACACAATGCTATCCAATATTGATATTTCTAAAATGACAGATCAAATAAAAGATGCTGGTGGTATTGATGGTTGGATTGATAAGACTTTAATCGCTCCTATGACATCGGGTTCGAAAGATGTTCAAAAAGCTTGGGCTGACCTTTTTTCATTGGAAGACTCTTATGGTTCCGAAGATTCAAAGATGACAGTTGGAGAATGGTCCAAACAGCGAAATGATTATCTTAAAACAATTTCTGAAGGTACTGGTGAAAGTTTTGATAGTCTTGCTAAAAAATTAGGATATAAAACTGATGAAGGTTGGACTGTTAGAGAACAGATTAACAATGCAGCTGCTCGTCTTTATGGAAAAAACTATGATAGAGACCAAAGAGCGGAAATAGGTAGTTATTTAAATGGATTGACCAAAGATAATTATGAAATAGCTATTGATTTACTTATTAATGGTGATAAAGCATTTTCTTCTTTAGATGAATTTAAAGAAAAAGTTAATGAAGCAATAAGCAATGCTAAGAATCAGGCAGATGAAGCTGCTGTTTCTTTAGATTCAATGGAAACGAAAGTATCAACTGCTAAGTCTACTCTTTCTTCTATGGGAACTATTCTTACAGAGACTACTTCTGCAGGTGGAATTTCTAAAGACAATGTTAAGATCCTTTCTACTGCTTTCAAAGATGTGAAAGATCCTCGTGGCATTGAGCAAAATGTTAATGATTTATTCACCACTACTTCTGATGGTATCAAACTAAACATAGATGCTTTGAAAACCTTTACGGAATATCAGGCTGAAGCTACTGATGGAGATTTCGAAAAGGGTATTAAGTTACAGACTAAAGCTATTGCCGAGCAAGCAGAAGAAACAGATAAAGCTTGGAAAGCTATTGCTAAAGCCGATGACAAGGAAGCAGCTAGAGCAACTTATAACGCAGAAAAAGATAAATTAAAAGATGCTAGAGATGAATATTTATCTTATATGCAATCTCAGTCTGAATGGCAAGCAACTAAGAAACAGCAACAGGAACTTCTCTCCTATTATTCTCAGTGGCAACGTGCCCAGAGTACGGAGAATGCCGGAGATAAATATAATAACATTGTCGCCGGACTAAAGAATGCTAAAGATGCATATGATAAAGGTCTTGTAGGTACAGATGATTTTAAATCATTTGCCGCTCTTATTTCTCCTACAGGTTCAGATGATAGAGCAAACTTTGCAGAGAACTATGGTAAAGCTGTGAGATACCTCACAGAAGATAAGACAGGTGTTAATAATTTCTTAGCTGATCTTAAATCTAAGGGTATGGCATCTTATGATGATGCAAGTAAAAGATGGTCATTTGACATAGATGATATGAGTAAAGCCGCTCGATCAATGGGAATCAGCAAAGAATTCATGAGTGCTAACTTCGGTCGTCTTCGTGATTATGGCATTGATAATAACTTTATATCATCTATAGAGGAAGGTATAGACAGAACTCAAGAACTTACTTCTGCCCTTTCAGATGAACAGAAACGACTCGAAGAACTGAAAAATACAGATAGTACTAACACTACTGCTATTTCTGCTTCTGAGGATAAAGTTAATAAATATAAACAGGATTTAAAAGAAACCTATGATAACATGGAGTCTTATTCAGAAGATGCTGCTCAAAATGCTATTGATAATTTCAATTCATCTGCCATGGGAGCGCAAGCCTACGAAGAAGAGATAAAAAGAGTTCAAAAAAATGATCAATTGACAAATGATCAGCGAAATGCAGCTATTAATCAATTAAAAGCTAAACAAGAAGAGCTAGCTGCTTCTGCCGGTACAACTGTTGAAGCTCTTTTAGGAACAGATGTATCTTCATTAATGGATGGTATCATAACAGATTCTGCTTCTGTTACTACAGCTCTTGATGGTATCAATAAAGCATATGAAGAACAGAACACAGATGTTACTTCTTTAGTAGATACTCTTGGGAAATATACTTCTGAACAGTTAGAAGGTATAGATTTCAATGACGGTAAATGGGACACTGAATTAGGCGATGCTGAAAAAGCTGTTGAATCTTTATGTGAAAAACTCGGTTTAACTAAAGACCAAGCTCGTTCTGTTATTGAGGCTTTAAAAGAAGCTGGTAAATTAAAAGATTCTGAGGAAAGTAGTGATTCCTCTAAAGAAACTACTAAGGGGTCTTGGGAGAAACCACAGACTGCTGAACAGATGGGATTCGGTGATGATCCTGACAGAGCTGCTGAATATACACATTCATTGGAAGCTCTTACTGCTGCCCATAAAGAAAACGATGCCGCTACTGAAAAGTCATTTGAAACCCTTTCTAAATATAACCGTACACAATTAGAGGGCATCAAATTAAATGATGGTGCTTATAATGTTGAGGGTATGGAACAGGCTGAGAATGCCATACAACAGTTAGCAGATAAGACTCAATTGTCCAAAGATCAGATTCTTACTGCTCTTGAAGGTCTTGGTGTTTTGAAAGTTAATGCTCCTACTATGGATGCGACAAAAGGTTTGGAAGATTTAGTTTCTGAGGCTAAAGATGCACAGGACGAATTGTCTGACCTTACTGGCAAAACATACACATTTGATTTTGATACTACTGATTTAGATACTGCTCATAAACAGGTAGCTGACCTGCAGGAAGAAGTAAATAAATATAGAGATCGTGATGGCAAATTCCATTCAGAGTATACTGGCGGAGAACAAGTGCAATCAATGTACAAAGCCGCTATTGCTCAAGAACAGAATGCTGAATATAGTTCTTCTGCTATTGGGCAGTCTAGTTTATCATCAGATGTCGTACAAGCTGCTCAAGATTTCATGCAAGCTAAGAATGAAATGGATCAGCAAACACAACTTTATCAGAATGGTATGGACAACACCCTTGATCAGGCTACTCAAGATGCCAATGCAGCTTTTGAAACCTTACAACAGGCTCAGACTGATTCAGGTATCAAATTAGTAGATACAGACAATATTCAAACTGCCGAAGATCAGTTATTACAATTATCCAATGAGGATATTAGTGATAAAATCAAAATAGATGTTGATACAACTTCTGTTGATGACGCTCTTGCCGATGTACAAGCACTTGCAGCAGACGGAAAAATGGGAAGTATTGACTTAGATTTTGATGTTAATACGATGTCTATTGATGATATAGATTCTAAGATAGAAGAATTGACAAATCAACAGAAAGTATTAACTATTCTAGGAGATGTTGAGGGAGCAGATAAAGTACAAGCTCTTATTGATGCCTTGCAGCAAGTACATGACAAACAAGTTGAAGTTGTTGCACAGACCCAAGGTGCAGATTTAGTAGACCAACTCCAGTCACGAATAGCCGAATTGCAAGATAAAAATGTATCTATTGATGCAATTGTTCAAGATGATAAAGTTCAAAGTCTTATAAGTGAAATTGCTGCTCTTCCACCAGAAGTACAGATTGCTATTGGCGTAGATGAAAGTAATGTAGGAAATGCAGAAGCTATCAAAGCTCAGATTGAATCCGATCCTGCAAGTGTTAATGTAAATTATACCAAAGGTGATCAGGAACCTGCTGAAGATCAAAAAGCTGATGTAAATTATACATTAGGATCTCAAGATCCTCCAAATGATAAGACTGCAAAAGTAACTTATACTTTAGGTTATCAAGCTCCACCTTCGGACAAAGTAGCACATGTTACGTATATAGGTGGTAAAGCTTCTGGCACTATGACCTCAATTGCTCACGCTTCCGGCACAGCTTATAATGTTCTTAATATGAAACCTCTCTCTTCTGCTCATGCAAAAGGTGATGTAGCACTTAAACATGATGAACAGGCCATTGTTAACGAAGTAGGTATCAATGGTCATTCTGAATCCATAGTGCGTGATGGTGTATGGTCACTTATTCCTGGTGGTGCTCATATTGAGAATTTGAAAAAAGGTGACATCATCTTTTCAGCTACTCAAACAGAGGATTTATTAAAACATGGTGCTACACATGGTCATGCTAGAGCATATGCACAAGGCACTGCTTCTGGTGTAACCCTTGCTCCTGCCTATGCAGACGGTACATCAGAATTAGATGATACAATTAAAAAAGTAAGTACTCAAGCTAAAGACTGGATAGAAACTGCTCTTGATCGTTTAGAGAGAATCGTTGAAAAGTATCAAGATATCGCTGAAAGCGATTATAGTAATTATAAGTCTTCTGAGAAGAATTATAATAAAGCACTTAAAAATCTGAATAAACAATTACAGACACAAAAAGATTCCAGAGCAAAATACGTAGCTAAAGCAAATGAAGTTGCTTCTGCTGTTGGTTTATCTGATGAACTGAAAAAGAAAGTCCAGAATGGTACAATCAATATTGAAAGTTTATCCGAAGATGATAAGAAACGTGTTGACGCATATCAGGAATGGTATGAAAAAATCTTGGATTGTGACAAAGCGATTCGTGAACTCACTAAGTCACAGAAAGATTTAGCTAAAGCAAAGGTCGAACGTGTTATTGAAGCTTATGACACCGTCATAGGTAAACGTGAGAATAAAGCTGACTATTACAAAGCTAAACAGGAATTGAGAATCTCACAAGGGTATAATCAGAAACCTGGTTCTAAATATGAAAAATACATGAAAAAGGAACTCTATTATACCAATGAACAGAAACGTCTTACTGATAAAGAAATAAAAGAATATAAAGGTAGGATGAAAGAATATCTTAAGGTAAATGGACATAAAACTGTCGATCCAGAATACCAAAAGATGAAGAAACAGCTTTATAGTCTCCAGACAGAGGCTGTTAAGTTAGAAAATGAAGCTGCTGAATTAGTTCAGGCTTTACAAGATAATCGTGAACAGATAAAACAATGGGCTGTTGACCGCTGGGAGCGTGCAGGTTCCAAGCAGGATGCAGTAATTGATTACGCAAAAGCAAATGATAATCCTGAGTATCAGATTAACGAAAAGATTTATCAGGAGCGCATTAAATCTAATGCGAGACAGATTAATGCACTTCAAAAGCTTCGTGCAGAAAAAGCCGAATACTATGATATTCATTTTTCTTCTATGAACAATGAAGAAGCTCAGAAGTATCTTGATTCTATAGCACAGATTGACGAACAAATTTTAAAAATCGGCAGTGATATAGAAAATCTGAAAAATGAAATCATGGAGCTTCGTTGGAAACCATTTGATGATGCACAAGATAAACTATCAAATGTTATCACTGAATATCAGACTATGCAAAAACTTCTCGGTGACGCTGAAAGTTTTTACAATGATGATGGTTCATTTACTACAAATGGATTAACTAACATTTTATTAACTCAAGAATCTATAGATGCGACAAAACAGAAGATTGCTAACTATAGGGAAGGTCTTAATAAGCTTGAAGAACAATATAAAAATGGTTGTTACAGCTTAGACGAATACAATGAGAAAAGCAAACAACTTCTTGATGGTATTCAACAAGAATCTACTGCTCTTTCTGAACTGAAACAGAATATGCTTGATATGTATGAGACTCAAATTAAGAAAGAGAATGATTTACTTCAGGAAAATATTGATAAGCGTAAAGACGCTCTTTCTGCTAAAGAGAAATATTACGATTATGACAAAACTTTAAAAAAGAAGTCTAAAGATATTAATACTCTTAAATCCCAGATAGCTGCCCTTGAAGGAACCAGTAATGCTGCCGCCAAAGCTCGTCTTGAGAAATTACGTGCAGAACTTGCAGATGCCGAAGATGATATGGCAGATACCATGCATCAACACGAAGTTGATATGAAAAATACCGGCTATGAGAATTTCTCTAATGAAGCGAATAAAGCTCTTGATAATACACTTGATGCAGTAAAGAAAAATTCTTCGTTTCAGGAAGCTATTATTAGTGGAATGCTTACCAATGTAACCACTAATTATGATAACACATATAAACATTTACATACTGTGATGGATCAGTATGGTGTTAAGGTGTCTAGCACATTTGATACTATGATAGGTAAGTCTGCTGATTTCAATACAAGTTTGATTCAACAGATAAAAGCATTAGAAACCATTTCTAATATGAAAGTTACTCTTCCATACGGAACAAGCAATGGACAAGGTGGTTCTACAACTGGTAATAATACATATACCGGTGCTGAGAATGGTATTCACAATACATTTAATAGCAATAAAGACTCCACTGGTGCTGGAAATGAAACTCCAGGTACAGTTAATGGAAAAAGTTATAGTTTTTCATTAAACAAATCAGAAATATTCTTGACACCAAATGAATCTTATAAATTGAAAGTTACATGGTCTCCTACCGCACCTTTACATTCAGATATTAAATGGTCTAGTGATAAAACTGATGTTGCAAAAGTTTCATCGTCTGGTAAGGTTACGGCTACAAAAGGGGTACAAACTTCTAAAGGTGGCGGAGTGACAGGAATCCTAGTCGGTGGACTGGAAAAAACATTTAAGGCTACTATTACAGCTAAAAGTGATTTTGGGAGCAAAACTTGTGTTGTACATGTAATGCCAGATGCGCATTACGACGCAATTGAAGAATATGCAAATAAAAATGGATTGGCTATGACCAATGATAAAATGCAGGCAGCTCTCGAATATGCTTATCGAAATGGTGGAAACCATGCTGATAAGGCAAACATAGCAGTTGAGGGATTCAAAAAAGCTTATTTGAATGATAAACCAACATATTTAAAGAGTTGGTTTAATACTCTTCAAAACCGTCCAGATGGTGCAACAGACGTTCCTGCCGGAGTGAGTCCTTTGATAGGATATTTTAATGCTAAAGGTAAGAAAGTCGGACCAAAAGAAATGCAGCAGCTTGCAGATATTCTTGAAATTAGTACTCCAGGTGTTAAAAAATATGATTCATGGGGCTCTGCTTTAAAAAATCAGATACTTCAAAAGTATAAATCATATGGTTTTGCTACTGGTGGAATAATAAATAAACTAATACCTGCTGATATGAGTACTCTTTTAGGTAAAGCTATTATTAGTAATGGAGATCAGGGATTCATTGGTGCAAAAGTTGGCGAATCAGTAATGACCGAGGAATTTACTCGTCTGCTCAAGCCTTCTATTGCTGCAATGAATAACTTTACCAATATGTTTAACCCGGTTACTCCTACTGCCACAAATAATGATTATACTATCAACAACGAAGTGAACATTAATGTAGCAAATATGAGTAATGATTTAGACATCCAAGATGTCGCAAACAAAGTTTCTACAATTATTAACAAAAATATGACTAGAGACTGGAGAAAGCTTAGATGATAAAAGGACTGCTTCGGCAGTTCTTTTATTGTATGAAATTATAAAATGAAAGAGGTGAATAAATGTTACAATTTGAATTTGATGGACATAATTCTAGTGAATACGGGATTATAATGACTGGAATCACAGACAATGATAATCTTGAAAGCAGATCTCTACAGTTAGGAGAAAAGAATAGATATAGAGCAAGAGAAAATCATTTCGGAACAGTGTACGGCGATAATTATAGCTTTACACTTAGCATCATGAAAAATCCTTGTCACAATACAAATGTGACACCTGAATTATCTAGTGGAATCATTACATATCCAGAAAAATGTACTCCTATATTGAAAAATGGTATTATTACTTTCCCATTGGAGTACATTCCAGATGTTAAATTAGGTGTTATACAGATGGATGATACTGATTACCTTTCTTCAAGCAATATCCGTATTATTAATGGCTGGTTAACTTCTCCACAAACACCAAAATTATTTAAGATAATTGGTGGTGACTACTTTTACGAAGATATAGAGTTCTTTGCTACATTCACAGAAATTACTACTGATCATGTTGTGTTCCCATATGAAATGAATTTTACAGTCACTTGCGACAGTCCATATGGTTACACTCCTGAGATTACGCATAATATCACCTCTTCTTCTACTCTTCCAAAAACTTATATAATTAACAACACTTCTGACTGTCATGAAGATTACATCTATCCTCTTATTAAAATTTCCCCTAAAAGCCATGGCACTATTACAATCCAAAATGTAACAGACAATAACGGAACAATGAAAATAAATGCTTTAAAAGATGATGACTTTTATATTGATTGCCAGCATTTAAAAATATATGACATTACTAATTCAATTATAAGTTTTGAAGATTTGGGTGTAAAAGATATAGATAATATATACTGGCTTAGATTGGCTTACGGTGAAAATGAATTAAGATTCACTGGTGATGCTACATTTGAGCTTATTTATAGAGAACCAAGAAAGGTGGGTGCGTTTGGGTGAGAATAAATCATAAGTATGATATTTATGGACGTACTGAGCCTTCTATTATTTATTTAGCTAAACCTGGCAAAAGATTATATTGTGCGCTAGGAGGCATTGATACATCTACCGCTTCATTGTCGTTAAAAACTAATAATACAGCTGAATTAACATTTACTGTTGATAAATACATAAACAATACTGTTACTGACGGGTATGAAGAACTTGATGAGCTAATGGAGCTATACTGTGATGGCATTTGGTTCAAAATAGTAGATCCGCCAACTATTAATAATGATGGTTTGCGTGAAACTAAAGAGATTACTGCTGAGTCTTATGAAATCATGCTTACTCAATATAAACTGAAAAACTTTAAAATTAATATGGGCGAAGAAGATTCCTATGAAATGATGTATCAGGCAACTCATGATACAAATAAGTTTTATCAGATTAAGTTTTATGATTCAGAAAATGAAGATCTAAGTTTTTTACATTTAGTATTAAAACATGCAGATGTCCCTGGTTGGCATATAGGTTATGTGGATAATATTACTCCTGATGACGACGGAAAATTACTCCCTAATAATATATGTAACTTTGAAGTAGACGATCAAAATGTATATGCTTTCTTAACACAAGAGGCCGCACAAGCCTATAAATGTGTGTTTGAGTTTGATACTGTAAATATGACCATAAATGTTTATAGGCCTGACAGCTTAGGTAAAGATACAAATGTAGTTTTAGGTTTTAGAAACATTCAGAATAGTATAACTATTTCTAGGGATGAAAATTTAGTTACACAATTTTATGTTGAAGGCTTAGATGATTATAATATTGATGCAGTCAATTTTGGTGATTCTGTAATTACTGATCTTTCCTATTTTGTATGTGAGCCTTACATGGACACTTCACTACAAGAAAAATATAATGCATGGCAAAGCTACCGGGAGTCCCGCAGAGAAGAGTTTATTAATTTATCCAAAGAATATAATAAAAATTTGGAAGTTCTTACTGAATTAATGAATAGAGTCCCAATTGATACTGCTCAAACAAATTGGTTCGGGAAAAAAGTTGAAGATTTAAAAGATGCATATAATGCTAACATGGCAATCATTAAGGGTTTAGAAGCTCTATATGTTGATGATGAAAAGAATTTTGATTTAGAAGCTTTAAAAAAGTCACATGATTGGCCTTTATATGAATCAATTATGAACTACACTCTTCCATCTATTGTAGCTGCATTACAAGCTCAAGACGAAACCATAGAAGGATTCGGTAAAGGAAATATTATTTCATGTGTAAATCCGATTGTGTTGGGCCAAGATTGGTATATGGTAAACCCTGGAACTTCTTCTTTTCAAACTATACAAATTGATGATGCTCCTGCTTATGGAATCACTCGTGGAGTTAAAGTAACTGGTACTAATGGAGGAATTTATCAACACAATATTAGTATTGAACCATCTCAGAGATATACTCTTAGTTGTTTTGTAAAAGGATCCGGTACATTTTATCTTGGTTATAATAACACTGGAGAAGATAGAAAGAATGTTGCTTATAACATTACATCTTCTTGGACAAGAGTTTATACTTCTTTTAATCTTTCTTCTCGTTTAATTGATGTAGCATTCGCTGGAACTAATGATTTCACTATATGCGGTATGCAATTAGAGATGGGCGATTCACCTAGCCAGTTTGGGTATTTCACGCAATCTGAAAATATTATAAAAGCTTATGAAACTGATTGGAAGTTATATGGAATCTCAGAATTAAAAGTAAAGATTTCAACTTACGATAGCTGTATTAAAGAATTAAAAAAGAGTGGATACGCTGATGGGTATAATCCTTTATCTGGATATGAAGAAGCATATTTTACTCAGATGCATCAAAAATATCTGGATTATCTGAATTTAAAAGATCAGGCTGAGGCTGCTTTAAAAGAACGCCAGGCTGAATATGATAAGGCTAAGAAACCTGAAATTCAAGAGAAACGAAACCAGATTGCAAAAGATGTATTACTTGAAAATTTTGGTAAAGTACAGAACAAATACTCAGCTTTTACTGATAAAGAAACATATATTATTAAGAGTTTATATAGCCAATCCACTTATACAAATGAAAATATTATTGTTACTACTCTTGACAGTACTGCTGATGCCGTAGATAAGTCTAAAGTTCTTTATGACGATGCATTGGAAGAATTGTATGTGGAATCACATCCACAATATACATATACTGATGATGTAGAGAATGTATATGCTCTTCCAGAATTTAAGGAGTACCATGAACAGCTTGCGGTAAATGATTTTGTGCGTGTAGGAATCACTGATGCTAATTATATTAAACTAAGAGTAATTGAAATCACATATAATCCTTGTGATTTAGATGAATCTATGGAAGTTACTTTTAGCAATATGATTCAGTACAAAGCTAAAAGGAATGATTATAATACTCTTTTAAACGATGCCCTTAATACTTCCAACCGTAATGGTGGTCGTGTTAATTCAGTCAACAAATCTTCTACTTCTGATTATGTCATCACATCAGAAGCTATTAAACAAATCTTTTCAAATCCTCTATTCAATTCAATGTTAGGTGGAACAACTACTGGTGGAACCGGATCCGGTGGTACTATTACTGCCGGCATGATCGTTGCAGAACTCGTGAAAGCAAAAGAAGGTATATTTGATAAGCTTACTGTTAATACTGCTTTCATGAAATATCTCGATGTAAAACTTGTTTCCGCAGATAAGATCACAACTCGTATTCTCGAAGCGGAACAGGCAAATATTGAAAAGCTGTCAGCTAAGATTATAGAATCTAATCAGATTAATGCTGATATGATTAATGTAAAAAATCTTCTTGCAGGTCATGCAGGGGTTGGAGAATTACATACAATTCATCTTACTGTAGAAAATGCAGAAATTGATCAGGCTGTTATTACTAATCTCATCGCAAAGAAAATTGCAGTTGGAGATTTAATGGCTCAAAATGCTCTTGCAAATCAAATTGTACTTATCTCTAAAGACAATAAACCTACTATTGCATTTCAAGAAAGTACTCAACAGTTTTATGATTCCAAAGGAAATGTTCGTGTGCAGATTGGTATGGACGGTAAAGGGGATTTCAACTTTATTGTTAAAAATGGAGACAGAGCCGCTTTATTTGATGAAAATGGTATTACCCAGACAGGTATTCCAGATAATACAATTCTTGGAGACATGATTAATAACGCCACCATTACCAAAGACAAACTTGGATTCCAAATCATAGAACCAAATGAACAAGGTGGTATTGACATCACTAATATTTATGATGGCAAAGGAAATCAATGGTGGGGAATAGAAAAGACTACTATTACAGATGACTACACAAAGCAGATTAAGAATGTTACAGATACTCTGACCGGACAAATCGAAACTAAGGTTAGTAATACTCAATATCTTAAAGATCAAGAATCTATTCGAACAGATTTTTCTGATATCAAACAAAATGTTTCTGGGATTACATCTACTGTAAGCAGTATGCAAACAGATCTTTCTGAAGCTCAAGAAAAAATTAAAGCAAACACCTCTTCTATTACTCAAAATGCAGATAAAATTAGTTTTATGGTAACTGGTGACAAAGAGTCTGAGTTCACAGTTACTGATAAATTTATTCAGATGATTTCTGACCATATTAGCATTGATGCCAGCACCATTGACATTAATGGTATTATCACTGCAATGAATACACACACTGGACCAGGTAAAACTAAAATCGACGGTGGTATTATTGAAACTAACACTATTACCGCTGATTCTATTAAAACAGATGCCATTATGTCTAAAGTATTTGAAGATAGTTTAGTATCTTGTTATTCAACTAAAGGAATATGGTTTGATTTATCTGACAGTGGAGCAATTAAAGCAAAAAATTTTGCTATTGATGCAGATGGAAATGCTTATATTCGTGGTGACAGTACAGTTGAGGGAACTATTATCGCAAATCACGGAAAGATTGGTGGAGAAAAAGGGTTTATAATTGATTCTGAAAAATTATATTCTGGATTAAAAGATTTTCCTACAAAACAGCCCTCTTCTGTTTCAAAAAATAAAAATGTATATATTGGTACAAATGGCATTGCTCTTGGTGACGGTAATTTTATGGTTGATTCTAACGGTAAGATGTATGCTAATCAAGGTGAGTTTACAGGTAAGATTGCAGCTAATGATGGATTTATTGGTGGATGGATTATTTCAAGTAATTCTTTAACTGCTAATAAAGGAAGCATAAGTATAAGTCCAGATGGTATTCATTGGGGTGATTACCTAAACATTAATAGTCAAGGCGCTACATTTAAAGGTCATATTACAGCCACTTCAGGAAGCTTTACAGGAGATATAATTGCTAATTCACTTACACTTGGACCAGGTTCAACTGTTAACGGACTAAGTTATAATGATCTTGACGATAGACCTAATATTCCATCTGATCTTAGTGGATATATTACTATTGATGGAAAAATTGGTATTATTCAAAATGAAGATCAAGAAATACCTTCTGGGGCAACTGGATTTAAAGTGTCAAAAAATGGTTTGTTACAAGCAAGTAATGCTATTATTTCTGGAACTATTTATGCTTCTTCTGGTACTTTCGCCGGAAATGTAACCGCAAGAGTAATGACTGCAAAAAGAAGTTATAGCATTTATTATAATGATGTAAACGGTAACCCTACTGATTCAAGAGAAATCATCTCTGCTACTAATTGGGGACTTACAAGCGGTGATTTAAGATTCGGGCTAAATGATGATTGCGGATATATGATATCTACAGATGTTGGTGGCAAGAACACCTTACGAATAATGGGAGATACTCTCCTTGTTGCCGCGCCTATGCAAATACAAAGCAATTGTTTAGTACAAAGTCAATTTGTTATAGATACTACAACAGGATCTATCCCTTATCAGAATATGAAATGGACACCATATGAAGTTAATAGTTCTGGAAATCCAATCTATCTTGATTATGATAATCGAGAATATTTTTCATATAATGGATATGGACATAATCATACGTTGCTTCCAAATACAGAAGGTGGTTGTGCAATTGGTATTGGTAACGTAGATAAGCAAGATGCTGATGTTACCGCTACATGGTGTATTATGCCTTATAATATTTATACTGAAAAAAAAACTGATGAGAATACAAACGGAATCCCGGTTATAACAAGTGTCAAAAGAGATGCAAGTGCAACTATGAATATTGGTTCTAAAAATAATAAATTTAATTGTTTGTATGTAAACGCAATTCATATGGGTGGACACACATACACATCTTTAAATTCTGGTGGCGGAAAGATTGCTTCTTACAAAGCAACTGCCAGTCCAGTTAATTATAACGTCGCCCCTAAAGTAGAGACTTCTGTAAACACTGCAGGAGATACTTTGACATTTAAATTTAGTATTCCTAAGGGGAAAGATGGGATTGATGGAAAAGACGGTAAAGATGGTACTCGTGGTCCGAGAGGATATCAAGGAGATCCTGGACCGCAAGGACCACCAGGTGAGCCAGGCTCTTCATTGTCATCTGGTAATTATGAAGTTGGAATGGTTACTACTGCCCCAAGGAGTTTTTCTCCACTAAGAAGTACATTTCACCTTGGACATGCGGGTAATTATAGATGGGAAGATGTATATGCTAAAAATACTACAATTCAAACGTCAGATGAGCATTTAAAAGATAATATCAAATATTTAGATGAACAACCAGATTTAGAAATGTTATATATGAATTTAAAACCAATTTCATATAAATTAAAGAACTTTGATATAGAAGATCATCATGATAGAATTCAAATTGGTTTTGGTGCAAGAGAAACTGAAACAATTATGAATAATCTAGGTTTTGATATAAATGACTATTCTTTTTTGTGTAAAGATAAATTGGACAAACCAAATAAAGCAGGAGATTTGGAAGAATATTCTTTTAGATATGGACACATTATTTCTCTCAACACTCATATGACTCAAAAAGCTCACCATCGTATTGACGACTTGGAGAAATCTCTTACTACTGCTCTATCCACAATAGAAACTCTTAAACAAGAAATAGAAACTCTTAAACAGGCTATAGCATGATACTATAGTCTGTTTTATTTAATTTTATTTGAGAAGGTGAAATATGACCAATCGAGAATATGAACTTGAATTAAAGAAAATCAAAGCCAAAAATCGGCAGATTGAAATGAAACGAAATCTGAAAGCAGCAAAGGTTAAAAGATTCAATTTTAAAAAACCAAATACAAGTAAGCTTATTGTGTTTGTAGTCTTTGCTATCTGCTTACAGATTCTTTGGTTTAGTGAACATATGATAAGTCTCACTGGAGATACGAGTTATATGTATGCGCTCATAGGTATTCCGGCAGCGTTGATTCCTACAATTTTAGGATATTATGCCAAAGCTAGTAAAGAAAACCAGGTCGGAGGTATTACCTATGATACTGCAATGTGCAATTTAGAAGCACAAGAAAAGCCAGTCTTCGATCATGTATCTGAAGATGAGGCTGTAGGATGAATGGAGGTATGACTATGGACATCAAACAGGGTATTCAGGATGTATTATATCTGATCATTACTGGTATTCTTCCACTTTTAATCACTTATGGAATCCTCTTCCTAAAAGTAAAGATTAAAGAACAGGAAAAGAACCTGGAAAATGATCAGCTCGTAAAATATATAGACGCTGCTACTGATGCTATTAGTAAAGCAGTGCTCACAGTTAATCAGACTTATGTAGATGCTTTGAAGAAGGAAGGTAAGTTTGATGCAGAAGCTCAGAAAACTGCTAAACAGATGGCTATTGATAAAGCTAAGGCTTTGATTACAGAAGATTCTAAAGCGGCTATCGAAACATTATATTCTGACTTTGAAGCATATCTAAATGATGCTATTGAAGAACTCGTCAGAGAAAATAAAGTTACATATTAATATAAAAGGAGTACAAGGATTATGAAAAAAGTTATTGTAAATGCAGACATTATGGCAATGTATAAAACATTAAATTCTATGAAGAGTCGTGCGGATTTAATCGCAGGAGATGTTGATGTATTCTGGGCGAATACAATGAACCTGAAGACTCTTAAGGCGCAGGTAGATAAAATCTCAGAGGTTGAGCAGGAGTTAGTTGATTCTTATTTTACAGAGGAAAACTCACATTCTATTGTTGACGAAAACGGTAATGAAACAGGAAATCGTGCTCTTAATGATGACATAAAAGATAAAATCATCCCTGAAATTCAAGAAGGTCTGCAGAAAATTTATGATAAAACATGTGAACTTGATGTTGAGATGATCCCAGAGGAATCTCTCAAGAAAATGCTTAAATCTAATGAAGACAAACTGTCTATGCTTGATATGACAGTACTATATGAATTTGTAGAAAAAGGTGAGTAATAATGGCAACATATATTCAGGGAATTCAAACCTCTGTTGGTGTTGTTAAGTATGATTACAATTATCTGGCTAATCTCCCTGAATCAGATATGACATTATCTAAACAGGGTGCATTCGCTGATGCCCTTGTTGTTGGAAGAAAACTTACTCAGCTGGGAGCTGATGTGGATAAATTGAAAGAATCTATGACTGCCGTACAGAAATCTATCTCTGATCTGCAGTCTGCAGATTCTTCTTCTAACACTTCAATTGAACAGATCAATACATCATTACTTAGCATGACCAATAATATCGAAACAATACAGAACAATATTACTACTTTGACTCAGAATACTGCTGAGATCAAGAAAAGTGCTGATAATGCGAATTCATCAGTCACAACACTGCAGGAAACTATTAAGTCACTACAGACTAGAATTGAAGCTTTAGAAAAAACTCAGACTAAATAAGGAAGGAGGCAGTTATGTATACACTAAAAATTACAGATGAAAATACTGTTGTAACAACAGTCAAAGAATCAATTGTGGAAAGAAGTAATTATGTAGATAAGATTCAGATTGTAACAAGTAAAATGTATCGGGAACAGATTGATATGTCAGATACAACTGTTTATATGAAGTATAAGCTCCCGGTGTCAGACAAAATTAAAATGACACAACTTATTATAAATAATCTTGAATATGAACAGAATTATATTCAGTATTTAATTCCTGTCGATGCAGCACTTACTGCTGAAGCCGGGGATATCGAAGTATCTTTCACGTTCTTAAAACTTGTTGCTAATGAAGATGGAACATACACTTCTTATATTCGAAAAACCACATCAGGTGTTATTCATATTACTCCACTTGTACAATTTGATAAATATGAACCTTCTGAATTGTTTACTGAAATTGATCAGAGGCTCCTTGCTATGGAAGGAATGATTAAAGATCTCAATGCTCAGAATAAAGCAACTTATGAAGGTATGGTGAAAGATATTCGTCTGGATACAGATGGAAGAAAGATTACGCTGACAGACAGAAACGGTGATGACACCGGAGATGGTATCGTTGTAAAAAATCTTTCTGCTATGGTAGCCGAAGATATGACAGGTAAAGATCCTGATGGAACACAGGATGGAGTTGTCCATCTTGATCAGGTTGTTGACCTGGATAAATTATTAAAGTAAAGGAGTCATGATATGTCATTTAAAGATTCTAAAATTGCTGCTGCGGCTAATTCGGCAATGACTTTGAGTGCTGAGTTAGCCGTAGACACTGAGGAATATACATTATGTACTGATGGTCGTTATGAAGTATATACCAAATATCAAGACAATGCATATTCAACAGTGGATAACTTAAAAAATATTGCCGTTGATGCTACACAGATTAATATCATGCAGGAAGAAAACAGCCAGTATATGCCATTTAGGATTCCAAGATATTGGGATGGTATGGATCTTATGGATATGCTCATCCAGATAAGGTATGAATCTGTAGCTGAGAAAAAGGGTAAAGTAGCGACAGTTATCAATGTAGCTTCCAATAATACTTATATTCGATTTGGTTGGTTGATTGATGCTGCTGTTACAGCAAATGCCGGAGATATAATTTTTGAAATTATGGCTACTGGCGTAAATGAAAAAGGAAACAATTATATTTGGAGAACCAGACCAAATGGTCAGTTTACTGTTCTTCAAGGATTAAATTATGATGGAATCATTGAACCTTCTGAAGATTGGTATACAAGTTTTGTAAATATGATTCTTGGTCATGTAGCCGAAGCAAAACAATACGCAGATGAAGCAAAGGCTTCTGCTGCCTCTATTAATGTAGATGATATAAAGGCAGATGTAAAAACATCTGTTATGAATGATCTTAATGGAACAGTAACTGAATCTCTGAAAGCATATTATACAAAAACAGAAGTTGATACAAAAGTCAAAGAATTAAACACTGCTATTTCTGGTATTGACAGTTTGAAGAACTTAAAAGTTGAATATGACAACACAACTGGAAATTTAGTGTTTAAAGATGGAACGGAACCTATTGGAGAACCCATTACTATTAACAGTCTTGCAAACCTTATAGTTAAGTATTCTGTTGTCAATGGAAAAGGTTCATTAGTATTCAAAGATGGAGAAACTATTATTCAGACTGTAGAACTTAGTTCTATTGAGCCATCTGCTGAGTGGAGAGCTGCATTGAAGCAGGAACTTGAAGCAGAAATGGACGAGAAAGATACAGTAATCTCTAATCGAATTGGTCCACTTGAAACAGCTAAAACTGAAATCGAAAAGAATGTAAATGCCAATACTACTGCTGTCTCAGAGATAAAAACTACTATTTCAAACATTGAGAAGAAAGTAGAAAGTGCTACTACAAAATCTGATGAGGCCAAAAATGCTGTAGATATCTTGAAACAAAATATGACTTCTTATGATACTCAGTTTGAAGGAATTAATACAGATATTACAGATGTTAAAGCCGCCATTGAAGAAATCAAGAAAAATCCTGCGGCTGCCGAGTACGATGTTACATACGAAAATAGTATTTTTACATTTTTAAAGGATGGAGAAATCCAGAAAAGCTTTAAAATTGAAGGTGGTGGAGGATCTTCCTCAGATACTACTACTATTACTATTGAAAGAATCACAAATGCAGATGCTATTTTCTTACTTGGTTCAAAAGCAATTATTGAATATAGTTTTTCATCTGTAGATAATACTGGTGATACAACTGGAGCCGGTACTGCTGTGTGGAAAGTTGGTAATACTATTGTAGCTACGAATACGGCTGCGCAAGGAAACAATAGTTTTGATATCACTGAATATCTTAATGTCGGTGCAAATACTATTAGATTAACTATTACCGACAGTTTTGGGACACTTGCCACTAAGACATGGACTGTTACTATTGTAGAATTCAAACTTGAAAGCACATTTGATGATACTTTGTTATATACAAATACAGATGTAGTATTTAGGTATACACCTTACGGAAATGTCAATAAGACTCTTCATTTTATTCTTGATGGAAAAGACTTAGGCACTGTTGAAACTCAGTCTTCCGGTAGAATTATGTCTTATAATATTCCTAAACAGGAACATGGCAGCCATTTACTCAAAGTATATATGACTGCGACAATTAACAATAAAGAAATAACCTCAAATACTATTTGTAAGGATATCATTTGTGTTGATCCTACAAATAGAACTCCTATTATTGGATGTGCTCAACAGGAATTTACAGCACAACAGTACCAGGCAACAAGTATTAAATATATTGTATATGATCCTGATCACAATCCCGCCTCTGTAAAACTATCAATTGATGGTAAAGTACAGAGCACTCTTTCTGTAAATCGTTCTGCTCAAATCTGGAGTTATAAGTCATCCACTGAAGGAAAACATAACCTGACCATCTCATGTCGTAAAGTGACTAAGATTTTATCAGTTAATATCACTAAACTTGATATTGATGTTGAACCAATCACAGCCAACTTAGCATTTGATTTTAACCCTGTTGGAAAATCCAATGGAGATACCGACAGACTCTGGACCGATAAAAATAACTCTGCTATTACTCTTTCAGTATCAGATAACTTTGACTGGGATAATGGTGGATACCAGATTGATGCTTCTGGAAACCAGTATTTCTGTGTAAAAGCTGGAACAACTGCTCAGATTAATTATAATCTCTTCGGAAAAGACCCGAAACAGACTGGTTCTGAATTCAAATTTGTATTTAAGACTCAGAATGTTCGTAATGCTTCTGCTACTTTCTTATCATGTATTGATGGTACTGAAGGCTCTGACGTAGGTATTAAAATGGATGTTCACGAAGCATACGTGAACACTTCTACTGACAGCTTATATTTTCCATATAGCGAAGAGGATATTATTGAATTTGAATATAATATCAATACAATTGATACAAAAGACACATCTGCAACTTCTATCATTATGACTTATGAAGACGGAGTTGGAGGAAGACCTCTTATTTATGATAATTCTCATAGACTGCACCAGTATTCTCCTACCCCAATTTCTATTGGTTCTCCGGATTGTGATGTGTTGATTTATAGAATGAAAGCTTATTCTGCTTCTCTCACAGATTCTGACATTCTTGCTAACTTTATTGCAGATGCTAGAGATTCAGATGAAATGATTGCAAGATATAATAGAAACCAGATCTACAATGACAACAATGCTCTTACTCCAGATTCTGTAGCTAATGCTTGCCCGAATCTAAGAGTAATCAAAATTGAAGCGCCGCATTTCACAAATGACAAGAAGGATTTTGTTAAAAATACTTCTATGGAATGTATTTATAAGAATGGGGATCCTAAATTAGATAACTGGAAATTTATTAACTGTTTCCACGCCGGACAGGGAACTACAAGTAATGAATATGGTTTTGCTGCCAGAAATATTGATGTTATTTGTTGTGCGGATGGTGTACATCAGATCAATAGTAAGATTCCTCTTGATCCTAACTATAAGACAGAGTTAGTTCTTGGTGATGGCACAAAATATGAGGACGGAACTGGTAAGATTAGTCTTACAAGAAACTCTGTTCCAAATAATTGGTGGAATTTTAAAGTAAATGTAGCATCTTCAAATATGGCAACTAATGCATTAGGACAGAAGAGATTCAACGACTTTTTACCATATGAAAGTCCTGCGGTACGTAGAGATCCTAAAGTTAAAAACTCTATGGAATTTGTCAACTGTGTAATCTTTATTAAAGAATCTGATCCTGATATTACTACTCATAGAGAATTTCAGGATACAGACTGGCACTTCTACTCTCTCGGTAATATGGGAGATTCAAAGAAGACTGATATTACAAGAGCTTATGATCCAGAGGATATGAAAGAATTCTGTATTGAGATCAGTGATAATACTCTTCCAAACTCTGCATTCCAGACCGGTATAACAAACCAAGATGGAACTATGAAATATCCTATCAGTAAAGTTGAATGGAAAACTGGTAATACAGCATATGATGCTCTGTATAATAACTGGGATGGATCATTTGAATTCAGATATGATTGTTGCGGCGATTCTAAGGATGGTTCTGCTCTTACTTCTGATGAAGCAAAAAAGAAAATACGTACAGATAACAAACAGATTTGGAGAGACTTCTATGAGTTTGTAATTACGTCTAGTGATAAAGAATTTAAAGATGGCTTGAAAGATTGGTGTATTCAGGATGCAATGCTCTATTTCTATTTAGTTACACTCAGATATAGTATGATTGACAATAGAGCCAAGAATGTTTTCCCGCATTGGGCAAAACATTATATCACTCAGGAAGAAGCTACAACTATGGGTGATAAAGCTAAATATTATACTATAGATGATGATGCGGCTGCTCTGCATAATGGTTATAGATTTGATCTATGGGCATATGATATGGACACTCAGCTTGGTATTAATAATTCAGGTGAGCTGTCATTCCCATATGGTAAGGAAGATACTGACTATAAAGAAGAAGGAAATCCTTCATCTGGTTATGTTTTCAATGCTGCTGAATCTGTATTGTGGTGCAGAATACGTGATGTATTTACACAAGAATTAAGAAATATGTATCAGTCTGTAGACTCTAACTGTTGGTCTGATTCTCATTTAATTAATGAGTATGAGGCTTGGCAGAGCCAGTTCCCAGAAGAACTTTGGAGAATCCACTATGAAAGATTATATCTGAGAACATATCGTGCTGGAACAGTAAGATTCCTTAATGAGATGATGAATGGACGTGGAAAATATCATCTCAGACAATGGGAACGTGACCAGCATATTTATATGGGAACGAAATTCTTACATACAGATGTAAAGTCTGATCAGATTATGTTCAGATGTAATACACCTAAGAAAGTTGTAGTTAAACCAGATTATACTCTGAAGATCATTCCTTATTCTGATATGTATATTTCTGTACTTTATGGTAATTCACCAGAAACTACTCAGGTACGTGCAAAAGCCGGACAGGAATATAAGATTACTACGGACTTAACAAATATGGATGATACAGCTATTCTTATTTATGCTGCATCAAGAATCGAGGCATTAAATGACCTTTCTGCTTGTTATATTCATGATAATGATTTCTCAAAGGCTTCCAAGCTGAAAACTCTTATCATTGGTAATAATACAGCTGGATATCAGAATACTTTTATGACATCTCTTAATATGGGTAATAATACTCTTCTTGAGACTTTGGATATTCGTAATTGTCCAAATCTTACAGGATCTGTTAACCTGTCTGCATGTGAAAATCTTATTAATCTTTATGCTGATGGAACTATTGTAACATCTGTATTATTTGCTAATCATGGTAAGATTGCTCATGCTTCTCTCCCATCTTCTATCAACACTCTTACACTCAAGAACCTCAAAGACTTAACTGATCTTAAGGTTGCAGGATACGATAATTTACAGACATTTGTATGTCAGAATTCTATCGTAGATGCTCTTGCTATCTTAAATGCTGCTATTAATACTCTTCGCACCGTAACAATTACTGGTATCTCATGGAATCTTGATGATACTACGCTTCTTCTGAAATTATCAAAACTTGCCGGTATTGATGATAATGGCGCTACTACTGAGCAGTCAATTCTTACTGGATCTGTTCATATTCCTGTAGTTAGACAGCAGGAATATAAAGAATTTGTTGGTTCTGAAGATGAACCTGGAATCTGGACAGACCTTGTTCTTACTTACGATTCAATCATTACTCAGTTTAAAATTACATTTATAAATGATGATGAAAGTAATACTATCCTTGATATCCAGTACGTAGATAAAGGTGGAAACGCTGTTGATCCTACTACAAGAGAAGTTAATCCGATTCCTATTCCTACAAAGAAAAGCACAATTAAGCTTGATTATACCTTCAAAGGATGGGAAGGTTCAATGACAGGAATCTTTGCTGACAGAACTATTACTGCTGTATATGACAGTAAAATTCGTGAATATACTGTAAAATATGTTTCTAAAGGATTATCTCTTCAAGAATCTACTGCCCAGTATGGTTCTTATGTAAAATATACAGGTGATACTCCTGTATATACTGCTGAGGAATCTGCTTATAAGTACAATCTGTTTAAAGGATGGGATAAGTCAGGATTTGTCGATGGAAATAAAACGATCAATGCAGTATATGAAACATGCGAATACGTAGATGGATACTTTGATAGTAAGGATCTGGCCAATATGACACAGGTTGAGCTTTATACTCTTATGAAAATGGGACTTGAAGCAAAATCATTATCATTAAAAGATACATTAGATTTCAAACTTGGTGTTGATTATAGCTATGGCGACATTGAAGAGCATGAAGTTATTTCAGCTGCGACTAAATTTGATGGAACAAACTATATTGACACCGGATTAAAAATCATGGAAAAAGACAGAGACTTTACAATTGCTATTGACTTTGAATTTGATTCAGGAAATAGTGTAAACTCCACTCTTGCTCAGTGTTTTCAAGGTGATGGTTCAAATGGATTCAGACTTTGGTATTCTCAGGAACCTCGTTTCTCATGGAATACTGATAGTATAACTCCATCTGCTGGAACAAACCGAGAGATTATTGTATTTCGTCATGAAGCTGGAAGTCAGAAGCTTTATGTGTACAATTCAAACATGACTGGGAAAGAAGTATCTTCTACTACTCTGAATGCGATCAGGATTCCAGAGCATAGTTCCACTCTCGTATTTGGATGTTCTAAAGCTGACGATGGAGCATATGAAAACTTTGCAAAAGGCACTATACATTGGGCTAAAGTCTGGTACGCAGATCTTGGTGAAGAACAATGTATGGATATTGCTGCATGGATCCACGAAGTAATCCCTATGGAAGTGGCTAAGTTTAAAGGATATTATCTGTCTGACGTTGCTTCAAAGAGAGCTAACATTACATTTGTTGCTTCTAATCTCCTTGGTACAGAAAAACCTTATAATAATAAGAGCACAAATGCAGGTGGATGGGCTGATTCTACATTAAATACATGGTTGAATACTCGTATGGTTAAGGCAATCTCTCCTTTATGGAAAGCTCTGATCAAACCTGTAAAAGTATACTCTTCTATTGGTAATAAATCTAATGACACTTCTGTATCTAATTGCAGATTCTATGTTCCATCTCTGTACGAAATTGATCCTACTGCTACTTCTGAACCATATATTTCTGAAACAAATGCTCCTATTGCTTATTTCACAGATGATGATACCAGAAAGAAAGCAAATTCTTCTACTCCTACGGAGTATAAATCTTACTGGACCAGATCTCCAAATGCTACAGTTGCAAACTGGCTGTATACAGTCAATGAAGCCGGTGAAACATATGGGTTCTCTTATCCAGGACAGAATTCTGGAATCTTACTTATGTTCTCAATTTCAAGTGAGGGGTAACCATTCTCATCTTATAAGGAGGATATCACATGTATTATAAAGTAATCAAAAATGATGAAGTCGTAGATGTCCTTAATCATATCCTGTATATCAAATATCAGGAGAAACATAGTCTGTTGCTTCTATGTGATATCACAGAAGCACAGGCTATTTTAAGTTCAGACGGAAAATATGGATGGCACATTGAAGGTCTCTATAATTTTCCGCCTGATAATGACATCTATGCAATAAAAGAAATTTCAAAATATGAATATGACAAATTGAAGAGGTGATCACAGCATGGCGTTAATTCCAACCTGGTATTCTGCATCAACTAAGCAAATTGCAGAAAAGGCTTTACAAAGAGGGGTGCTAAAATACCCAGGACTTTGTTACATCCAAGACAGTAAGAGTATAGCATGGGTGACCATCGACAATACATTAGAATATGTCAAAGGAGATAAACAGATTACAGATGTAAAATGCATCGGATCAAATCTTATGTTTTTCTCTGGAGATAAACTGCTTTTCTCTTATGACATATCTATGACTGACGAAGATAAAGGTCATATTATTGAAGAGGTCAAGAAAACAATCGGATTGGATAATTATGTCAAATCTTCTGAGCTTTCTACTCTTTTAGATAATATAATCGGTAATCTTGAAGATAAGTCCACTGTTGTAGACTATATCAACAGCTTATCTTATAACAAATTATTTGACGTACCTATTGTAAATCTTATAGGTACACTTACTGTTCCTGTGAAGATATCATCACTCGATGATGGTATTTATAAAGTAAAAGGCCAATGTATCATTGGCGGAAACAATACTACTGTTCAATCTTCTGCAGACGATGTTCTGTATCTTGTATCTCATGATGCTGATACTTCCAGCACAACAATCACAAAAATGCAAGGAAAATCTATTACATTGTATTTCATTCAGCAAGATGGTGAATATACGACTGATCGTTATATCACTGAAAGCTGGATTAATGAACAGAATTTTGCAAGTGCTGATTCTGTAAAAGAATATGTTTCAAATATTATTGAAGAAACTGTTCTGGATGTTTTAGATGAACATATTGACGCTGCTTTAGATCGAAAACTCGGAAGTATTGATTCCGAAGATTTAACAAATATATTTCAAGGAGGAAACTAATTATGGCAAAATTACAGTTCGCTACACTTTCTAATCTTCAGGAGTTTTTAAATCTGCATAACGTACAGATCGACTCTAAAATCAGTGAGGCTGTCAAAAACTCAATTAAAACAGTATCTCAGTCAGAAGACGGATACACACTTTATTTCTACACAAAAACTGCTCCAGTAACTATTGATGAAGCAGCATTTACTATTACTATTCCTCAGCCAACAGGAAAAGCTGACAAAGTAAAAGGTGCAGTAAAAGGTCATCTTGCAGGATTAGATGAAAATGGTAATCTGGTAGATTCTGGAAAGACTGTTGCAGATTTCGATGCTGCTGGCGCTGCTAACACAGCAAAAACAGAAGTAATGTCTTATGTTGGTACCATTCCTGCTGATGCAAAAGCTAAAAATGTAGTTGCTTATATCAAAGAAGCTGTTACTACTGGTCAGTATGATGATTCTGCATTAAAAGCAAGCGTTGCAGCTAATACAGCAGCTATTGGAACACTGAATGGCACTGGTGACGGATCAGTAAAGAAAGCTGTTGCAGATGCAGTTGCTAAAATCGTCGCAGATGCTCCAGAAGCATATGATACACTGAAAGAGATTTCTGATTGGATTTCTACACATACATCTGATGCTGCTACAATGAATTCTCAGATCAAAACAAATAAAGAGGATATCACAAAGCTGAAGACTCTTATCGGTACTCTTCCAGAATCTGCTACATCCAAAGATATTGTAAGCTATATTGCTGAGTATGTATCTAAAGCTCTCGCAGACTCTGATCTTTCTCAGTATGCAAAAGCTGCTGATCTTGAAGCTGCTGTAGGAAGAATTGATACTATTGAAAAGAAATTACCTACATTAGAAGCTGCTGATAAAAAGAATGCAGAAGATATTACTGCTGTTAAAGGCAGAATGGATACAGCAGAAGGCAAAATTACTGCTGTAGAAAAAGATCTTGCTACTGAAAAACCGAAGATTGCTAAGAATACATCTGATATCACCGCTCTTAAGGGGCTTGTTGGAGATGGATATGAAGCAATTCCAAGTGCGTCTATCAAAGGTTTATTTACTGCGTAAAAAACAATTGATTTTATTGGGAGGAGAGCTGCAATGCTCTCCTTCTATTTTAAAAATAAAAATGGAAGGATGTGACTAATGAAAAATGAAAGAACAATTTCTTAATCTCACTGGATTAACAGAACTGGTTGGTTATTTGAAGACAAGTATAGCTAATCATAAAGAAATACTTCCATATGCTTCCAATAAGTTATTTCCGTCTGTTGGAGATATAAATACTATTTATATAAATACTGCTACGAATACTATTTATCGTTGGGATAGCTCAAGCAAAACTTATATTACTCTAGCAAAAGCCGTAAAGTCTGTTGCTATCTCAGAAAGTACTGAAAACGGAAAAATCACACTCACTGTAGATGGTAATAAAACTACTGTTCCTATTCACGGATTAGGATCTGCTGCATATACAAATTCAAGTGCTTACTCTTCTGCCGGGCATACTCATACAAAAGCTCAGGTAGGACTTGGTAATGTAGATAATACAGCAGATGCAAATAAGAGTGTAAAACATGCAACTACTGCTGATAGTGCAACTACTGCAGGAACAGCTACAAATGTATCTGCTGGAGAAGGTACTGCTGATGCAGCTAGACATGTTTGGTTTTCTGACTCTACTACAGAGACAAAGCGAGCATACAGCGATAAGTTTAAATATAATCCTGTTACTAATAATCTGACGGTAAATGTTACAGGAAATGCTGCGACTGCAAGTAGTGTCGCATGGGGTAACATTACAGGAAAACCTTCTACCTATACTCCTTCTGCGCATAATCATAATGATTCAACTATTACTTCTCTCAACGCAAGTAAACTCTTTGGAACAATTGATATTGCAAGGCTTCCCCATGGAGCATTAGAACGTCTGGTTATTGTTGAAGATGATACTGCACGTTTTAAACTTACTACTGCTAATATTCAGCTTGGTGATACCGTAAAAGTAACTAAGACTGAAAAAATGTATTATGTTGTTGATGAGAGCAAATTATCTTCTGAGGCTGGTTATTCAGTATATACTGCCGGAACTGCTACTTCTGTACCATGGTCTGGAGTTACTGGAAAGCCTAGCAGCTATCCACCAGCGTCTCATAATCATGATGAACGTTATTATACCGAGACTGAGATGAATAGTAAATTAGCTGAAAAAGCTACAAAAGTACATACGCATACTAAAAGTGAAGTCGGATTAGGCAACGTTGACAATACTGCTGATGCCACAAAAAGTGTTAAATATGCTATTTCTGCAGGTAGCGCATCATCTGCCGCTGCTCTTACTTCTAATGCTGGATCATCAACTCAGCCAGTATATTTCTCAGGTGGTAAGCCAATAGCTTGTTCATATACACTTGGTAAGTCAGTGCCTGCAGATGCATTATTTACCGATCATACTTATGGAAACATGAAGGGTGCTACTTCTTCTTCCGCCGGAAGTGCTGGTCTTGTTCCTGCACCTAATATAGGAGAACAATTAAAATTTCTTCGTGCAGATGGTACATGGGTAATTCCTACAAATACGACATATTCTGTAGGTACTACAAGCTATTCCGGTACAACTAAACTCTATACTTCCACAGGATCTGCTACAGATGGCACCATGACTCAAAATGCTATTACAACTGCCCTAAATGGAAAATCTGCTACTGGACATACACATAATTATGCTGGATCATCTTCAGCCGGTGGAAATGCGAACGCAGCTGTAAAATTAGCTACTGCAAGAAAGATTGGTAGTGCTTCATTCGATGGCACTGCCGACATTACTTTATCTCAGATGGGACTTAATGTTCCTGTTGAAATTACAAAGGCTGATTATCTTGCAAAAAAGAAAGCTGGAACTTTAAACGCAAATACCTATTACAATGTTATTGATGAATATGATTCTGCAAATGTTATTAACGACTCATCTGTAACAGCCAACAGTACGTTTTCAAGTACTAAATCAGAAAAAACATATGCAAAGAAAAGTACACTTGTTAATACTACTCTCACAGCAAGTAAATGGACTGGATCTTCTGCCCCATATAGTTATGTATTATCCGTATCTGGAGTAACTTCTTCAAATATTGTAGAAATAGATTATGCTTCTAATGCTTCATCTACTGCTATTGAAGCTTACCAAAATGCAATGTTAGCTGACGGAGGACAGACTACAAATCAAATTACTATAAAAGCAACCGAGAAACCAACTGTAGATATTCCCATTACTATTGTTATAAGAAATGATTTATAAAAGGAGGCGATAACATGGCAATTTATAAAGGTGAACAATGTCTTGCCGGAGTTGGTAAGAATGCAACTATTAAAATTGGTACTGCCGAAACTGGTTCTTCAGCTGCAGTAACTAATTCTGGCACCGATACAGATGCTATATTGAATTTTACATTACCTAAAGGTGATCAGGGAGTCGGCATATCAAGTGTTATCCCTCATTATCTTGCTAGTTCTCAATCTCAAAGTGTTACTAAGGAAACTACTGGGTGGGCGACTTCTGCTCAGGTTATGACATCTACAAACAAATATTTGTGGTGTTATCATGAATTTGTTTTGACAAACAATAATCATTTGTACACTACTCCAACAGTTATAGGTGTTTATGGAGATAAAGGTGATCCGGGTACAACTGATTATAATGGATTACAGAATAAACCGGTCGTTAATGGGGCTGTAACTGCTTATCAGTCAGATATTATGAAATCTCAGTTAAGGAATGTGACGTTCTCTACTGAAGAACCTAAGACAACTGATGGTAAACCTGGTGATATGTGGGTGGTGTATGGCGATGAGTAAAGAAATAGATTATATAAGTTTTACCGGACAACAGTATATTTTTTCTGGAGTCACAGTTAATGGTAATAGTACTATAGAAATTACATGCGCATATACCGGTACTGGTAGTGATACTGGTGCAATTTTTGGTTCAAGAACTACAGAATCTGGAACTGATTCCACAAGTTTTACTATGTTTGTAGTTAACGGTGCTATAAGAATAGATCATTTCGGAACAAGCAAAACATTAGATAAAAATAAATATAATCCAAATGGGAAACATACTTATAAAATCACTCCAGATACTGTATATTGTGACGGAACAAAAATATATACACATACAGTTTCATCAAATTCCGCTCCGAATAAACTTCATATTGGTGCAGTGTGTACGAACGGCACAATAAGTAAACTTAGCAATGTAAATATATACTCTTTTAAATTCTATGATGGTTCAAATTTAATATTAAACCTTATGCCATATAAAGATAATAATAAAAAATATTGTTTTAAGGACTTAGTAAATAATAAATTGTATTATAGCGGATCGCCTGAAGAACTTAAGGGGTTTGATTCTAATAATATTAAAACTGGTGATATTTTAAATTTTAATTATACTGGTGCTGTTCAGAGTATCACATTACCTAAAGGAATTTATACTTTAGAGTGTTGGGGTGCTCAAGGTGGAAATCGGAGCCAAGATAGTGCTTCTGCTACAGTTACAGGTTCTGGACTTGGTGGTTATTCTATTGGAACACTAACTTTAACACAATTAACTACTTGTTATATTTATGTCGGTGGGCAAGGTGGAATGTCTAGTTCTACAGGTAATGTGAAAGTTGAAGGAGGTTTCAATGGCGGTGGTTTTGCTTCTCACGAGAGTACAGGTGAACCTGGAAATGGTGGTGGCGGAGCTACTGATGTAAGAATTGCTCAAGACTCATTATATGCAAGAATTATTGTTGCAGGCGGCGGTGGCGGTTCAGGTGAAGATAACGAAACTGGTGGATATGGTGGTGGTGAAACCGGTGGCGCAGGATCTGGGAACACTTCATTAACACAAGCTTCTCAAACTTCTGGTGGAACTAATTCATTTGGCTTTGGACTTGGTGGCAATACATATAATGGCGGAGCTGGCGGTGGAGGATGGTATGGTGGAGCGAGTAGATACTCCGTTTCATCATACTCTACTGGATCTGATTCTGAAGGTGGCGGAGGCGGTTCAGGCTATGTTTACACATCATCCACAGCTAAAAACTATCCATCAGGTTGTTTATTAAACTCTTCTTATTACCTTACTGACGCTCAAACAATCGCAGGTAACACTTCTTTTATCTCACCATCAGGTTCATCTGAAACAGGTCACTCTGGTAACGGATATTGTCGAATTACTGTTATTGAATGCAAGAATACGGCACTATATACCAGAATAAACAATTCAATGAAAAAGGCTACTGCTTTTTATTTCAAATTAAATAATAATAAAATGTATGGTGTTGGTTCTGCTAATTTTAATGGTGCAATTATGAATTTTGATTATACCGGATCAGTTCAGACTGCTACATTAACTCCTGGTAGATATAAGTTAGAATGTTGGGGAGCAGAAGGTGGCAATGGAACTGATTCTCCGAATACCAATGGTAAAGGTGGTTATTCAGTTGGTGTTCTAACTTTAAGCCAGACTTTAAATATATTTATTTATGCAGGCGGTGCCGGAATTGCTACACCCAGTGCATCAGGATGGACAATAACAAATGGTGGATTTAATGGTGGAGGCTGGACTCGAAGTTATAATAAAAGTGTTGGTTCCGGTGGTGGAGGTTCAGATATCCGTATTGGCCAGGATTCTTTATATTCCAGAGTAATTGTTGCTGGTGGCGGTGGCGGATCCGGGAATGGTCGAGGTGCCTCTGGTCATGGAGGAGGTTATAATGGAATTGGCTATGTGGCCGGAACTGGAAGTGTGAGTATCAATAACAATGGTTATAATAATGTAATTGGTAATTATGCAACTCAAACTACAGGTGGAGATTGTATTGTTTATCAATCTGATGAACAAAATAATTCTAAAGCTGGTACTTTTGGTATTGGTGCTTGTTTTTATTCCAACAATTCAAGCAATACAGCATCTGGTGCCGGTGGAGGCGGCTGGTATGGAGGTGGTGCTACAAATCACTGTTCTGGTGGAGGAGGATCTGGTTACGTTTATACATCCTCTACTGTTTCTAGTTATCCATCAGGTTGTTTACTCAACTCTTCTTATTATCTTACTGACACTCAAACTATTGCCGGCAATCAATCGTTCCTTGCTCCTTCTGGTTCTACAGAAACAGGCCATTCAGGTAATGGCTACGTAAGAATCACTAAATTAACAGATGTAATATACCTTACTCATGCTAAGAACGACATAATGGATTTTAATTATACAGGTTTAGTACAATCTAAAACTCTAAAACCAGGTACGTATACAATAGAATGCTGGGGCGGCCAAGGAGGAACTTACAGTAGTTACATAGGCGGATACGGTGGTTATTCCAAGGGCACTATTACTCTTACTGAAGCAACTACTGTTTATATATCTGTTGGTGGGGCTGGATCTTCCTCTTCTACTACTGCAGGATTCAATGGTGGAGGAACTGGTATTTCTTCTGGTAGAGGTGGCGGCGGTGCAACCGATGTTCGTATAGGTCAAAATTCTCTATATTCAAGAGTTATTGTCGCTGGAGGAGGTGGAGGCGCTGGTGTAACAAGTGCCAATGCTAATCCTTGTGGTTGTGGCGGTGGAGAATATGGTGGAGATGGATATTACAATGATACCACTGGTTCTTATACTATAGGTCAAAATAGATGTGGTGGTAGTGCCTCACAAACTGCAGGTGGCAAAACATGGAGCACGAGCACTCAGGCTACTTTTGGTCAAGGCGGAAATGCTTCCGGCTACTCTTGTGGTGGTGGTGGCGGCGGCTGGTACGGAGGTGGCGGAGCCTACGACAATGATTCTGACTCTGATGGACGTTGGGGTGGAGGAGGCTCAGGATATGTATATACCTCTTCTACAGCTAAAAATTACCCTAACGGATGTCTACTAAATTCTACTCATTATCTCACAAATGCTAAAACTATCGCAGGAAATAAATCATTTAAATCACCAACAGGAAAAAATGAAACTGGACACACAGGTAATGGCTTTTGTCGAATCACAAATTTAACTCCAACACAATATGGATTATACGTAAAAACGAACTCTGGTTGGGAACACATAGATTTATAAAAGGAGGGCTTAACTATGCCGATTATATTTCACGGAACAGGTAGTGGCGGCTCTGCTAAAAAACTAAAAACCGCACGAACTATTAATGGTACGAATTTTGATGGTACAGCTAATATTACTACTGCTAATTGGGGAACAACAAGAACCGTTACTGTAGGAAATACAAGTAAATCTGTAAATGGATCTGGAAACGTAAGCTGGTCATTAGCTGAAATAGGTATTCATCTTTCAACAACGGAACCTGCAGCTAGTGACGGAAAGAATGGAGATATTTGGATTACTTATGAATAAAAGACTGAAAGGAAGGTGAGGCTTATGGCTTGCTCTGGTGGATGTGGAACTTCTTGTGCTACCAACTGCACTCATTCATCATCTGGTGGATGTGGTGGTTCTTGTGGTGGTTCTTGCTCTACTAACTGTACTGGTGGATGTTCTGGATATTGTGATGGAACTTGTAAGGGAGGTTCAGGAAGTACTTGTTCTGACTGTACTGCCAAATGTGCTAATGACTGTACTGGAGCTTGTACAAGTGCTTGTGTTACTGGATGTACTGGCTGTGGGAACAACTGTGATGGAGACTGTACAAGCGCCTGTGCTCAAAGGTGCTCTAATGATTGCAATGCTGCATGTACTGCTACTTGTGCTTATGATTGCGAGCATACTTGCACTGCTTCTTGTGCCAACGATTGCACCAGTTGTGGTGGATCTTGCTCAAGTAATTGCTCAGGAAATTGTGATTCCGGTTGTTATACTGGTTGTTATGGTTGTGATTCTACCTGTTCTGGTGGTTGTTCTGGCACTTGTAATACTACTTGCACTACCACTTGCGCCAATGACTGCACTGGCGGATGTAAAGGAACCTGTACAGGTGGATGTGGTGGTTCTTGTGATAACTCATGCGGCTTTTCTTGTGAAGCTTCATGTGATAACAATTGTACTGCTGTTTGTTCTGTATCTTCTGTGTACGGTGGAAACTCGGAAAAAAGTGTATTGAATTTTGCTTATACAGGTAAAGCTCAATCTGTAACCCTCGAACCCGGAAAATATGTTCTTGAATGTTGGGGAGCACAGGGAGGTTATCGTTCTAATTCTAGTTATGGTGGAAAAGGTGGCTATTCTACAGGAACTTTAACATTGACTCAAAAAACTACTATATACATATATGTTGGTGGATCTGGAAATTCTGTTACATCAGCATCAAATTCAATCTATCCCGGAGGTTTCAATGGTGGTGGATATAGATACAATTATAAAGGTGGTGGTGGCGCTACTGATATTCGTATTGGAAGTGCTTCTTTATACGCCCGTGTTATCGTTGCAGGTGGCGGTGGTTCTGATGGTAGTCCTAATTATAGTGGCGGGTATGCAGGTGGTGTATCTGGTACTAGGGGAAATTTTGGATGTGGTTCATATGGGTATGGTGGATCTCAAACTGCTTCATATTCATCTTTAAGTGCTATTAATTCACAAGGTACTACAAACTCTTCTTCTAATTGTGCTGCTGGTTTTGGTTTCGGTGGTTTTGGATGTTATTACGCTTCAGGTTATGGTGGAGCCGGTGGCGGAGGATGGTACGGTGGACAAGGTACTTATCCTGATGGTTCTGGAGATGATGATGGCGGTGGCGGAGGTGGTTCTGGTTACGTTTATACTTCCTCTTCTGCTTCTAACTATCCTCAAGGCTGTCTTCTAAATTCATCTTACTATCTTTCTGATGCTTCTAATTTATCTGGCAATGAATCTTTTAAATCTCCTTCTGGCACTACAGAAACTGGTCATTCTGATAATGGCTATTGTAGGATTACCTGTTATATCAAAAAGAAAACTCTACATTGTAAAATGAACAATGAAATTAAAAAAGCAGCTCCAGTATTTATGAAGATGAACAATAAAATTTATGATGCTGGCGCTAATGCCGTAATGGATTTTGCTTATACAGGAACAGCTCAAGCTATATCACTTCCAAGAGGAAAATATACAATAGAATGCTGGGGTGCTCAAGGAGGTTCATATAGTAGTTATTATGGTGGTGCTGGAGGATATTCTGTCGGAACCATAACTCTAACTAAAAATTCTACGGATTTATATATTTATGTTGGTGGACAACCAGAAGCTACAACTTCAACAGGTGAAACACCTGGTGGATTTAACGGAGGAGGAAAAGGTTGTTCAAGAACTTATAATTATAGTAGTTATGGACAAGGCGGCGGCGGTGCAACCGATGTTCGTATAGGAAAAAATGATCTTTATGCTAGAGTTATTGTAGCTGGTGGCGGTGGAGGTTCATCATCAGAAAATTCGCTTACAACAAAATATGGCGGTGGAACTACTGGTGGTTCTTCTGCTTCTGGATATGGAGCTACACAAACTGCTGCAGGTACAAATGGTTCGTTTGGTCAAGGTGGTTCTGCAACAACTTCTGGAACTAATTATAATTATGGTTCCGGCGGTGGCGGAGGTGGATGGTATGGCGGTGGTGCATGTTCTGATTATAGTGATAGCACTAACTACCAAGGCTATAATGGCGGAGGTTCAGGATATGTTTACACTTCAGCTACTGCTGCTAATTATCCAAGTGGTAATTATGTAAATTCTTCTTACTACCTTACCAATGCGCAAACTATAGCAGGAAATCAATCATTTAAATCACCTGATGGAACAAATGAAACAGGCCATACCGGAAATGGTTTCTGTCGAATCACCCGTAAATCAGGAAAAATATTTGTAAAACAAAACGGTTCATGGATCAAAGTATAACACTTTGGTCCATATTTAAATTACGAGGAGGAATTGTTATGAAACTTATTTTTAAAGACGGACAAGAATTAGTTATTACTCGTGCTAACGATACATATTCATATGAAGGATATAAAGATGGGTTGGGAAATGATATGAACAAAAATATTGTAGCTACTATTTCTATCTTCAATTCTGATAAATCTTTAAACACTATTAAGGATATGATTACTGATGAAAATAGAACAGGTTTTAAAATTATTTATGGGAATACCCAGAAAGATTATACTGGAATGAAAATTGAAAGTATTTCAGAAGAAATCTCCAATGAAAGAAGTGTTATTAATATCTCATTAGCTACAGATAAAACCATAGCTCCTACTGAGACCACTGAAACAACAACAGAAAAAACTAAAGAAGAAACTAAAGAAAAAACGGAAACAGCTTCTGATAAATAATTAAGAATGAAAGGAATATAAGGATATGAGAAAAATAATCGTAAAGGTTGATAAAGAAAAAGCTACAGAGCTTGAAAGAGTTAATTTTGAATTAAACTTCGTAAAAGACATTGTACAGAGAGTTATTGAATCACATCCAAGCGATTTAGAACTCATCAATGGAGATACTCTTATGTCTTACAATAAACGTGGTGCAGAATTACAGAGAAAGTATGCTGCTCTTGCAAATGAGATGGCAAAGGAATACATCCCAGAATACCTCGAAGGTCATCAGTATAGTTGGATTATTCCAAATAATTCTGATGAAATGACTATTACTATTAAATGTAATTGTGAGATTCCAGAATTAGAGGGAATAGCATGAAAAGAACAGAACAATATTCGGATCAGATAGCTAGACTTTATCCATCTAAGAAGGTAAAAACCGATGACGGACAAAGAATATTAACACAGAGTATCACTTTTCAAGTAACTGATGATTGCAACCTTGCGTGTCTATATTGTTACCAAGGACACAAAGGAAAAAATCGAATGTCGTTTGAAACAGCTAAGAAATTCTTTGATTTAGTTGTATCAGGTGAAAAAGGTTTTAAATCTTATATCAATCCAGAGAAATCTCCTGGATTGGTTGTAGATTTCATTGGAGGAGAACCCTTTCTTGAGATAGAGCTTATAGATCAAATCTGTACTTATATTATGGATAAACTCATAGAGTTGGATCATCCTTGGGCCATGAAAACTATGTTCTCTATTTGTTCAAATGGTGTTTTATACAGAGACGAAAAAGTACAAGCATTTCTTCGTAAGTGGGCCAATAGATTATCTTTCTCAGTTACTATTGATGGGAATAAAGAATTACATGATTCCTGTCGAGTTTTTCCAGATGGTGGTCCAAGTTATGACATAGCTGTCGATGCTGCGTCAGATTGGATGAAACGTGGAAATCATATGGGAAGCAAGATCACAATTGCTCCGGGCAATATCAGCTTTCTATACGATGCTATTAAGCATATGGTCGATCTTGGATATGATGAAATCAATGCCAATTGTGTATATGAAAAGGGTTGGACACCTGTACATGCAACTGTTCTTTACGATCAAATGAAACGCATATCTGATTATTTCTTGGAACAGAATTTTGATTTTGAACGTGATTTCTTCTGTTCCCTTTATAATGAAGACTTCTTTCAGCCTAAAGATCCTGATGATTTACAAAGTTGGTGTGGAGGAGTTGGTAATTCAATGATTGCTTGCGATCCTCAAGGTCGCATATTTCCATGTATCAGATATATGGAATCTTCTCTTAATGGAGAGCAAGAACCGTACTCTATTGGTGATGTAGATAATGGTATAGGATGCACAGAATGTTATAAATGCAGAATTAATTGTATGGCAAAAATAGATAGAAGGACACAGAGTACAGATGAATGTTTCTATTGCCCTATAGCTGCAGGATGTTCTAATTGTTCTGGTTATGATTATCAAGTGAATGGTACTCCTGACTCAAAAGCTACTTATATATGTGTTATGCATAAAGCTCGTGCTCTTGGGAATCTGTATTTCTGGAATAAATATTATAGAAAAAATAATATGAGTAAGCGAATGAAAAACTATGTGCCAGATGAATGGGCGCTTGAGATTATTTCTGAATCAGAACTTAATATGTTGAAAGAACTTGAAAGAGAGGATTAAAAGCCTCTCTTTTTTATTGACTAAAAGGAGGCTTGATATTATGGCAGAAATTAAAGGTATTGACGTTTCTCGATGGAATGGAAAAATCGACTGGAAAACTGTTGCTAGTTATGGAATGGGCTTCGCTATCCTAAGAATCACAGAAAAAGGAAATATTGTTGATAGCACATTCGAACCTAATTATAAAGGCTGTATTGAGAATAAGATTCATGTTGGAGTCTATAAATACAGCTATGCTATTACTATTGCTCAGATTGAAGATGAAGCAAATGTAGTTATTAAAACATTGAATAAAAGAAAACTGGATTATCCAGTGTTTCTTGATATAGAGGATAAATGTCAGGAGAATTTATCTGACAGTTTAATGATGAAAATGATTGAAGCTTTTAGAGCTATTATTGTCAAAGCTGGATATAAATTTGGTATTTACTGTGGTTATTCTTGGTATCAGTATCAACTACCAGAAGGTGCTAAAAAGTATGATTGTTGGGTTGCCCGATATCCTAATAATGATACCGGTGAATTACAGGAAAGATTAAGAGTTCCTGCTTCTACTGGTGTTATTGGATGGCAATATTCTAGTAAGGCAACCATTCCTGGAATTCCAACAAAAACTGATCGAAGTGTATTCTATAAAGACTATTCTAAATCTTCTACTACTTCTACAGACTCTCCCAAACCAACAACTACACAAGGAAGTGATACTATGAATAAAGATAAAGCTATTGATGCTCTTATTGCTTGCGCTGAAAATGAGGTTGGATATTTAGAGAAGAAATCTAATTCTCAGCTTGATGATAAAACTGCAAATGCAGGTTACAATAACTACACTAAATACTGGAGAGACGTATATCCTCAGTATCAGGCACAGGCTTGGTGTGCAGCGTTTGTGAGTTGGTGCATGATGAAAACATTCGGTCTTGATGTAGCTAAAAAACTCCTTAAACATTGGCCTTATGTATACTGTCCTACTCTTGGAAATCTCTTCACAAAGTATGCAAATCCACAGCGAGGAGACATTGTAATCTTCTATCGTAATGGTACATTCGCTCATACTGGATTAGTAACAAAAGTCGAAGGAGATAAATTTTATACTATTGAAGGTAACACTTCAGGAGGCTCTTCTATTGTTCCAAATGGTGGTGGAGTTTATGCTAAGAGTTATTATAATTCAAATCTCCCTGGGACAAAGTTTTGTCGTCCAGACTATTCTATTGTCACATCCATCTTAACTTCTAACACCTCTTCTACATCATCTCCTGCACCTGTACAGCCATCTTATACTGCATGGGTAGGTTCTTGTACAGCTAATGGAACAGATGTATTCTCAGGCGCTACAGGAGCTTCTAAGTTAAGTACATATCCTAAACTTAATGCAGGTAATCTTGTGGATATCATCGGTGAATCTGGTACAAGATATCAGGTTCGTATCGCTGCAAAATATATAGGGTATGTAGAAAAATCTAACATTAAAAATCCTAATACTCCTGCTGCAACAACTACAAAAAAATATCCATTTGTAGGAAAAGTAACTGCAAGTAAATTGAATGTTCGCAAAAAACCCGGTACTGAATATCCGTTACTTCCAGAGTATCCGATGTTAAATAAAGACAATCTTATTAATGTCCTCGGAGTTACAAAAGATACTAAAGGTGACAGATGGTACAAAGTATCAATCACTAAAAAAGAATATGTTGGCTATGTATCAGCCAAATATATCATTAAGGCATAAGGAGGTACGTCATGGGTATTGAACAGATACAGAAAATCCATGAGTTTGGTGAGATCAATGTGATCATATCTTTACTTCTTTGTGCAATGCTTGTTATAGCTTTAAAAGCTGGATGGGAGAAACTTCTTGATGTTCTTGGTCTCGAAACAAAAGCATCTCTACAGAAGAAAGCTTTAGAGAAGAAGTTGTCTGATATGGAACAGAAAATTGCTGATTTTGAGCAGTCTCAACATAATTATCATGACCAGTCCATTAATATCAGAGATGATCTGAGAACAAATCAAAATACTCTGAGCACACAGCTTACTGATCTTACAACTTTGATGCAGAACTTTATAACTAATCAAGATGAGTGTACTGTAGCATCATTTAGAAGTTCTCTCTGGAGAATGCATAGAGACTTTATGGCACAAGGGTACATCACACCGGATGGATTAAAGACATTCCTAGAGATGGGAAAGCTTTATGAAAAGGCTGGTGGAAATGATATTTATCATGAGAAATTACTTCCAGATATTGAATCTCTGGAAGTCAGATATACAAAAGACAATGTACTATAATTTATGGGTAGTCAAGCATTATACTTGGCTACCCATTTTTTTACTTTGATTCTTTATCAAGCATATTCCGAACGTCTTCTACAGAAAGTCCTTTTTCTCGAAGTAATTTGGCAAGATCTTTCATAGATTGTTCTTCTTTTACGGCTGCTTCTTTCTTCTCTGCTGCAACAAGATCTTTAGAAAGATTCTTTTTCTGCACTCTCAAGCCTTTGATATCTTCTGTAAGCTTAGTAATTTGTTCTTCTATAGATGTAATTTGTGCCTTAATTTCTTCTGATGTAAGCTCTACTTTTCTTACTCTTGCCATTTTTTAACTACCTCTTTTCGATTTAATAAGGGTGAAATAAGGGTGAAGTTTTTAAGAAGTGCTTGTTTTATAAGGCTCTAAGTCGGTTGTTCATGGGTACCGGAAACCACTGCTCTATCCACTGAGCTACAGGCGCGTATCTTGAAAATCAATCTTTTGAAACCTTTGTAAATACTGAAAAGCATTGATTTTACTGGCTTTAAAGCCACTTTATAAGAGATATTCAGTTGTCAAACTTGATACCTAGTCGTGTTAGTTTATACCCTTTTCACCCTATTAAATTTAATTCATAAGGGGGAAATAAGGGGGAATATTTCATTTTCCGCATTGATAAGGGGGAAATAATTATTGCTTCATCCTTATCCGTATGCTATAATTTACTTAACACATAATTCATATTATCATAATTTTGGAAAAAAGTAAAGTTTTTTATTTTGTAAGTAAAATTAGTGTAATTTTGTACAACGGAGGGATGTATATGGCGAGAAGGGAAAAAGGTTCAGGATCATGGGATACTGTAACAAAGAATGACATTACATACTATAGGTACCGTAAGAAATATGTTGGTATGACAAGCCGAAAAGAATTTGTAGGAAGGACAAAAGCTGACGTAAAACGCAAGATACAAGAATTTGAAGCTAAGAGTATGAGGGTTAACCAAAAAGATTATCGTAAGATGACTCTTGGGGAATGTATAGATAATATCCTGCAGACGTTGGAGCCGACTTTCAAGACAAATAACTATGCTACTCTTCAGTCTACAAATCGCTGCTATATTAAAACTAATCCGATTGCTGATGTCCAGATGGCTGCTATAGACAAGATTGTCATTCAAACATACTATACAAATATGTCGAAGAAATATTCTGAGAGCACTGTTAAAAAGACACGCACTCTTTTCAATATTGTTTTCGACTATCTTGTATCCTGTAACATTATCACAGAGAATCCTGCAAAAGGGATTAAGATGCCGCATAAGTCAAAATATGCAGTACAGAAGAAAGAACACTCTTTCTTATCTTTAGAAGAAGCTGAGAAGTTTTATAATACGGCTCTTATGAAAGCAGATTCTGCTTTACCAGGCGTAAGGACAGGTGATTATATCTATGGACGTAATGCCAGGTTCTGTCTGTTAGTTCTTTATACTGGTATGCGTATAGGAGAAGCTTATGCTCTTACATGGAAAGATATAGATTTTAAGAATAATACCATTAACATAGATAAGACAATGGAGCGTATCAAAGTAGATGGCAAATATCAGTGGCTCATAGATACACCAAAGCGTCCTAAGTCAATCAGAGTCATTCCTCTGGCAAATCGTGCAAAGGAACAGCTGCTCTGGCTTAAAACTGTCTCTCCTGGCTTAAAAGCATCCGGAGATGATCACATATTCGTAACTGAAAATAATATTCCACCATCACAGTCAACTCTTACCAGGACGCTTAAAGCGATCCTCAAGAGAGCTGATATTGAATCTGACGGTTTCGGCTTACATGATCTCAGACATTCATTTGGATCTATGCTGCTGCAGAAAGGATGGGAACAGAACCAGCCTGTAGATATTAAGGTAATATCAGAGATACTTGGACATGAAGATGTTTCCACAACTTATAACATATATATGCATATCATGAATAAACATAAATCAGAAGTCATAAATTTACTTGATTAAAAATAAGGGAGTTATATCATTTCGATATAGCTCCCATTTTTTACTATAAAAATATTGTTTTACGTATATTATCAGATATCCATTTAAGATACTTTTCTTTAGGAATCCTGTATGTATTTCCTATTTTTATTTTAGGGAAAGAACTTAGTTGAATAAGCTGATATGTTTTGTTACGTCCTATTTTTAGATGTTTTTGTATATCTGTTGGAGTTAACATTTCATCCATTCCATACTCCTTTTGATTATATGAGCCATATTTAAAGGACTCCATGAATAGCCTTTATTTGAAATTACATAATCTACTTCATCCTTAATACCATCAAATTGACCCACATCAGATAGATTTCTCCTATAGGCTTCTTCTATGTCGTCACCACGTTCCAGAATTTTAATTAATCTATCCCTTCGAGGAACATCAATATAGAAAGATATAATATGCAAATCTTTGTTCTTCTTTAATTGTCTGAGCCCATGAGGAGTCAAGACAACTACTTTATCATCTGTACAGTCTTCTTTGGCTGTTCCATATTGCCAACCATTGTAAGAAGCATGTTCAGCAAAAAGATCTTTTTCTATCATATCATTAAATTGCTCTTCTGTAATAAAATGATATGTTTCTCCATCTACATCTTCTTTTCTCATAGGTCTAGTAGTATATGTAACTATTTTATTAAAACCTAAAGCAATAAGCTCTCTTTCAATAGAACTTTTACCTGATGCTGATTCTCCTACAAGTACTATCATGCGGCATTCTCCTTTGTATAAGTAATTAACTCCTTAGCATAAGGAAGAGTTAAAATCCAGTCACAAAACTGATGCCATTCAGTTAATTTATGAGACTTCCTCTGAAAATACATAGAACGAAGATTCTCATAATTCAAACTGAGAGTTCTTGTCTGAAGCCATCCATTAGGTAACCAACGTACTAAAGCTTTCCAATAACGCTTGTCTTTAGTCTCAAGATATTTCTGTCTATAATACTCACACTGATCAATAATAGCTGCTGGATCTTCAATCTCTGAATTGAAATCGTCTGTTTCAAAACATTCCAAAGTAATAGGTGTACTAGCAAGTTTGTGCATTGTACTGGAACTATTAGCTACTGTTCCTACTTTGTATGTATCGTACTCTTTCCACCAATAAAGCGGTGCGGTAATAGTAACAGCTACAGAAATCTGTCTTAAAAATTTTCTATGCTCTGGTCCGGCACTGATAAGTCTCTGACATAAATCCATGTCATTTGGACCAATAATATAATCCGTCATTCCGCACTGGTCGTAAGGCCCGTCATCAAATGGGCATTCACCACATTCGGCAAGCACACAAGAAACACTATCACTCTTATTATGAGACATTAACGGCAGTCTCATTCCATAAAGTGCTTCCTCAAAGTTATATACATGTGTTCTTTCAAATTTCATAATTAAACCCTCCACTTTTTAATAGCTTTATTAAAAATTTCTATATCTATTTCTGGACCCATAATATTTATGTCAATATCTTTTGGTAATCCAAAAGATAAGACTCCCAGAATAGACTTTAAATCAATAACATATCTTCCGAACTGTGCATCAATATCACAATTTTTAAATCTATTGGCAATACTGACAATTTCTGTAGCATCTGTCGAATCATTTAGTCGAATTTTCATCTTTATCCTTTCTTTTTGTTAAATAGTATGATATAGTGTAGATGGTTGTTCTATACACTTCACTTGTACACAACCAACACACATTTTTCTTTAGAGGCACTCTATTCAGTGCCTCTATTTTTTATTTATCTGTACTTCCAAATCCACCATTACGAGTACCCTCAGTTTTATCATCTTCTGTAATTCCATAAGGTAAGAAAATCCCCTGACAGAAGCCATCACCTTTAGCTACTTTCATAGTTTTAACCCCTTCATTGGTAATTTTAACCATAATATGCCCTTCGTTATCTGAATAGAAATAATCACTGTCAATGATGCCAACTGTGTTCTCAAGCCTTATTCTATATTTAAAACCTAAACCACTTCTTGGAAACAACATTAGTACCCAATCATTGTTCATTCCGCAACGAATACCAGTTGGAATCTTAATTGTTTCTCCCGGCTCTAACACAAATGACAATGGTGAATAGAAGTCATAGCCAGCACTACCTTTAGTTGCTCTCTGAGGAAGTTCAATAGGGTAATAGGCATCTTTAATTGTTTTATCAGTAACCATTGACGGTTTACTAAATGAATCTTTCCATGCTGTTTCAAACTGTTCATAAGATACTTTTTCAAATTTTGCAACTCTTTTCATTTACAAATCTCCTTTTTTAAATATTCAATATATTTGTCCCATTCACCCAATGAATGGATATATTCTTTAGTTTTTAAACATTTTTTCTTCATATCTTTTTTCAAATCAATTGTCCTATACTGCTTACTTTTTTGAAGTTTATTGGTCAAAAAAGCGTCAGTTACCCTAGAGACTAACAAGTAATCCTTGTTGTCCATAGAATCCAAAATAGCATTGTATTCTGCTAAATCTTCCTCAGGAATAGGGTAATCACATTTGGGTAAGTTCTTAGTCGAGAAAGGACTAATATCTGATCCTGCAGTTGCAGGTTTAAGAAAAGATGCTATGTATTCTAACTTACGAGCATGGAACTTAAATTCTATTTCTTTATCATTTTCCATGATACTTCGTACAGTTCCTTCATCTTCAAGTGCTTTGTATAATTCTTCATAAGTCTTATATTCCGGCAACCCAATATCATTAGCTATAGCTTTTAAAATATTGTGTCCTCTTCCTATAGATGGGATATAAGCTACAAGAGTAGAAAAACCATAATGATATATCTGAGCACCACCATAGCATTTGATATAAATATCATCAAAACTTGGGTCTATTCCTCCAGAGTCATCTCTGGGATAATCATTGGTACTTTGATCTATTGCAGCTTTTAGTCTGTAAGTACCTTTATATTTCATTAGATATTTTGCCATTTAAAAACCTCTTTAGAATCAGTTCCTTTCTTAAATCCAAAGAACGGAACATCTTCTTTAAAAGTATAATCATCATTAATATAGTAACAAGGATGTTCTTTTGTCTTTATAAGGAAGCATTCCTCTTGCGTTAACTCACAACAATTAAACAAATAACTTTCTCTGTAATAATCACAATTGTAACAATTCATTAAATCACTGTCCTATCATTTCCTTAGTGATTTCTTTATATATTGGATTGCAATCTTTATATTTACTTGATTGCAAAATTTCTAAGACCAATGTTTCTTTGTCTGTATTAAATCCAAGCGTAAATTTAGGAAATAATATACCTCCTGATACTCTAAATGGAGGACTAATTTTTACTGAATTAATCTTTTTTAGTCTTTTGATACAGTCGTGATATGAATATACTGGATTCACTTGATAATACTTTCTATTTCTCCAATCCATTAAATCCTTGCCTCCATATTTATAAAATCTATAATCTCACCATTGTCTTTCTTCTCTTCCATATCCTTTATAGCATCTTCAATTGAAACAAATCTACAAGTACAAATATGCCCTTTTGTAAGATTTACAAAAGAATATGTATGATCTGATTTATTCAGCATAATAGACACAACTACATTGTCTTTTTCTCTCATAACCAAATAAATATTATTCATGTTTATCTTTTAAACTCCTCTGCTAAAATTTCAAATTCCACATTATCATGCAACCTTCCGTCCATTAATTTACATATTTGTCTATGATAAGCACATTCCCTACCACCATGTTTCTCAATAAAGTTCCTGTACCCACGAATAGCCGGATTGTCTGCTATACAGCTCCAACAAAGTCTATTCAAATGGTATTTCTCAAAGATGTCACATATGATTTGATATAAATCTTTAGCAAATAATACATTACCTTTATCAAAACTAATTGCACCAAAACGATCGGCGCTCATTGTTACAAAGCTAACAGAATATGAAATATATCCTAATATATTGTCGTTATTGTCAACAGAAACAAAATGATGAGAATTATAATTGTTGTCTGGAATATCCGGTTCTTCAACTCCAGACCAACCAGAATAATACATGTATTCTTCGTTATACCAAGTCTCTATATACTTCTTTTTTATTTCTTCTTTATATAATTGTGCTGGTTTGATCATTCTCTATTCCTCATATTGTCTTAACTCATTGATAAAGGTAACAAAAACGCCCACAGGCACCATGGCGATTCTGTAATTTTCATGCCTATTATTACTGCTACTGCAGTTGAAATCCATGCTATTGCTTTTGCAAATTCCATATATTAATTCTCCTTTAATACCATAATAACTGCATTACACATACCAATAATTCTTTGAAATTTTTCATCCTTCATACGAACATTTGCGCTAGATATCTCATATCCATTTTTCGCAAGCTCTTTTATTTCAGACATCCATTCTACAACAATATTACTGCCAGATTTTTCTTTAAGCTGATTTTCAGCATACATTCTTTCTTTATCAATAACTTCTTTATCAATCATTGTTAATATTCCTCATAGTCAGTCTCATCACTGATATTTAATTTATGTTTCTCAGCTTCATGTACTTTATTCAATGCGACTTTTTTACTATCAAATACTACTTCTCCTACAGTATTAAATCCTAAGAGATACTCATGTTTATCTCTTTTATCCATACCTACAAAGTAGGTGTCTGTAACTGTACGAACAGTTAAGTCACAGACATCATAAATACCTACTGTAGGAAAAATTCTTGTATAATAGAGCTTGTCACCTTTTTCTATTACTTTCATTAATCACATTTACTCCATCCACAATTCTTGCAAGTATTACAGCCACCTTCAAAAACTAATTCTCCACCACACTGAGGACATTTCGCCTTAGAAACTGGTACAATCTTAGGTGTAATAACTTCTAATTCTTTTTCTTCAACATCTGAAAAACCTACTTCATCCATCATCTCTTCATACATTTCAAGAAGAGCATTTCCAATAGCTACAGGGCAACTGCTGCCTTTAGATGTATCGTGTTTAGTAGCTGTTCTAACCGCATATGATGGACAGGTACCAGAAGATTTTAACTGATCTACTATGGAATAAACATCAATTCCGCCTCTAGCTGCCAAAGAAATCATTCTCGAAAGTCCAATCATAAAATTATTACACCCACCGGAAGACCCTTTACTGAAATAAGTTTCAAGCAACTGGCCATTGTCTGGATCAAAGAAAGCTTCACAATGGAGTGTTCCACAACCTGTCCTAAGAGTTCTCTTTTTGCCAATGCAATTATCATCTGCTTTGATGATCATTCCTCTTTCTAATCTGTGAGGTTTTTCTACAATATCTTCTACATTCTCTTTAATAGTAAGAATACCTGCACGTTTACATCCATCTCTAAAGATAGTTACACCTTTTAATCCTGCATCCCATGCAGTCATGTATAATCCTTCCACCTGTTCAACTGTAAAATCATTTGGAACATTAACAGTAGAACTGATAGATGCATCAATGTGTGACTGCCAAATACTTTGCATATAGATTCTGTTCTTATAATCCAGTGTCTGAGCTGTTACAAAGTAATCTGGTAATTCAGAATCATCTTTTAATCCATGTTTATCCATATATTCTTTTACAATTGGAGTGTAGACTTTATAATATTCATCATGACCTTTAAGAGACTCTGTTTTTCTTGTATAGTAGTTTGCAAAAATAGGTTCAATACCACCAGACACACCAAGCATAGTTGAAAGAGATCCAGTTGGTGCAATTGTAAGTAACTGAGAGTTTCTAAGTCCAAATGATTCTACTAATTCTTTTGTTTCTCCTAATGCATTTTTACTATAAAACGCTGATTGTTCTACCGCTTCTGGTTTATATTTAGGATATACACCATATTCTTTTGCTAACACAGCAGATGTTTTAATTGCCATATCTGCCATAGTATGTCCAATCATGTCACATAAATCAATGGCTTCTGGACTACCATATTTAATTCCCAGTTTAATAAGCAAATCGGCAAGACCAAAGATTCCAAGTCCAATCTGTCTCCAATCATATACAGATTCTCTTTGTTCTTTTAATGGATGGAGTGGAAGTCCTTCATCTAATACTTCATTTAATGCAATAACAGACGATTTGACACAATGCTTAAAACTCTCAAAATCAAATCCTGTATCACATGCAAATTCAGCTAGGTTAATGCTACCAAGAAGGCATGAACCTCCCGCTGGCAAAGGTTCTTCTGCGCATGGATTTGTTCCTGCATATTCAAACTCATCATCACAACTAAGTAAATTCCAGTTATTGATTCTGTCCCAGAAAAGCATTCCAGGTTCAGCATAATCCCAGTTCATTTCACACATTTTATGGAACATTTCATATGCATCAATTTCTTTAGTGATGGTTTCTCCTGTTTCTAACCTAGTAAATGATAAAGTAAATGGAGTTTTATTCTTTACCGCAGCCATAAACTTGTCTGTAATTCTAATAGAAATATTAGCTTTTGTGACTCTATCAAGGTCTGATTTAATACCAATAAACTCTTCTAAGTCTGGATGCTCACATGAAAGACTAAGCATTAAAGCTCCTCTACGTCCCGCTTGCCCGATTAATCCAGTAACCATAGAATATAAGTCCATAAATGATACAGAACCAGTTGTTTCTTTAGCGGCATTATTGACCTTTGCACCTCTTGGAGATAATTTACTAATATCAACTCCACATCCACCACCATAGCTATATGTACGAGCAAGTTTTTTAGCGCAGTCAAAGATACTTTCAATATTGTCTTCTGGTGGTTCAATTACATAGCAATTACTGAGACTAATTTTACGTCCTTTATTCTCAAGACCTCTATTAGCAAGAATGCGACCTCCAAATAAGAACTTTTTCTCTTTAATTAAATTAGCAATTTCTGAATTTCCACCAGATACACGATTAATCCACTCATCAAAAGTTTCATTTTCATATCTGTATTTTCTTTCCCAAATGTCTTGTCCTAATTGATTCTCTGTTCCTAACCATTCCTGTACTGTCATACACATTCTCCTTAATCGTAATAATTAATAATATAATCAACAGCTTCTTCAAGAGTATCAAACACTACATCACAATCTTCAGGAAGCCATTCATATACATTCTGTTTCCCAAATCCAATAACAGGTATCCCTTTATCAACTGCATATTGTAATTCCTGTCCAGTTCCCACAGAATTTTCAGTATTATTAAGGTTTACTAAAATCAAATCACTATTGGCGATGAGATACTTTATATAGAAATTTTTTGTCTGCTTGGCTGTAATAGATTTAGAGCCATCTCTAGGAAAATACTCTGTTGGATCATATAAGTGATATGCAATAAGATCTAAATACTTTTGTGCTAAAATAAATCTCTCAAAAGCTTCATTCCTCCAAGATGTCCCTTCATCAACTAATCCTTTGCAAGCACCAGCTAAATAAATATTTAATCTTTTCATTTTATTCCTCCATCATATATTTAATAAACAAAGCTGCATCATCAGGGTTCTCACAATGCAATTCAAGAGTATCTAATAAAGTGTCCCCTGACTGTACCAAAGCAGTTAAAACAAATCTGCATAACTGACTGTTAAGGACAATATTGTCACCTTCCGGTGAGACAATATCTACTCTTCCTTTACATTTATCTACTACTTTAAAAAATGATTCAAAATCTTTAATTCTATTAATTTTCACTCTTGTCCTCCTTATCTCTCAAATCATCTTTTCTAAACATACTGCGTAATCAACTTTTCGTGAAATTTCATTGAATACTACATTCTCAGATACTTTGCCAACATACCAAAAATAAGGACTAATACCTTCGTTCATTTTTTCTGCTAATTTATCTGCTCTTTCCTGGTGCTCATATGCTATATTGCCATATTTAAGTTTCTCTGAATCCCATACAGTATTCCCTATCTTTGTTTTAAATGTTAAATATGATTCATACTCTTTAATATATTCTCTAACTACCGAAAGCATTTTAGGGATATTTTCTTCTAGCACTGGATCACCAATAAATTCCACTGGATACACGACAATGATGTTGATATGTGGCGGTTCCATACTAGCAACTTCTTTTACACAAAAGTTTTTGTCATCTAAAACTATTATTTTAGTTACCTCCCTTCTACTAATTCAAATTCTTCTTTAAATTCTTCGTCTGTATAGCAATTCCATGTATAATCTTCTAATCCTAAAACATACCACCGATTATAGAAGTAATATGTTCTATACCAACCGAGATGTTCAACAATACAATGCCTGTCATTATCTTCTTTGATAAATATATGTTCACCATCAATATTAGGCTCAAATATTTTCAAAACTTCTTCTCGATTTTGTTTTGTTAAATATATACACTCATATTGTTCTTTCCTCACACATTTCATTGTTATCTCCTATGAATAATTGAAAATCATTAGCTTCACAACAAGCTGCTTTATATAGAGTAGCCATAGAAAATACTTCTCCTGGCTGGAATCTATCTACTTCTTTGTATCTATAACAGGATTCTTTTTTAGGACAATCCACTAACTCTCCTGCACAGAAAGTAATATCGTGACTAAACGCCATAATACCCGCCTCCCATCGGTTCATTAATAAATTCATCTATTGATCTATAGTCTTTAAGCATAGCAATTGCTCTACATAAGATGCCTTCTATTTCACAATATTGAGCGCTATCAGCAATATCTAATAATTTATCAATCACCTGTGTAATTGTCATATTCTTATATGATGGCTCTTTGTATTCATCCATATTTATACCTCCTAAAAATCAAATTTCTTGTTACATAATTCATCTAAATCATCCATAAGATAAGTTTGTCTATGGATAATCTGTTCTTTAGTAATTGCATATTGCAGAGCCTTAGTCTGAGCACATAGTATAAATTTTTTACTGGCTCTAGTAATCATGGTGTATAAGAGTTCTTTATTAAGCATAATAAACATTGAAAAGTCTATTCCTCCAATAACTGTATCAAACTGACTTCCTTGAGCTGAATGACAAGTTATTGCATATCCAAGCTCTATATAAGGAGCATGTGATTTAGGTACCTCTACATAGCCAATTCCTTGAAAATCTATCAGGATATAATCATCTTTTATATCTTTTATAATGCCTAAGTTTCCATTAAAGATATCTACAACTGAACCATCAGAATTAATTATCTGGTACTTATTCTGTTTGTTTATAACTTTATCTCCTACTTTTAATACCCATTGAACTACTCCACTTTTCATAATTTTGTATTGCTTTTTTGATTTGGGGTTGTATATCTGTTGAGCTATATGATTTAAAGAAGCTACTGAAGACACTCCTTGTTTACAAGGAACAATGATTTGCACATTCAGAATAGATTTAGCATGTTTGATTTCTTCTTTAAAATACTGCACTATATTATGATATGTATTAGATTTATCAGTATAGCAATTAAGAATCATGTCCTGAAGTTCACCTCTTGTTTCTTCTCCAGTCCACCCATCAGAAGTTAATTGTTTTCCTTGTCTCACTCGAATACTTTCAGTAATAATCGCTGATTTCTGAGCTTGTCTATGAATTTTATCAAGGAAAATTGAAGATATATATTTAGATTCAAGCATATCAGCAGCTACTGCACAGGAACCTATAGATTCTAGCTGCCCCACATCTCCAATAAAGATTACTTTTGTTCCAGTAGCACACGCTTTCAGTAATTGCTTAAAAAGATAACCATCAATCATAGACATTTCATCCACTACAATAATGTCATAATCTAAAGGATCATACTCATAGTCAAATGGTGTTCTTGGATCTCCATATTTGAGTGTGAGTAACTTATGAATTGTTTGACTTTCTTTACCAGAAGCTTCACTAATTCTCGCCGCAGCTCTTCCGGCTAAAGCTACTGTTACACTTTTATAATCTTGCAGGATAGTAAGAATACCATCAATAATACTCGTCTTACCTGTTCCGCCGTAACCGGAGATACAGCATAACTGATTATCGAGAACCATTTTAATACCCTCAAGCTGTTGCTCTGTATAATCCCATCCTTGAGCTTTTTCTTTCTTTTTAATTATCTCTAGCCAGTTACTATACTTAAATTTATTAGGGGCATTTTTTAATCTTACTAAATGTTCAGCTATCGAATATTCTAAGTCATAATACCATTTCAATCCTATCTTAGTTTTTTCTTTATTCCATACAATCATTTGGGAATCTTGTAAATCATGTATCGCTTCAGCGATATTCAAATCAGGTACTTCTTCTCCTATTTTATCTATTAACTCTTGCATGATTTCTTCTGAATAACTAAATGATTTTCCATTCTCTCCTTGATTCCTTAGAAACATTTTAATACAAGTTTCAATCCGATCTACGCCATAAGGATTAGCTCCATTCTGCAGTGCTATATCATCGGCTGTTTTCCAACCTATCCCTCTTATGATTGTCAAATCATATGGATGATTTTTTACTACATCAACGGCTTTATCTACATCTTCATGATAGTATTTAATAATCTTTTCTATCAATTTATCAGTAATAGAATATCTGGCTAAATCAATATAAGCTTTGTGTTTATCATAGGTATCATTAAATTTCTCAATCCACTTAGTAGCTACGTTAGGGCCACATCCTTTAATTTTTGTAAGTTCTTTTACGTTCCCTTCTTTTAAAGCTAAGTAAGGATTATCTAAAGTCTCATACATTCTTTGTACATGTTTGGGGAATAGTTTGCAGAGAATATATTTTTGACCTCTAATATCAGTTTCAGCTAAATCATTATTCATAGAGCTTTCAAGAATACTAATTTGCTCTCCCCAAGTGGGGCTATAATCCATTTCACCTTTTATGTCGTAAACTTTTCCTATAATAGGCGTATGAATATTTCCTTTAATACAATATCTCATGCCTTTTGTAAGATTTCCTACAGTTATTTCTCTCACTGTTGCATAAAATATGCCCCAGTGAGTAGAATCATTATAGTATTTTTGCTCTTCTAAAAGACCTTTGAACTGTACCTGTTCAACTACAGTTTCTATTATCCTTCACCAACTTTCTTTCTATCTGTTTGAGCCAATATTGTTCCATCATTGTAAATTTCCTCAATTCTATTAGTTGTATGAGTATAAACAGTGTCTGGATATTTCATAATAACAAATTGATCTTCACGCCTATAACCACAAACAATGATTTTAGAACCTCTTTTAAACCAAGACTCTTCCAGAACTTTTTTCTTGCCTGCAGGTGTCTGTTCAGAAATTCTTTTATTATAATAACTATACTGACCTTTGTTATATTTACAGGTTACGACACTATGGTTAGTCAGCAACGTCACCAAATGTTTATTATTATCAGAGTCTAAAACAGTTCCAGCTAATCGAAATATTTTATATTTAGGAAAATGTTTAATTTCTCCTCTAACTCTTCTTGTGGTATAATCATATACTTCAGGAATCTCTGGGAGTGAATTATAATCAACTACTCCATATTTTGGCTCATTCAAATTCCACAACTCATGCCGATCCGGGTAATAGCTTAATGATTCCATATCCCATTGTTCTAATGATCCAGATGCATAAGATTCCATTATTGAGTCAAGTTTTTTCTGGTTATATAATTGAAGTGTCTCAGGTAAAGCCATATAATCTTTCAATGGTTGGATAAGAGCGTCCCATTCTTTATTAAAGAGCTTCTCTGAAATAATTACTCCATCCTCCTTTGTACCCACAATACATGTATTAAAGTGCTCCATCAAAAACTCTGTACCTCTTTCATCAAGAGCAAAATATCTGTCATGATATCCTTTTTTAGGTACCTTTTTTTCTTCGTCTATTATGTTTTTCAAGAAGAAACTCTCATGTAGAGCATACGCTTTGAAATTCTTGATTCTAATCATTGTTTCCATCTCTTTTGGAAAGATGTCATATTCCAACGCTGAGTTAAACTGTTGCATAGTCAGCTTATCTGTAGGCGTGAATACATTACGAGAAAGAAACTTTTTCATTGTTTCCATGCGATCTGGAGAATCAAGTTCATTGAAACAACCAGCTTTAATTAGAATAATCATTTTAGCAGTACCAATAATCTTAGTGTCTACCATACGTTTACAGAAATCTTCAAATGAACTATAAGGCTGGTGCTCTACAATGGCACGAGCTATATCATCACCTATTCCACAAAGTCCTTTAAAAGAGAAAATAATACGATTGTTCTTTTCATCTGGGACAAAAGAAAACTTTGCTTCATTGATAAGAGGTCTGTCTACTATGATTGAACGCTGCTTAAAATTGGCTATTGCTGAAGCTATCTTTCCATACTTAGTCGATTTATTATCTTCTATCTCTTCATTAGCACCAGCATCAACAATAAGGTTAGCTGCATTCCAATAAATCAATGGATAATGATAAGCTAAATTCATTTCTTGTACTGCAATAGTTGAATAAGCAACGATATGAGGGAGACTAAAACTATATCCAAGCTGTTTTCTTATAACTTCGTTCCATACATAATCAAGCATATTAATTCGTGTACCTATCTCTAATCCATGCTTATAAAATTTATCATGTGCTTCTTTCTGTAGTTTTTTCTTTTTCTTTGCGATACTTTTACGTAAGTAGTTAGCTTCAGTCATAGTAAAATCTGATATATGTTTATCCATAGATAGTTGCATTACTTCTTCCTGCATTGTTGCCATACCATGAACAGATTTCAAATATTTTTCTATAATTCCTATTTCGCTATCATTTAACTGATATTTTTGCTTCATACATTTGTACCATTCATTGATATTGTTTTTATACCTAACAAAGGTATCAATTGGCTGTTCTTCATCTTCTCCCTGTACCATAAGACGCATAGCAGCGTTAGCAGTACCCAGTTCAGTTAAAGATCTAGGTTTAATTGTTTGAATAGCTTTAGCTCCTACCTGAGTCTGAAACTGGAATAAGTTTACAATTTCAAGATTCTCTGCCATCTTCCACATTTCTTCTGAATTATAATCTAATACATCAGGATGAAGATATTTATTATAGGTATCTCTTAAAGTACCTTGCCATTCTATATATCCATATTTGACTAAAAAGTCTAAACATAAATGCATGGCATCTAAGTTTTGAATAGTTAAGTAATCAAATTTAAGTCCACCACAATAAGATGAATTATCCATATCCCATTGTGTAACAGGCTGCCCATTTGGGGCCTTCATCATTGCATTGTGTTCTAAGTAAGGAGCATCAAATATGATTACTCCACTGGCATGTATTGATCTGCCACAAACTAAGCCCTCTATTGCCATAGCAGTATCCAATAAGCCAGGATATTTCTTACATTCATTTAAAAATTCTGTTGCAGGTTTTACATTATCTTCTTCGTTACCATATTTCATTTCAGTCAAAGAAGCTGTTTTTCCTCTGGTAACCGGAATCATTCCAGCTAAATATTGGGCTATGTCATTATCTATCCTCATTCCTCTAGCAGTAGTAAGAATTGCCGATTTACTTCCTTCTGTCTTAAATGTACAAATGTTAAGTACTTTATCATATCCATATCTTTTTCTTGTTGCTTCTATAATCCTTTGCCTTTTTGAGGCTTCTGTATCAATATCTACATCTGGCATCTCTGGTCTACTGGCATGTAAATGCCTCCACCAAGGGATGTTATATTTTAAAGGATTAATTTGTTGCAAATTTATAAGATATGATATATAAAAAGAAGCAATAGATCCTCGTGATGGACCAACTAAAGATCCCCCACCATCTTCTGAGTCATCCCACATCATATTGATAATATCCAATGCTGTAATATAATAAGAAGAAACTCTATCATTTAATTTTTCACTGGTTTCCCAAATAGCTCCCAACTCATCATTAATTCTTAACATCATTGATTTTATTTCTTCTTTTGTAAGTGACTCCGAATATTGCTTTGTCCACCATCCATCTTCGATAAGGTACAGCAAATATCTATCACTCTTTTCCTTTGAATAAGCAAAATTCTTAATATAGGGACAAAAATCATAAGCTGTTTCAAAAGAGTGGCTCATTGTAAACTCTGGTATTTTAGCCTTAGGTACAATTTGCGTATGATACAAGTCATACTCTTCAACTTTCTCACCAATCTCCAAAGAGCACATCAAAGCCTCTTCCACTTCTTCATACCCAAGATAATCCATCCTCTGATGAATTTGCTCATTGGTCATCATCCAAGTTGATTCATAGAAATCACCTAACTCTCTTTCTTCATCATCGCGACTATTAAGATAAGCAGCATGAATTTCTCTATCCTCTTGTTTCAAATAGTGAACATCACAGGCAATAGTAGCTTTTATTCCTAATTGATGCTTTAATTTTACAATCTCTCGATTCAACTTTATCTGTTCTTCTGACAGTCCCGGTTGCATTTCCAAGTAAAAATCTTTACCAAATAACTGCTGGTTCCAGAGAAGAAAATCCATATAATTTTCTCCTGCTAATAAAGACTTGCCTAATTCTCCTCCTAAACATGCTGTCGTTGAAATCAGATGTCCAGGATTAGATTTAACTACATGTTCCAGATCACTTTTCAATGTAGGAACACGTTCCATCCTTCCTGTATAAAAACTGTTGTCCCATGCTAATGAACTAAGTTCTCTTAACTGCTTATGCCCTATTTCATCTTTAGCCAGAAGAATATAATGATAAAATGGAGAATCACAAGACTTCTTTCCATCTTCTGATATATTTAATTTGTCAACTAAATATATTTCATTACCAAGTATTCCTTTGAAATCTTCCGGCAGTTCACCGGAAGACTTCATGGATTTAATTGTTTGAATAAATCTCACATGACCAGATACAGACTCATGATCAGTGATAGCAACTCCTGAAAGTCCAAGAGATGCAGCTTGTTTTATTAATTGAGGTACTTTTACGATGCAGTCCAACATACGAAGCTGACTAAATTCTGTATGCGCATGTGTCTCTATTCTCACTAGAACACCAACTTTCTCTTAGTTTCTTTCTTTATTTCTTGTCCATAAGGATTAAGTACTGCAAATGATTTTTTCTCAGGTGTCCATAAGCTATGATACTGACATAGACCAGAAAACTTAGGATCAGCATTTGGGGAAGTGCTGTGGAATGGACACCAGTAGCATAATGGAGTTGGTTTGGGAGGATACTCACCTTTAATTTCCATTTCATCCATTTCATTTAAGACCTTGTCCAGTTTCTTAATTCCTCTGTTAAGATAGCCTTTGGTACATACACCTTCGTCAGCTCCTTGAATAGCATCTATAAGAATAAAATCATATACATGGTCTGTTGCAGGCTGTCCATATAAATGAATACATGCCAGATCATAAATTACATGTTGCATAGGTGTTTTTATATCTGCATCTCTAAACACAGCCTTTGAGGATTTATAGTCAGTAATCCTTAGCTGCTCTTTTGCATTCTTATCCACTCTATCAATAAAACCATGTATAATAACTCTGTCGTCATATACAAATTCAAATCTCTGTTCTACTGCTACAGGAGTCCATTCTTTACTATCAATCCTAGACGGCATTACTTTGTTATAAAAGATATCCATCTTTTCTGAATAGTTCATACCTGACTTACTATCAGCAGTAAAAAACTCATCAAAATATTTCTTTTTGAGGTCTTTTATACCAAGAATGTGATTATCCGACTTCTCATCAGTCTCTAAATAGCCCTCTTCTGTAATGCTTTTAAGATAGTCATAATCTACTGTCTTACCTTCCATTATCATTCTTCCTTTAAGCTCTAATGCCTTATGTAAAATAGAACCAATTTCCATAGGAAGAGACGATTTCTTTGAAAAGTTTTTGTCTATATACTTTAATTTGTGGCTCAGTGGACAGTGATCAAAGTTACTCTCTTTACTGTAGGAGAGATAAGGTAACCCCTTATCCTCCTCAGTTACTTGTCGGATTTTCTGACTGATTTCAGTCAATTAATGCCTTTCTATACATAATACGTTCCCTCCAACGTGATATCTTCCATAGTTATTTCTACTTTGTCATCAAGCAGTTTTAATAATGTTTCTTTGCCTTTATCTGTAGGCGCATCCTTATAATCTAACACCCCATCTTTATCCCATAAGATTGATACTTTACAATATGGAATAATCGGACGTATTTTCTTAAATAATTTATTTTTGTACAGCTCACCGTCCCATCCATACGGATCCTTATATTCTTTGTCAAAACCAAGAATTAATTCTTCTATCTTCAAATAATCGAGTAGCAATTTGATTTGTTCATCTGAAATTTCACTGCCACATACAGCTAAAGAAAAGTCATCATCACCAAAATACGAATGATTTTGCATAACTCCTTTCTCAGACTCAAGTAGTAAACATTTCCTACAAGTCTTAATCTTATTCTGGTTAATATGAATACCATAAAGATTATGTGATAACTTGTGGCTTAGAAATTTTCCTTCTATATTAAGAGGTACATATTTTCCAATGTTCTCTACGTCTTCTTCATCGAGATATCTTCCTCTTATACCAATAAGATTTTGATGTCTATCTCTATGAGGAATAACTATTTGATTTGTATTACCCCAATAAGATATTTCAAATGTAGATAACGTCTCTCTGGAAATATGGTCGTTTAAAAACACTTCATGAGGAGTATATTCAAACATTTCTAATACATGCTCATCTATAGGTTCACAGTCTATAATGTCTGTAGATTTGTTTTTCCCAAACTTCTTGAGCCACGACATATCACATATATGTTTTGGTCTCTCAATATGTTCAACAGCTTTCATATCTATTTGATTAGCAATATAAGATACCGCCTGATACCAAGTATAAGTAATCCCTTGTACTCTTTTAGCTCTGATTACTAATTCAAAAATAGAGAATGATTCGCTACATGAGGTGTAGCAATGAAATGTTCTTCCAGAATACTGATCTGTAGGTTCATGATAGTAATAAAGCTTATAACTATCGCCACCATGACAGATTGTTTGAAAGATAAGATTCCCAGATGAGTCTGTTCTATATCCTTTTGATCCTAAATCGGTAACTATCTTGATTACCTGTTCCTTTGTAAGAGCCTTTAATATTGCATTTTTATCATAGTAAGGCATCAGTACACCTAAAAATCAAATGGCATTGATCCCAATAAAGTACTCGTAGCTTCTTGTTGCTCATCATCAGTAATCTGGATATCATCAAGGCTCTCAGAATGTTCCTCAATTACTTTCTCAATTTGAGCTACAGCCACTTCAGTTTCGATCAGGTTATAATAGTTGTCTGTAATAAATAAATCTTTAGTTCTACCAGTAGAGAGATCAGCATATTGCCATAAACGGATTTTTGTCAGTTTTCCTCTTCGTACTTTATATATGTGTCTTACAAGATTGGGTATTGGCACTCCATACATATTGTGCATAAGTTTCTTTACACACTCTAACTCTGCACTTGTTGGCCTCAGTGAAATTTCACCTAAGTCAATTCTATCTGCTAGAGATTTTGCACCTCTTAACATTGTTTCGTCTTTAATCTGACTATCTTTGTATGTACCATTTAACTGAGTCATTGTTAGAATAAAGATATCCAATTTCATAGCCAAATTCTTAAGAGTGTCCATGAATAAGAACAAAGTCTGATCTTCTCTCAATTTCATTCCTTTACTCATAGAAGCAACTTCAGCAATTAATTTAGCTGACATATGTATATAATCGAATACGAAATAATGACATCCTTTTTCTCTCTTATAAGTTTTAATGATATTTGATATATCTTCTATACCAAAATCATTAATAATTTCTATATATAAAGGATAAGTAGCAATATATTCAATAGCTTTATCTACTCGTTCTTCCTCATCTCCTTCATAGTCTCCATCAAGAATCTTGTTCTCTGGTACTCCGGAAACGTATGCCATAATGATAGTCTGTACTTCGTCTTCCTCTAACTCAGTAGAGATGAATAGAGATGGTTCCTCACACCCAGTGTAAATCCATTCTTTTTTATCTGTATCATAGAAATAAGGGATTGAAATATTACAGATATCTGCCAATGCAGTCCTTGTCTTTCCTCCACCAGAATCAGCAGAACGAAGATAGACCTTTTTAAGTCTCGCCCCTCTAGCAATAGTAGTCATCATAGGGCTCTGTAAAGGTATTCCAAACTCTGGTTCTTCTTTCAATCTTTCTTTCAGTTCTTTCATTCCCTTACCGGCAAGCTGACCCCTTCTCGAAGAATCCATTCCATAGAGCATTTTTGCTTTCGTAATGAGCAGATCTTCTTCTTCCAGAATCATATCATTTATTGAAGTTGCATCTAATTTAGCTGCTTGCTGTTCTTGTCTGCTAGGATCAATGATTGTTTGATCATAGATGTTCCTTATGTCTACTCCACATGAATCCCAATATCTTAAAAGACTAAATTTCTTCAAGCGTTCCAGGTAGTAACTAAAATTTTCCAATTCAGCCAAACGAATGGCATCGTCACAATAATCAATTCCTTGATTATCGTTGAAAATTTTATATTGTTTCTCATATCTTGAAAGAAAACTATCTATAGCAAATGTATCTATAATCTCTACCCCTTGGTTGTAGAGATTATACACACATGAAAATAATATTGCGTAAAATTGTTCTTCTTCAAAGTCATACTGTGTAAGTGTGTATTCTTCCAAAAGGGAAGGTTTCTTCATAATACATCCTAAACATTGAAGAGTGGCGTGTTTGTCAATTAACATATTCACTCCCCTATTTTGCTTATATCAATCAAATCTACATTTTTCTTTTTAGGCGATACTTTTATATGCTTCTTTTTATAAATCTTATCCAAATCTACTTTTGAAGGTTCTATACTGTCTAGCTGTGCATAAAACGCCTGAGCTTGATCATAATACCAAGGAATTAATCCAACAATGTCACTATCTTCATCTTTCCTGGCTTCTAATCCAACTATAGAAAAACAATATTCTAAAGTCTGTTCCATTCCTTCCCAAGTAAATCCTTCATACATTTTTTTGTATTTATAAGCCATTGCTGAACTTTTCGCTGTGCATTTACCCTGTATTTGCTCCACTTTACTAAAGAATTTTTCTGCAGCCTGGGCTTCACTTTCTGGAACTGCTTCAGGGATTTCGGGGAGAGCACTTTGTTTCAGTGCTCTCTCATACTGTTCCCTTTGCTTTTTCGTCAGCTTATCATTGTCAATCTTTTCTTTTTCTTTCTTGATTTTTTTATCAAGACAAGATTTATGATAGTATCTGGTTTTTATATGAATAGCTTTCGAAGCAAGTACATTTTTATGACATACCGGGCAAATGTACATTGCCCTTGGCATTACGCCACTCCTAATTCAGCACAAGCATCCTTAATATCTTCGAGAATAATACTCATTGCCTCAGTCTGCTTTTTAGTACACTGAGATACTTTCTTCCCAACACCAAGAGTCTGCTCTACAATATCTGTCAATGTTTCCATATGATCTGAGGCAGCCAGTTTACCTCCCCAAAGGGCAATCTCTTCCTGAAGCTGTTCAAAGGACATTGTTTCTTTTTCTTCATACATAGACTGCTGCTCATCATAGGATACTGATTTAATACCGTCAGCTTCTTCCTGTTTAGTGATTGCATCAGAAATTGCTTTCTCTAAATTATCTGCTGTAAACTCTTCAATTTTAGTTACCATGAAATCATATCTTGAACGAGCGAAGAACTTATCTGTCTGTGCAAAATAAGCAGAAGATTTAATTACATGTCCATCTTCATCTACGCCATTTGGCTCAAGGTAAGCCACTACGTCACAATTATCTACAATTGGTTTAATACAGCGCTTGTCTCCCTTAGGCTGAATAAAGCCATCTTTTTCGTCTGCATGCGCAACGAATACCACTGTATACCCGGAAGTTACTAATTTCTGAATCTGTTCCCAATAAATACGTTCATAAATCTGATAAAGATTTACTTTGCTGTTTTCATTGGCTCCAAGAGAAATGCATCCTCCACCATATGTGTCACATACGAATTTCTGGCAAAACAGAGAGGAAGCATATACTTCATCAATAACAATAGTGGAATAAATCTCTTTAGCTCTTTCTACTGTTTTAGGATCAGTAAGTTCTTTGATGTACTTAGTGAACATTCTCCAGTTGTTAATCATTTTATGTTTAACTCCTGCCTGAGCACCTAAACCATTCTCACACATGAAGAACAAAGCATTCTTCATCTTTGCGCAATTATAAGTTTTTCCCGTATTGTTTGTGCCATAAAGCATAATTACTTTTCCTTCAAGACCATGTGCTACAACGCTTACTTCTGGTTCAAAAATACTATCTGTCATATGTAATCTCCTTTAATTTTACTATTTATATTTTTACAAACTTGTTTATAGATTAAAAATTAGGAAGTTTTGGTCTAGCTTTAGTTGTTGCAGCAGAGGTTGCTGTCTCCGGCTGTTTAGCTTTTGCTTTCTCTTCCTCTAAGCGAACTTCTCTATCAGTAATTGCCTGAGAAATTGCACCAATGTCATATGGTTCTGGAGTTGGTGTTTCACTATCCTCGCCGTAAGCATCAGAAGCATTTGTAATAATCATCTCATTTTTATAGATCGTTTTCTTCTCAAATCTTGGTTTACCAATTTTTACAGGAATTTCTTTTGTGATTTCTGCACGACTATTTACAATATCACCATAGAACTTAACAGTCTGATTTGGTGTATAGTCATCTAAAATTGCTTCTGCAATTCCATCTTCTGCTGGAGCATATAAGGTCATTGGCTCAATTCCTGCGTATGTAGGCACCCATCCTTTTACGATAGCTCGGCCTGTTTCTTCACCTTTATTCTCACCAGATGTATAAAGTTCTGGAGTAATAGAAGCAATTGCCATTTCTACTTCAAACCAAGCACGAGGCTCGAATTTCTCTGGGGCTCCATCATAACGCTTAAAAATCATTGTCTGATAAGAAATACCTACATGTACCTGTTTATCTTTTCCAACGTAAGAGCGAGGTCTGATCTGACCATTTGTAACAGTTACTCTTGTAGCTGCATCTTTACCAACTTTGGCAATAGACTGATATTCTCTCATTACAGTTTCAATGCCTGCATAACAGCCATTATCTGTACCGTCATTTTTCTTTTCATTCACATATACTCTAAATGTTACGAAATTAATGTCTCCTGTCTGCACTGTAATGTCACCACTAATGACTTTTTTACCATCTCTTACTGATTCTTCCAGTGTATTTTCGCTTACAATACCAACTACTTCTACTTTTGTGTCTGCCTGTCTTAAATTTGTTTTTTCACTCATAAATAATGTCTCCTCTTATAAATAATATTGTTTGGTATATTGATAAGCGTTCATGATTGAACGACTTATTCACTAAATCTCATACTAACTCTATCTAAATATTCTTCATCTGACGGGTTAGCGAATCTAATAACTGTATATATGCCTTTGCATTCTGGGCATCTATTATTTTTTCTTTCATTCCATTCAAATACTGAAGCACAACGAGTGCACTGGCATAATGTTGTTCGTGTTTCCATCTCATGCCTCCTCTTCAAAGATGCTTCCGCTAATACCTAAGGCTTCAGCAAGTAGTGTTTTCAGAGGTTCTGATGGATTCTGATCATTCAACCATCCTAAATAACTATCTGGAATTTCAGAGAGTGGTTCTCCCTTATGTTTGCCGAATGGCATAAGATATGTTTCTGGTGTAGGTTTGAATTCTTTCATCAGTTCATCTACTTCAGTTTCATCAAAAGATACTGTTAAATCTTTTCTTGATGCTAAATAATCTGCTAAGTGAACTATCATCTGACCTTTTGTTTCTGGTAATGGCAGCTCATCTTTACTTCTTTTATCTGTGTTCCATTCACCCATATGTGAAGCACAACAGTCTGCAATATAATCCAATTCTTCATCTGGCAACCATTCAAATCCTTTATAGGATTTTATTCTCTCAGCTATAAGTAACGGGTGTTTAAAAAGAGTATATTGACTGCCATTACGCCCAAGTTTTTCATCATCATGGTTCATAATAGCTGTTCGTAGCATATCTCTTTCTCTTGATGTAAACTGACTCTTGATACAATTAATTGACAGCATATGGTTTAAGAATCTAGTTGCCCCTTTTACATGTTTAGCAAGTCCCATAAAACCAACTGTATAATCAGGGTGATACTTGTTAGTACTTGAAGCAGACACTTGCCAGAAATATGTAGGCGCAGTATCTAGTAATTCAATACAAAATTCCTGAATATCATCATTTTCAAATACTTCTAATTCTTCCTTAAAAAATCTCTCTGCTAATGTCATACAGTTTCCTCCTCAATAATTTCTTGTGCCTCTTCCATATCCGGTGTATCAGAGGAATCTTTTATCAATCCTTCAAGGACCTTGAAAGTGAAATTCTTATGTTTATAAGCCTTAAAGCTACTTCTATTATCAATTCTTACAACTACACCTTCTCTAACATGTGTCGCCCCTATTGGATCAGGCCCATCATAGTATTTTTCTACACGCTCCATAAGATCTTCTTTAGTAGTAAACAGGAATTTATCAAATTCAGGTACATGTTTAACTCCTAAACGATCACACCAATTCTTTACTTCTTCCCATGGAAGCTCTGTAATAACTCCATCTTCATTGGTCATAGTCATTCTATAAACATAAATATCAGAAGTACCAGGAGTACATCCATAAGAGAACACTGTTTCATCACCGTAAAGTTTCTTAACTTCTTTATCTTTAATTTTAGTGTTAGAACAGGTTCCCATAATGGTCTGCTCTGTACCATCAACCCACCCTACGATTTCATAAAACACTTCCATTCCTTTTGGCAGTCTGTCAATAAAGTAGTCATGATATTTTTGTCTAAATTTATCATTCCCATAGTAACCGCCTTCAAATGTATTGAGTACAACTCTTCTTGTTCCAGTAACTATTTTCCATTCTTTGATAGCAGGAGCCGGTCTACAAAAAAGTTTTTGTAGTAGAGTCTTTTTCTTAGTAGTTACTTCTATTGCATTTGCTGTTCGACCAGATGTGCCATGCATTTTCAAAGTAATGTAACAAGTATCTCCTGGTTTAAAGGCATTTAAGTTATATGCTAACTGTTCTGTATCAGCATGTTCTTTAAAATAAGGAAATTTGTTTTTTAAATTTGGAGTTTTTACTTTCGGACCATTGTTAGATTTTTTATGATTTGATCTTGGAATATATTTTTTACAGATAACTGTTCCATCAAGTACAGTAATTTGATCTCCTAAAGATAATTTATTTATATCAGTCCATTTACTAAGAGATTCTACTGGTAAAACCAATCCTTCTGATTTTTCACCTCGCAGTCTCATAGCTTTAATGTTTCGTTTTACAGGATCAAGATATCCACCTGTAGTTGTTCCATCTTCATTTTTAATACGCAGTAAATTGTTTTCTTTTGCAAATTCTTCTCCTAGCTGACCATCAACCGGGAAAAATACAACTTTCTGCCCTTCGTAATAACTTAAATCAACAATAACCGTATTTCCAAAAACGGTACCAAGCTGGAGCCTATCAGCATTGCTGTGTTTACGAAGTTGCTTAAGCTCAGTAATGTAAGCACAATACATTAAGTATTGAATACCTCTTTCTCACTCATAATTCTCTTGCACAGATCAATTACATCTGTGTTGCCTCCTTTTACTTCGTTATATATTTTAGTAACACCATAAAGTTTTCCTATATGGAATCCTTTGTTATATGTATCAGTAATTTTCTTTTTCATCTTTTTTCTAGTTATAAACACGTAGCTCCCCCTGTTATTTCTTCTAAAGTTCTAGGAGTATAATTCAGCAGCATTGCTCCGACATTATACATTTTACATGGTGTATTATATAGATTTTCCATTTCATACTTTGTTCTTTGCATCATATTATTTTCAAAACCTGTATGTACATGTCCATATAAATGATACCAACCATAGTAATGATTCTTAAAACAAGGAATCGGATAATGACAAAGAATAATACTCTCTTTTGGATTAAGGTATAGTTCTTTATAATCAACTATTTCTACAAATAAATTCTGTAAATCTTTGTTTTTCAGAATCTTATTATCATGATTTCCTTTTATTAAATGAATCCTACCATTTAACTGGCTATAATACTCCAATGTTTTAGTTGAGCCATACCAACTAATATCTCCCAAAAGATAAACATCATCATCTAAGCCAACTACTGAATTCCAATTATTTTTAATAGTTTCATCGTTCTCTTCTATTGTCTTAAATGGTCTAGCATCGAATGCCAATGCATTTGTGTGACCGATATGTAAGTCTGAAATATAATAATTCATAAACTACTCACCACAACACTAAGTATATCAATAACGCCAACAATTAGTAATATTATATAAAATCTTGTTCCATGTATCCCTATTGATGAACAATAGGCTCCTAGAATACCCCAGCATAGAATATTCAAAATTGATAAAAATGTTTTCATAGCTCACCTATCCAATCTTCATAAATATTATCTGCATGTGCTTCAATATCATCATGTAATGTCTCTTCTGGGTAATCAATAAGAGATTCTATTACATAAGAATCCATAACTAAACTTGATACTTTACTGTCTGACAACTGATATTTTGTTTTTAATGTATCTTTCAAAGCTTCAATATAAGTTTTGGCACTTTTCGTAAGTTTTAATGTATCCGTCATCGTTCTACTCCTGTAATTTTCGTGCTGAATAACAAATTTCTTTATATTTCATAACTGCATCATACACTTCATCTGGAATTATATTTTTATATTGTTTGACGACAATTTCTATAATTTTCTTTTTAGCAATGTTATATGAATTACTTGCTTCCTCTTCTGACTCGAAACGTCCCAAATAAATTTTTTCTCCATTAACTCCATTGCAACTTGCTATATATGCTCCGGACTTTATTTTTTGTACTCCTAAAGCATAATTACCTCTATCATTTTTTCTATCTAGCACAATTGTATTTAATCTATGGGGTAATAACAAACAGGTGTCGGGACTATATATTTTATTTCCAATAACTTTTATATCTTTGTCCAATTCAAGTGAGTCGTCCTTTGATAAAATATATTTATGTTCGCTGTACCATTTTGCAAAATTTTGATAATTTTTCCATTCGTCGCATACATAGCAATCAATATAATTTTGATTTTTAATATATTTATCGCTATAACATCTTGTTAACATAGATCCCCATTTTGTATATTCTTCTGTATGAGAAACACCAACTTTAGTTTTAAAAGGGCCATAACCTCTATAACCAACACCTAAATAAGTGGGAATATTATAGTTTATAATATTTCCTTTTTTGAAATATTGATAATAAGTGTGTCTCACAATAATTCCATCTTCGAATTGGATATCAATATCGTGGACATTTTTATATCTAATAATTTGCATCTTTAATCCTTGTTTATTAATATTTTCTTCTCCGGTTCGGTCTATTTTTTGCATAGTTAATTCACCCTTATAATCTGTTCATACAAACAAATATCCTTATCAGAAACTGCAAGATTTTGATGATAATGTCCAAAAATATTTTTTCTATAATCAACATTACACCTTATTTCTTCCAAATAATCAGTTAGCTTATCCGGTTTATATAATCCATGTGATAATAATGCTGCTGTAGAAGAAGCTGTACAATGTGTCAGGATAAAATCTACTTTATTGTCATGTTCTGCCAGGTTCTTTATACCTTCATCCATCTCTTCTTGATTTGGCATTTCTCGCTCCCACCATGAAATATGATTGATTCGATACATCTTATCTGGATCATACCTCCATTCCTTTATTCTTGGATCGTCAATCTCTAATACTCCATCTGAAATATCATGACTTGCAGCTCCGCCAAAAGTAAAAAATTTTAAATCGTCTATATCAAATACTTGTCCTCTCATGAGATGAATTACTGATGGTTTAATAAAATGCACCTTACCTCCATGCCATTCTTCTACTGGATAAGAATCTAATATATCGTAACAATTACCGCTCACTACAGGACACATTTTGTATCGTGTTATTAAAGTACCATTATCCATTGTCAAACAGTATACATTATCGTTGTACTCAATAATTTCATATTTAATTTTTTCATCAAGTCGCTTATTTTTCCCTATAGAAATTTGATATTGAACTAAGCCATCATTAGTGTAGCCTGATGCATTATCTAAAGTAATCACATTGATATCATAATTATTTTTAATGCATAGCTCGGTTACAATATCAACGTTATGCTTTGATGTGGTCCTCCATACGATATTGTTCCCAGATGATGTTCCATCTGTATTAACTATAGCATTAAGAAAGTACATAAATTGAATATCTGACATATTTCTCCACTCACAAGGTATTTGCTTTATTCCTGTTAAAAATGAATTTATATATCTTGCATCATCTCCATAAATATTCAAATAACATTCACTTTGTCCCATATATCTCTCAGTATATTTTATCTTGCATCTATCAAGGATACTTTTTATGTATGCTATTTTTCTAAGCTTTTTTAAATGGAATTGCACTCTCATTTTTTTTGAATTGCTATCTATTTGACTATAATCAATGATTGTTCCGTCCATGATAACAGATGTTATTAATTCAATAATCTCATTTCTTATATTAATTCCTGGATTTATATTATTTATATGAAATCTAAAGTCTTCAATACGAAATTTATTTTTTAATAATTCATTCGCTTTAATTTTTTTGTTATTTACTATAATATCATGATTCAAAGTAACACATTGCTTAAAATTAGAGCTTGTAATTTCAATTAATTTATCACAATAATTTACAACTTTTTTTAATGGTTTCGAATATGAAATATTGTGATTTTCCATGTTTACTGAAGCTACAAGAATATTTTCCTTACTCTCAACAACATCTTTTATATTCATCCAACCATTAATTGTTAAAATATCTGTATCTTTGTGAAAACATTCATGATTTCCATCAATAAAGAGTGTTGTGAAATGCTTCTCTTCAAGCCAATTCAGATACCACCTTTGCTGAGGTGAATCTCTCCATATCCCAAAATCTCCAAGAACAATTACATAGTCATCTTTAGTCATCTCTCTTTGCTCCGGGAACGAGTCCATATTTAATCTATGGATCCAATCCCCATGTGTATCACCTGTGATCCAAATTACTTCCACCACCTCCAACAATATGTAGCGATTGAAAATCCTATAAGAATCATGAAATATGCTACAGGTATCGCAAAAAACATTTTCATAATTGAAATCAATAAAATACACAAATCTAATTTTTTATCTGCAATCATGTTTAATATTCTTACTACTGGCAAAAGCATTAACTTCCAACCACTACATATAGCTCCAATTACTCCACATATAGCAGAAATCCATCCCATGGTTTGCTTAATCACTTAATTCCTCCTAAACTATCAATCCATTGTTTTACCTTGCCATTATCGTATGTTTTTGTAATCAATACGGCAGACACTGTTTGCCCTATTCTTCCATGATATTTACGATATGTACTTTCATCACTAAGTGAATACTCAGTTCCGTTATAATTTACCGTAATTTCATATTCAGCATAATCAGTTCGAAATTGCGGAACATGATTAACCATACCTGTAAAACGGGTTTCTTTAGGTTTATAATATTCATTTACAACTGTGACCTTCACGCTTTCCTCTTTTTTATCAATGCATTTAGCGCAACCAGTTAATGTTGAAATACTTATCAATAAAACTCCTAAAATACTTAATACTTTCTTTTTCATAAACTCTCTCCTACATTTGTAGTTAAGGTCCATTCTTTCTGAGTTCCATAAGGATAAGAACCATATGTTATAGTATTATCCTCAGTAGTTTCAGTTCTAGTCGTCTCCTCAATAAGATGGCCTTCTTTATCATATTTCTTAGTGGTCTCTGTAACCGTGGTTTTTACCATTGTGTCCTCCTTTATATTGACAAGCCGCCTCACCTAAAGTACAATACTATTGATCCCAGGTCTGTACCGGGTGAGGATCTTCTGAATGGGTAATGTGATATGGGATTGTATCACACATTATTTTTGAAGGAGGTGTTGCCTATGGCAGCAGATATCATAACTATACTTACTTGCTTTGGCCCTACATTACAATTCGTAGTTGTTAACGTTATCCTAACCTTACGCAGCCACCTCTTTATTACTGACGCAAAATCCCTTTATTCACTGTTTTTTCTGCTACCGTCAGTATTGGTATAACTACCACACCGTATATTTATACAGTACTGTAAAACAGCCGGCTCCTATTCCGTTATACGTTACCCTAAAAATTTTATAATTCAATACCTTCCATAACAGCCCTAGCTTCTAAGATAGCTAAATAGCTTGCCATAGCATCAATCTGAATATTATAAATGCTTCTTGGGCATGTTGGCTCAAAACTAAGACTTCCATTGTCCCATTTAAAAAGTATAGACTGCAAACCTCTGAATCTAAGCATTAACTGGTAATATTCAGCTTTGAATCTCTCGTTATAATCTGGGCTAACCATCATTTCTGTTGTTTCTTTTAATGTTTTTACCATGTTATTTGTCTCCTTTATATTCTTTAATATTATTTACAAATGTCCAAGTGAAAAAGACTACCAGCATTAAACTAAGTAAATTTTTATAAGTAATAAGGTCTACCAATGATACTGCTATAAAAATAGCATCAAGAATGATAAAAAATATGTTAAGTTTCATTTAATTCATCTCTCACTCTCATAAGTATCTTCCCAAGCCTATTTTCTCCAACTCCATCTACAGTTCCCCAAATAGTATCTCCCCAAGTATTACCCTCTTCCAAATATTCATCTCCTGTAGCAAGTAATTTTTCCTTAAGGTCTGGATTCTGAGTGAATTTAGCCAGTACAATTTCATACATTACTTTATCTTTCACTTCTTCCCAATCTGATCTCAAATCAATCTTTCTACCTGCTGCCTTTGCTTCTGATGGGCTAGCTTGAGAAAATAACTGGAATTTTAGTCTACGATTTTTTGTTTTCTGTGCTTGAAAAGCTGCTTCATTATTCGTATAGTCCCATCCGTTATAACTTACCGGTGCCATATAAAAGTTACTTAAAAAGTAATAATCTCCAGTGAAACTATTAATCATTCTTTCTCCTTCCCTAATAATCACTACAAGTTACTGTTAAACTTACAAATCCTTCATCAAATTCAAAACAGTCTCGGACATCATGTTTTACTAGCTGTTCTACTCTGTCTCTGTCAGTTATTTCTACTCCAATTAATTCAGGATCAGTCAAGTTGTATTCAGCTTCTACAGTAATCACTCTTTTTGTTGGTATCAAAATTTCTTTCTCACATGCATCATCAATTGGTTTATTTAATATCCTTTTTCCTCTTTGCGTAATATCACCTCCGTATTTTATTTCATTGTTTAACCTCCTTAAGTGCAGGTGAGGAATTGAACCTCACCTTAACCTTTTGTTACTACACTTATTTTCTCTTCCCTACAAAGAATCCAACTAAGAAACAGGCTAATAAGCATACTACAAACATGCCTATATTTAACACTATCATTTTATTTGCCTTTCTTTGCTTTCAGTTCCTGCAACTTTTTATTAATTTCATCATCTTTCATTTTCTTATCCAGACGCTGTTTTTGCACAATAGTAGAACTTTCATAAACGATCCTAGCTCCATCAGCAGCCTCTTTTTGCTTTTTAACTCCCTCACGTACTTTCTCTAGCATCTTTTCCTCTTCACTAGAAGATACTCCCGGTGTTACATTAAAAGCTTTTGATGCCTGAGCTGTTTCCAAAGTTAAAACAGCACTTTCTTTTTCTGCTTTTAAATCATTAAGCTGTTGCTGTAATACTTCTACTTTTTCTTTCTGTACGTCAGCATTCTCTTTCCATTCTTTTAATGTACTCTTAATAAAATCAATCTTATCATTCAGCTCCTGTTGTTCTTTTAAGTAGACTTTTGCCGCTTCGTCATCTCCTCGATCCACACAAGCATTTACATTTACATCTGCTTTCATGGCATCTTTCTTCAAATGGAACAAATCATCTTCATAATTAGAAATCTTACCAAGCATCTGCTGATATCTTACATTCTCCTGCTGAAGTTCATCTTCTTTCTTCTCAATAGCGGCATTATAATATGCTTTAGCTCCTTCAGGTGTAGACGCATCTTTCTGAATCGCTTCGTTTGCCGTGCCAGATGCTCTTATTCTTACTCTTTTTCCAATTTTACTATTAAAAAAGAAATAAAGTCCTACAAGTACTAAAATAACAATCATAACAATTCCTCCAGCTGTAATATTCATTAGTCTCTCCCCTCATCAATATCAAGCCCAAAGTTTTTAAACAGTTCTGTCATACCTCCTACATAACCGGAACCTAATGCCTGGAATTTGAATCCATCTCCGTAACGGTATAATTTACCCATTTCTACTGCATTCAATTTTTCAAAGTTTTCATTCTCAGACAGATCATATTCATACTTATCACCATCTGGATTGTCGTAATCACAAATTGTCATAACTGCATTGGAGACCATTCCAAAATTCTGCATACGCTGTAAGGCTCTAAAAATTGTTAAGCAGATAGTAAATTCTGTTTTATCTTTCGGGAAAGTATCAGCATGTACAATGAAATATTCGTCATAATGCTTTCCATTGAAAATCATTCCCTGAGAATCGTCACCAGTTTTATTGTCTCCTGAATAATCTACCCAAGGATATGCAGAGCCATCTTCATAGGTTTTATAGTTTACTAAATCTTCTGGGTATACTACTTTGCGACTTGAATCTGTTAAAAATCCATTGATATCAAAGTCAATATCTGCTTCACCAGCATAACGGTTCTGATCCCAATTGACTCCAATGAAGAAGTTCTTAATACCTGTACCATCCTCTTTTACCATACTAATTTTCTGATTTTTGCTCATGTTGATTACTGCCATATCTCTTTATCTCCTTTTTATTTATTATTCAGCCAGTCTTTATACTGACGAAGAATCTCTGTATATAACTGTTCATCAGACATTTTATTCATGTCTTTTACTGCTGTAAAACCGGTGTTGTCATGTTTTCTACCTTTCATATCATCAAGAGATTTCAAATAGTCAAAATCTTCATCTCCAATTCCTATGAACTGCACGAAGATGTTGTACTCTGAAAGCTCTTTAATAACTGCATTGGTGGCAAAAGTATCACTGTTCTCACCATCTGTAATAAAGATGATAAATGCTGGAATCTCACTTGGCTCAATATCTTTATAATATGTAACCATTTCTTTCAATACAGGAGCATAATTAGTACCACCCATATACATATGAGCTTTTTTCATAACATTTTTAACATAACTACTATAATTATCAGCGTTAGCAGCTTTTAAGCGCTCTGCTCCATTTGAGAACAGCCAACTCTCAAGTTCTCCATTATCGTCAAATCTTAGAGCAATAGGCAACAAACGAGAAATGGTTTCCTGTACAGATCCATTATCATACAGCCAATCCATACTTCCTGAATAATCCATTGCAAGAGCTACTCTAGCCGTATGTTTTGTCATATCAATCTTGCTTCCCTTAGACATATCAATAAGTACTTTGCCAAGATTTTCATTGTGCTTAGACATATCAATTGTCTGTAACTTTTCTTCATATACAGGTTGCTGAGTTACAGCAGAAGATAACTCTACTGCTGCTTCCTCATCTTTTTTTCCGAATAGTTTTCCCAAAAATCCCATTTTAGTTACTTCCTTTCTTACAAATTGCTTTTCTAATCCAATCTACAGGCACAACCATAAATGCTGTCACAAGAACTATAATCCACTGTTTAACGTCCATTGGAGTTGTCTGTACTAGATTTCCTACAAAGTTACACAAAACTACAGCCATTGCAAAAATACCCAATGCGATATACACAAATAATTTGTTATTTTTAATTCCTTTGAAAAGATTCATGCTATCTGTTCTAATAGTGAATCCATTAAATACTGCCATTAAACACAATAAAGCGAATCTCGCTGTCATAGCCGAAAGTTTTGTTGTAAACATATTTCCAACTGGACCAAATGTAATTACACCAAATAAAGCAATAAATACAATTGAACTTAATGCAATTCTCCCTTTCGCTCCACGGATAAATAATCCGGATCCTTTCATGATAGGCTCTTCATTCATATATTCCTCTTTTGGCGGTTCTCCACCAAAGCTTAATGAGTTAAGTGAATCCATGATGATATTTACAATAAGGATCTGAACTGCTGCTAATAGAGCAGAGCCACCAGAAATAATTGGAAATACCATACTTAAGATCAACAACGAAATATTGATAGGTAGCTGGAATTCAAGGAACATCATAATGTTATGCATAAATGTTCTACCAAGTTCGACTGCCTTTACCACACTTGCAAAATTATTGTCTGTCAAAACAATATCTGCTGCTTCTTTTGCCACATCAGACCCATCCTGCATTCCAAAGCCTACATCTGCTTTCTTTAGTGCAGGAGCATCATTCACACCGTCTCCGGTCATTGCCACAGACATTCCAATTTCTTGTGCTAATGTTACAAGGCGAAGCTTCGTATTCGGTGAGCATCTGGAAATTACTCTTAACTGTGGAATAATTTCTTTTACTTTTACATCTGACATTGCCTCAAACTCATCATTGGTAACTGCTAAGTCTCCAGGCTTATAAATGCCAGCTTCCATAGCAACAGCCTTAGCAGTCTCCATACAGTCACCAGTAATTTCAATTACCTGAATTCCAGCTTTATGAGCAATTTTTACTGCTTCTGGAACTTCATTCCTAACCGGGTCAACAACTCCAATGACTCCAAGGAGATTCATTTCATCGGGGAGACCATCATCAGTTTTATCTGAGATAGTCAATGCAATACATCTCATTGCCTTCTCTGTCAATCCCTTAATATGGCTCTTTAAAGCTTTTCTTTTTTCTTCTGTCAGCTCAGTTGCAATGCCATCATTATCAAGATAAAATTTACACTTCTCAATTAATTTCTCTGGTGCGCCTTTATAAACAGTAAAATCATTTGCTCCATTATTTAAAGTAACTGCAGAGAATTTATTTTCACTACTAAATGGAACACGTTTTTTCATGATAGCTTTATTCTGTATTTTTTGTGCATCTTCAGGAGAAAGCATATCAAGCACTGCTCGATCAATTGAATTGCCACCAGTGATATTCCCATTAGAATCAAACACTGCACTATTATTCATACAAATGTTTAAATCAATTAGCTCGTTGAGCGGACTTTCCTTATTAAAAATATCCTGACAGTTACCGTTAATCATAACTGTAGAAGTCATTTCACCTGTTGTGAGAGTTCCTGTCTTATCCGTACAAATTAAATTAACATATGCCAATTCAGGAATTTTACCAGTATTCTTCGCAAGAATATTGAATTTTTCCATTGTCGATACATTCTGTTTAGTTACAAGTTTTACAATGAGTGGCAGACCTTCCGGTACAGCCGCAACAATAATTGTTAATGCATTTGAGATATTCTGTGCTACTTTCTGAATATTTTCAAGAATGTTTCCTGAGAAATACTGACTTAAACTTCCAGCATTTAAGATACCTGTAATTGTCATAATTACAAATGCTAATACTGCCGCAATTGTTCCCCATTTTGAAATAAAATCACACAAATGATCCAGAGCAATATCAAGAGCTGTCTTAGGAGGCTCTAAAGTCTGCATTTTGACAAGAGTATCACCGTTAACTGTATTAACACCAACATCTGTAACAATCATTTTTCCTTCACCAGACATAATAACTGTTCCTGCAAAGAGCGAACACTGATCCGTATATGCAGCAGTAGATGTTGTTTTAACATGCTTATAATTAGCACTAGGAATTTTTCTACATTCTTTTGTCTCTCCATTGATAGCGGCATTATTAACAGAAATTTCTCCTTCAACAATAAAACCATCTGCAAAAATCTCTTGTCCAGTTCTCAATAAAACTAAATCACCTACTACCAGATCATCTTTATTAATTGTCTGTACGCTTCCATCTCGAACAACATCACAATATCTAACTGCCGTTTTTGCTCTTAACTCTGCTGCAGATTTCTGTATTCCTAGACCTGTCTTAACAGCAATTTCAGTAACAATAGCTAAAACTACTATAATCATTACAGGTTCAGAAAGAGCCATTACTCCCATAGCTCCTAGAACTAACTGGAATAAAGCAATTATTATTAGAATCATAGTAATTGGCTCAGTTAATGCTTCCTTAGCAAAATGATACCATTTTTTCAATTCAGGTTCCGGAAGCTTATTACTTCCATATGTAGTCCTACTAACCCCTACTTCGCTACTTTTTAATCCATTAAAATTCATTCTTAAATCTCTCCTAATACAATTCTTTCATTGACAGACATTACAAACTCTTCTATAGCTTTATAATTTGGTTTATCAGGCAATGAGGTATTCTTTGAATCATACTCAAGTCTTTTTTCTAACTCGTTTACCATTTCAAAAAATTCTGGGATGGGCTGACTGTTTGCATCCAAATATTCTCCATTACGTAGAGCCATAAGAAGCTCATGATCATCTTCTCTATATGTAATAATTTTGCCTTTTTCAAGAATATCAAAACACATAAGATACAATCTCACTAAATGGCACATATGCTTTCTTAACTTATTATGTTCTATGGCATGTCTGTTTCTTTTTCCAACTTTAGAGTAATCCTTAACAATATTTTTCATTTCAGCCCACATCCCCTGATAATCATTCAAAGGATAGTGCTTCAACTGGATATCCATAAATACTTCTGTTTCATAATCTTCCTGAATACCTTTATCTACATAAAGCTTTATTGCATCTTCTGGAAAATTGAAATACTTTTCAGGGAAAGTATAAAAAGCATTCATAATACTATTAAGAACATGCTGCATTCTTTCTTCTTGTCCCAATTTCCTGGCAGATTTATTATCGAGCCTTCTTAGCTGGCTTGTAGCATAGCCTCCAAAAGAATAGATTGCTTTCTTAGATAAAAACATTTCAGCATTATCAAGAAGTTCTTGACCAATTGGATGAATATAAAGATAATGTTCTGGCTTCAATCCTATCAGCTCAATTGTGTTTGGGTTGCAGTTTGACAATAGAGTTATCAATTTATTAAAAGAATAGATTGTTGTATCTGTTGTTTCTTCCGTTACCTGATCAAAATTATGTGTAGGAATCAGGATTTCTTCTCTTTTATTTAAAGCACAACCCCTAATATCCAGATCGGAGTTTTCTGTATCTGTACCATAAGCATGAGACCCACCTAAGCCTAATAGAATTATGTTACTCCCCAGGTGCTCGTTCGCTCTTAAGAAATCATAGTGTTCACTTTTCAACAATTTTTTGATTTTCTCTATTTTCATCAATTTCTCCTGTTGAATAATAATAATTTACTATATCATCTAAGTTCCTTATCTCTTTTTCTAACTCTGCACACTTTTTCTTGCTATCACATGCCCATAACTGTTTTCGTAGATTTGTTGCAACTTCAGATACCTTTTTTGCTTCTTCTGTCTTATCAATTGTTTCTATGACATCAACCTCAATTGGTTCTCCGCAAAATGGACAGAATTTAAGAGGGTAATAATAGTCATCAGGCCATGTATCTCCCCAGTCTTGGACTTCTTCGCTTACGTAAAAGAAAATTCCAAAAGTTTCATCAGTTTTATAGTCACAACCATGGCATTCTATAGTTTCACAAGTTCTACATAAGTAGTTATCAGGATATTCATTAGAAATAACTATCCTAGGATTCTCTTCCAATGCTTTGCAACAGAATTTAGGTTTATAATATTTATAAGATGTGCTCCTATCTACAATTATTTGCTTTGCTTTTATTTTCATGTTTACTCCTCAGATAATCTGTAAGTTTTCATCACCAATAAGCCATGCAGAATCTAAAATAAAATTTTCATATGGATCCCCGTTTTCACTCCAGAACTCATCCGATCCAACTTCCCAATCGCCCAATGTTCCAGCATTAAAGTTACCGTATAAATAATCTGCCACATATTCTAAAAACGCATCTGCAGCCTTATCATAATCTTCTTTTCTTATTGACTCTTCTACATCCGGCTCAAGATCAATCCATTTATGCTGTTCAATCAAAAAAGATTTAGCGTTGTCTCTTACTTTCAACAGTGAATTTTTAATGTCTGCTAATGTTGCATCTTTCTTTTTTGCAATGATATAACTTGAAGACGAACTATTAGTAACAAATCCTCTTCTTATTTTCATTAACCATCTCTCCCTTCTCCTTCAGCAACTTCTATATCAGCAAATCCATTTACTTCCGTAATAGCATCTATTGCTTCATTCATAGAGAAATCATAATCATATACAGCATCACCCCATTCATCATAATAAGCATCGTTCCTGTCCTCAATTACGATATATTCTCCATCAGGGTGCTTTTCTAAAATGTCATCAACCCCATAAATGACCGCTCCGCACCAACTAGCACCAAGCTCACCAGACCAGTTTCTTTCATCATTTACACCAGTAACATCTAATACATCAAGATTGAACTGATCAATTATCTTCTGAGCTTTTTCTTTGTCAGCAATCCTTGCAAAGCAAATAATGAAACTGCTAGAGCTTGAATTAGTAACAAATCCTTTCCGTATTTTCATGAGCCCTCCTTTCTAGTGGCTCTCGCCACTAGATTTCTTATTCCACTTAGGTTTATCAGTTTTCATTTTATTTACATGTTTAGAAAAAGCAAGTGATTTCTTAGACTGCTTCATCCCATGTTTAACCATTCTAGTATGTTTCTTTCCGTTTTTATCTACTTTTGTCTCATACTCTTTGTTCCAGGAATTCTTTGATCTCATATTACATGTCCTCCATTGAATAAATTACTTTTTCTAAGCTTCTTTTTGATTTGAAACACTTCTTAAGCAAACACCACATAATGGCTTTTTCAGTATCATCTTCGTCTTCCCAATCATTTAAGACTACAGAAGTCTGTGTTCCATCTTTGAACCCTACAGTAGTTCTAATTTTCCCTGTAGCAATATCTTTTGTTCTTCCTACAAATGAAATATCATCTTTAGACAATGTTTTATAAACACGTTTATCAAAATCATCTTTAGATATAATGCATACATCAACGCCTAAAGCCTCTTTAATTTGACTCTCACAGCTCCTAAACTCTTTATCGAGTGCATGCTTATGATTAATAGTTTCTTGAGCCTTCTCTAAAGCTACAGCAATATCTTCTGGTGAGCAACAATATGTCATATTATTATCCTCCTTGTAATTGAAATACGGCATTGGTTCCAATTTAAACTTATTTTTTGTATGTAAACGATCAATCCGTCTTTTAATTTCCGGATCTTTGCAAATACCTGTACGAATATATCTATCTAATACTGCATAGGTAAATCCGAAGTTATCTTCATCTGATTTACCACATAACCCATCTGATGGTGTTTTCTCTACATATTTTATAGGTAGTCCTAAGTAATAACCGATTCTTTTTACTTCACTCTTTGTGAACTGAGCCAACGGTGAAAAGTCTCCTGCTGCGTCACCATATCTAGTGGAGTATCCGATGTAATCCTCACTAAGGTTACATGTATTAACCACTCTTCCATTGTGTGACTGTGATACCCCGTATAGAGTGGCCATTCTTAGTCTAGGAGCGAGATTAATTAGTGTCTGATCTGTTACATTAAATGCAAGATCCATCTGATCAATGATATTATCATAAGCTGATCCAACATTAATGGTAAGATAATCAATGCCTAGTACATATTGGCAAATATCATAAGCCACATCAATATCATCCTGTCCACGATTTGGCATAATTACTCCAAGAACTTTGTCAGCTCCAATAGCTTCTACACATAACTCAGCAGCCACTAAAGAATCAACACCACCGGAGATACCTACTATAAAATTACATCCTGGGCCGTTCTCTTCTCTCCAATCTCTAATCCACTGAATACAATCATTTGTTACTTTTTCTACATTAAACATTCTGCTCCTCCAATTTCCACAGTTCTACTTTAAAACTACTTAATTCTTCTTCTATAATCTTATAAACCACTTCCCAGTCTGCTCCTCCTCTTCCGCAGCCTATTTTGTATGGGAGTGCAATGGTTGTCTTATGAGGCCTGTTATCAGCATCAAACCAATAAACAGGTATTTGTTGTCGAATAAAACTTAATCCTTCTCGAAAAGCTTTAACATCAGTATACTGTTTTCCGTCATATCCATACATGTCTTGTGCAAATAAGGATAATATTCCTTGATTTTTCCTTCTGATAAAGTACTCGTCATATGTTCCAAGAAGTAATTCTGGATTAAACCCACGTAATTTACAGACGTTTCTATAATGTATATAAATACCTTCGTCATAATCTCTTAATGCTTTAGCGACTCCAGTATTCATTTCTCCTTGGCAGTTAACTTGATGAATTATATAATCGGTCTGTGAATCCACAATGTTACCTTCAATAATTTTAGTCATAAATCTTTTCCTATAAATCCTGAAATGTAAACTTCTCGCCACAGGAGCAAATCACTTCTCCAATAGTTCCAATGCTTGTGGGAACAAATTGATATGTATATCTCCCGCCACAACATCCGCCAGCTCTCAATCTCTGTTCCATAGTTTTCAAACCATGTTTCTCAGCGTCATGTTTTAACTGCCACTCTTTGATTTTCTCCTCTTCTTCTTTAGAAATTGGAAATCCTCTATGTAAATCATCTTTTGCTTTTTCCAACTCTGTTTTCATTCTCTGCATTTCAGAGTCTTTATAATGCTCATCTTTGAGCTTTTTGTTTTCTTCTTCTAAGTATTTGATTCGTTTTTCATAAGTATCTACTTTATCAATAATCCCCTGACAAAGATCTGAAACTGAATCAGTAAAATAACTCATTTTTAATACCTCCCTATATCTACTCCATAAATGATGAAACATGTACAGTTACAAAATCGCTATGTGCACGAATATAATCCAAAGTTTTAACTGTATCTTCTACAATTGCAATCTGAGATGGCTTAAGTCCGAGCTTTTGTTGCAGCGTTTGAAGCACAGTAAGTTTTTCTGTCTTTTCTAAAGTGAAATAGATATTATCATCTGGCAGATCATAATTGTCTTTTATAAAAGCTCTTTTACCAGGAATTTCATTTAAAGGACTCTTTGAACAGGTATATACTTTATTCACGCCTTTCTTCTGAATAAACTCCTGCATTAATTTGATCGGACGCACATCTTTATACGGATTCTCACCGGAAGCTACAAGTCTGTCCCATTCATCGTCAGTCATACTATGACTTAATTCAGAAAACTCATACGGAGCAAGTACTCCATCTACATCCATTACTACAATCACATCATCTTTTAATAAATAATCTGTAATTTTACTCATCTTTGTTTCTTCCGTTTAATCTGTCTCTGATTTCTTTAAATATTTCTGTATGATATATTTCACCGTCTTTAAATACAGTTTTTAATGCCCCATCATAAACAAAGCTGTCATATCCATCTCTGCACCTTAATTCTCCATTTTCATCGTAATATACATGACAACATCCTTTATGAGATTTCTTTAAATGGCTTACATCTGTCTTTGGATCTTTGTAAATCATAATCGGTTGTCCGTTAACTTCTCCAAATGTAGCTTTCATAGCAATGCCGAACATATCTCTGGTTACAACGACCATACGTCCATCAGGTTCTACAACTGCCGAGAAACAAAAAGCCCCAACTCCAAATACAATGTTGTTTGCAGCGAATCCTTTCTTCTCAAGTTCTTCCCATACCTTTTTTACATTGTTAAGAGTACAGCCATCACCATAGATAATTCCAATATGAGGGTCCAGTACTTTGTAACCTTTGCTATTTACTGATCCTTCAAATGTATTCCAGAGTTTTTCGATAGTCTTAACTGAAATCTCTACCATATCACCAGAATCCGGACGAACCAAGAGCTTACCATTGTGCTGCATAATTTCTTTTTTGCAAGCTGGAAGAATATTGTCAATCATGTTCCAGTAATCATATGTATCAGATACCATGCTAAAAGATGCATTCGGATATAATTCTGTAAGTAGTCTTTTCACAAATGTAATTTCGTCTCCGTCCACAGCATAATTTGAAGCCATGACCGCATGTTCGGTAGAAATCGCACCAATTCCAATATGACTCACGCTACAGTCATTGAAATAATATTTGTCCAAATAATCAATTGCCGGGATCGTACTTGTCTTATCAAAGGATAATAGCCAAGCAACGGAGCATCTCTCTGCTTCTTCCATACAGGACATTCCACGCATTCCAAAGTCTGAGCAGGCCATTTCAGGTCTTAAAATGTCGTCGCAGGTCTTTTTATAGTAGAAATTTGCCAGTTCTCTGTACATATGTCCAATTGTTGCATGAGCACACGGCTTCCAAAGCTCAACCTGCAGAATACACTCAATCCACTGCACAACCCATGCAAAATCTGGATGTGTATTCGTGATTTCAATGCATGGCACTCCCATAGGCACTAATGTACCTTCCGGTAATGCACGGATCTGAATCGGAAGATACCCTAATTCGTGAAGTTTAAGGATTGGAGAAATATCGTAATTTCCTTCTCCTAACTGAATGTCTATACTAATTGTATAAAGTTCTTGAACTTCATCAGTGCTTAATTTAAAGAAATCTCTTTTAAAATATGTAATAAGATATTCTTTAATAAAAGCCTGCAGTCCGAAGAAAACCATATGATCCTGCTCCTTTAACATTGATCTTCTCGGAGTCCAATAAGAGACTAACTTCGTCAATCCTCTCGGAAACATATTGTGGTGTACTTGTTTGTAAGTATCGCTTAACAGAATTGCTAAGGTATCCATTATTTTTTATCCTCCTCTTTATCATTTACAACTTTGTCAATTTGATCAGTAATGTAATCAATAACATCCTTGCCGGTTTTCCCAATTGCTTGAACATTGTCCGATGTAAGTTCATTTGCAACCATCATTGTATAAACGGTTTCGGTAGTTGGTGTAAGAACTGTTAAAATTACAGAAATAATCCCAATTGAAATAAATAACTTGAATCCATTCTTTGTTAAATCATCAAATCCTATCAAACATATTGCAAATGCAGCTACTGCAACAATCAGAAATAAAGTCCCCACTGCATCTGCTTTACTTGCAAAATAAATCGTCCAAGGACTAATCATCGGCTTCATTATTTTTCATTCTCCTCTGTATCATCATTCTTATTGTCGTTTACAATTTTATCAATCTGGTCTGTGATATAATCAACTACATTTTTACCAGTTTTGCCAATTGTTTGAATATTATCTGGTGTGATTTCATTTACAACTGCCATCGTATATATTGTTTCTGTATTAGGTGTCATGATTGTAATGATAGTCATTACAACACATCCGATAATTGATTTGCTAATAGTTTTTCTAAACTTAAATGGTTCGTTATATTCGGCTAATCCGGCAAAGAAAGCACCTATAGCAATAGATCCGCATATTCCTGCGATCACTCCAAGAAATGTCACTAGATTATCTGCTCTACTAGCGAAATAAATCAACCACGGGCTAATAATCGGTTTCATAATGCCTCCTTATCTAAATCTCTCAACAAGTTCAATCTTAGGACTTTCCAGATTTGTCAAAATCGTATCTGTCGTATAAATCTTCTCAATTAATCCATTGTTTTTCAGAAGCTCTCCATCATAAACAGTATTCTCACAATGAGTTACATAAAGATAAATCTTACCTACACCGGCCTCTTTCAGCTTTTTAGCACTGTGATAAAAAGTTCCGCCTTTACTACAAATATCGTCTACAATAAGAATGTCTTTACCTGGTAATTGATCAATTTCACCAGATAAATCTAAACCTTTAATCTCTCCGGTCTCCCAATCTCTATTCTTAATACCGAAAGCATATGGAAGATGTACTGCTGAAGAATATCGCTTCATGGATCCCGCATCCGGATAAAACATCATAAGGTTATTACTCGCAATCTTCTTAACAGCATCCTCAATCATTCGATTCGGGGATTCTACATGTACTTTATTAAATAATGCGGCAGATACATCAGAATGCGGATCTAAAACTTCTACTTTTCCAAAATGTAATGAATTAATAGTCTGAGCAAAATATTTTAAAGTAAATAATTCGTTCTTATGCTTAACTCGGTCCATACGTGCATCTGGGATATAAGGCATATATAAATTAGGCACTACTCTATGATCCCAACAATATCTAGTAATATATTCAACTGCTGTTAACTCTTCCATTGATTCAAAGAACCATTCAATATTATCTCTGCGCCATCCTCCGATGGGTGGGAGATTCTTAAATAAGAATGTCCCATCCGGATATTTATCAAGTTTGATTTCTACGTCGTTTAATTTAATCATTTAGTTCTCCTCACGTTCAAACAATTTTAATTTCCAGTTATCTTTGAATATTTTATGTATTTCATAAAGAGATATATTAGACTCGCAATATTCATTCATATGAGTCATAGCCAATGTCTTTCGACATGGGATTCCAGAGGTTTTTATGTCTGCTTGACATCTTTCATATAGTTCTTCAACATTTAACTTCCCATATCTCAAAGTATCCTGATGCGGATTTGGAACATTGGTTAAATCTTTTATGTCTGGATTAATCTCTTCCTTATTACATTCAGTTGGGAACGCACCGGCTCCATGTCTAGTCATATATGTACGTGTCACATAACAAGCTTCTATATTAATCTCATCAGTCCAATTTACAGACTTTATAATTCTTGCAGGATTTTTAATACCAGTGTTGGATGGAGTAAGATGTGGGTAATATTCAGTATTATTTTGATCTAAAAGAAGCCCCTGCCCATTTTCAAATACTATGATATCGTATCCATCAAGTAATTGATCATCATTCACGACATGTATGTGCGACATCATAAAATCAAAATCTTCATTGTAATGGTCTTGAAGCCAAGGATTTTTGAAATGATTAAATAATTCTTCTTCCTGCTCAGATAACGTAATTCCCATGCGCTTGAACATATTCATATAATATGACCATGACGATGAATATGAAGTAATATGTTTTTTATAGCGTTGAATTGTATTATAAATACCCATTCCACAGCTTCCGTGTTTATTATTACCGCGGCTTTTCTCGATTATTTGATTTGCCATCATATCAAAAGGATTTGTAATCATACATTTTTCATGAACATACACATGAGGTTTCCATCCTAATTTCTTCAACTCTTCCCATTCTTCCCTAAATACCAGAGGATTTAAAATAAAATCCTCCGGTAAATAAGTATCTGCTCCGTTTAATGTTCCAGAGCCGAAATGGTGAAAGACATGCCGGGTTCCATCTGATTTTAATACTGTATGTCCTCTCTGAGCGCCGCCATTTGAACACACAACGATACAGTTATCTGCATTTTTAGTATAATAATCTGTTAATTTGCCCTTACCCTCGTCACCAAAGTTTGCCCCGATGACAATTTTTATATCTTTCATATATTCTCCTTACCAAACAATAGCTCCTGATTCATCTGTCTTTGCCTGAACTAATGGTGTTACTTCTGGGATGTTGTTGCTTTCATTTGCAGAAGTAATAATTTCTACAATTGTATCTGTAATATCATCAAGTTTATTAATTGTACAAAAATGCTTATCATCAAGATATTCTAAAAATGATTTTTTAATTTGCTCTTGGTCATACCCACCACGATGATTTACATTAATATGATAGATATCAAATTTCTCAGCACTTTCTGTATACAAGTCTTTTGTTTCTACATCAGCCTGAAGTGAATCTCCTGTAGCATTTGATAAGCCACAATAATATGCTGTCCTTGGAAGATAAGGATTAAGTCTCTCATCACCAATTGTGATAATTATTCCTTTTTTACCTCTATTCCAACAATCAAGCTTTGTATGTCTGGCACCAAAATACCATGCAGCAGTGTAAGATTCATAAGAATTACCACCACCACCAAACTCAAAATAAACTTTCTCAAGCTGTTCTGCAATTCGAATATCGGATTCAAACTGAGATGCCTGTATTGGAAACCTATCATATGACAAATCGCCAATACCCATTACCATAAATTCAATATCTTCAACTTGTTCATATAATTTCGTCATAATATTATTAAGTTTTTTAGATATTTCAACAGCTGCCTGCCCCATAGATCCGGTAACATCTAAAGCTAAAATAACTGGAACTGTATTTGGATGTTCTTTACTATCACAACATTCTCTTACGACATTTTTAGGATTGAGTGATGAATCAAGTTCTTTTGATTTAAACATTTCCTGATTAGAATAGCTTTTTGTGACTACTCCTCGTGAATCAGTGTCATATCCTCTTGTTGTTGCATAATTTACAAAACTTGCCGTTGTCCAACTTCCGCTTCCCATAATTATTCATCCTCCTCTAAATCATCTTCACTATCTTCTGTGTCTGTATCATCCATGCTAAAATCAAACATACCGTCAAATACATCACCAATACCACCATTCATCATCATAAATGGCATCATAGCACTCATTGGATTACTGTCTGTTCCAGTTCCGGTACCGGCCGCTCCATTCATCATCTGGGACATCATCATATATTTAAAGATTTTATTTGCACTATTCTTATCTTTTCCAAGATTACTTCCGAACATAGATACAATTTTTCCATAGAAATAAGTATTGCCCATAAATACATGGCGCTCCGGCAGAATTGTTTCAACTGTAGAATCTTCATAATTAATTACAGTGATCTTTGTTTTATCTGCTTCGATGACGCACTTAGGTTTGCCATTTACAAGGATAATATCTCCTTTAGTTACCTTATTTGTAGGAATGACGAAGAAAAAATTTTCATCTACTCCAGGAAACACGAAATTGCCACAGTTTGTGAGCTTGCCGGATTTAACATTGTAACTCTTATATCCATTAGAAGTTTTTACTGCAATATTACCGCTCATGGATAACTTACACATTCCACTACCAATTTTCCCAAACATTCCATTCATAAAATTATTCATCATTTTAATTCCCTCCATTGTTTAATTTAATTTCTATTGATTACATTAATCTGGCAGCTTTCCATTACATCAAGAGCCGCTTTATGCTTTTCCGGTGTTGATCCTGCGCAGCATGATGCATCCACTGTGATTTTTGCCTCTGGATAATAAGTTTTAATCAAAAGAGCGTTCGTAATAACACAGATATCTGTGCATATGCCAATAATTTCAATATCTAATAAAGAAGAATCATATGCGATACCAAATGTTTCTTCCCAATCCCAGTCATCAAATCCAAAAGTAGATTTACAACATACCATAAAACTATCGAGATTTTTATAATCAAGTTCATCAACAATTTCCCAACCTTTAGTACCATACATACAATGTTCAGGAAGTTTTCTGCCCTCTGAAGTATCTGCGTAATCTGAATGATGAGTATCCTTTGTAAGAATTACATAATCCCCATTATTCTTATATTCATCAAATTTCTCTTTTACATTCGGAATAATAGCTTGGGCTTCCGGCGTACCAAGTGAACCGGTTACAAAATCATTCTGTACATCAACTACAATCAGAACTTTCTTTTTACTTTCCACAAACAGTACCTCCTACAGTCATTCTCCCAAATGGGTACTCTACAACTCTATAACTACAAAGAATCTCCATTTCCTTAACAACATCTCCTTTACACATCTCTAATAAAACACCAATTTCTTCTGCTACTTTTTTAATTTCAGCTTTTTTCTCTTCTGCTGAACTTAAAGTGATAGCTCTCATCCCTCTAGTATAATCAGAAGTCATATCATAAATATTATTCGGCATTTCAACTTTGAAACCAGCATCTTTTAAATCATTCATATGTAAAATTAAATCATGAGTATACCCGTCTTCTGCAAGTAATTCCATCAATTTAATTTCAGTTTCCTTATCTATCTTTTCAACACTTCTTTTTTCCCAAAGTTCTATAATTGACATATTAGTTTCCTTTCTTGTAAAATTATCTAGCTCATTTTCTTTAAAATAAAAATCTCCTTCTTTTGATTCTTCATTGTAATAACTAGAGATATGTATTCTTATATTGTTAGAATAAACTGTTTTTACAATGCCTGTAGCACCTGCAATATCATGTTGTTTATATTTTTTAGGCACTGTTATTACTTGTACTATATCTCCTACTTGAAACATTTTTTACTCCTTTCTATTTATTAATCCACCCAGAGAGACTCGAACTCTCACGCTATTAAGCATTAGAACCTAAATCTAACGTGTCTGCCAATTCCACCATGGGTGGGTACAACTGGCAGTTGAACTGCCAATTGTTAATAATGAAAGCGACTATTATATTTACTTATTCACTACTTACCAGCCTTGTACAAACTAAGAGCCAAGTATAATCATGCTCATAAACTTTTACCAAGGATTTAATAAATCTTTATTCTTTATGCTTTATTCTTTAATCTTTAAACTGGGATAAACTTTGAATTTTGAATTTTAAGATTTGAGTTTTAATCTTTGAACTTTACAGTACTATGGCTATCTGCCTCATCCAATAATATAATATATTAAGCTTACAGGTCCTATACGACCACGTAATCCTAATCCATTTTGTATTTTATACTATTATCTACTGTATAAGTAATGCTGTGGTTTCTTTATTGTTTTATATATGTCTAACCCAGCTAAAAAGACATATAGATTATAGTTTAAAGTTTTCAATAAGCAGTGAATATATCTTAGTATGTAATTTCGATTTCTGTCAGGGAGTTACTTACTGAAAGTGCCGCATCTACTTCAGCAGTGAACTCTGCAATTTCTGTTTCCAACTCCTCCATTTCTTTAAGAACACCAATTGGATCAACAAGTTCCATTGTCTGAGCTTCTATATAAGCTTCTCTAGTTTTTGTAAACTCTTCAGTAGAGGTTTTACCTTCTTTACTGCCATAGAGCCCTACAACATAATTTTCAGCTTTATCTTCCAATTTACCATTCTCAGTTATGATCTGAGCCATAGCAGCATCATACTGTTTTTTAATTTTCTGTTTTAAAAGTTTCTTGAAGTCCATTCCATGATTTTTCATTTCAATAGCTTCAGCTACTGTATACTCTTTATCGGCAACAGTGACTTTAGTTACTGCATTTGAAAGAACTACAGCTCTTTTAATAGCTTCTCTTCTCTTGATTAAATCAGTTGCTTTATCATAAGAAGATTTCATAACCCCTGTGTAAACTTTGATATCTACACCTTTGACTTTTGTGTTAGAATGCTTATTTGAAATACAAGCTTCTACACTGTTAATTGCTTTTACAATACGATCATCTAAGATCTTCAGTTCCGCTAATGCTTTGTGTACATTCATTTTTTCTGTTGTCATGATAAATACCTCCTGAATTTTAAACTTTAATTTAATTGCCTGTGATAAGAGTGGATTCGAACCACCGACCTCACTTTTGCAGTGCGCTCTTTCTCCCAACTGAGCTACTTATCACTTTTCATGCATGACCTGTCGTGCTGCAGTCACAACAGGATTATGTGTACTTTTTCTTTCTCCTTATCCATTATAATTTTTTCCATAGATTGCGATTTCTGGTTTGCCATTTTCATCTAATACGTAATATGGTGTAATGCCACTAACGCCACCATAACTGTCTGAACCTTGTGCTACATATACAATTTTAGTAGTTTTATCATATACAAAATATTGACTAAACATATACCACCCATTACTCGATGCGATTTTTATTTCCTTAAATTCAATAAATTGTCCAAATGATTGAACTTTTTCCCCACTGTCATTTATCTCTTTGTCATCACATCCAGTAAACGAAAGTACCAATCCTGCCATCAATAATCCAACAGTCAAATTTTTAATTTTCATTTAACTTCTCGCTTTCTCAAGTAATTCTTTTGAATTTTCATCATCTAATTCAAGTTCTCGCTTGTTTCTTATTGGAACTCTACAGCCTATAAAAGTCACTCCTTCGTCAGGAGAAATGGAAACTCTGGGACTCGAACCCAGGACCGACCGGTTATGAGCCGGTTGCTCTAACCAACTGAGCTAAGTTTCCATAGTGGGTGAACTTTGAAAACACCCACATATAAAAACGTAACAACTATAATGATTGATTTGTAATCATGTCAGCTACACGAACAGTCGTCACCATTCCGTTGCCCCATCACTCACCTCTACCTCGCTGACTCAATTACTTTTTTGCTTCATAGCTAATCTACACATCTGCTTAACCAGATCATCCTCCAACTTCCCACTTACAACCTCATTAGCACAAAGCACATCTATATAAATGTTTTGTACATCCAAACCATTGCTACCAATGTACTGTGTTCCCTTTCTCGAACAGGTTCCAGTTATTAAACCATCCAAATTTTCACTTAAGTTTTATCTATGTTCGCCATGAACATAAGTAGGTATACCTTAGTTCTATTGGTTACCTCTTTGGCCTTCAGAGCTAACTTAGAACTACGGGGTAGATGGGATTCGAACCCATGAATGCAGCAGTCAAAGTGCTGTGCCTTACCGCTTGGCCACTACCCTCTATAGATACCTATGAAGGTATCTATATATAGATTATTTACACTGTATAATGCAATTCTCTACTTTTTGTTCTTACAAAAGTCATATATGCTGGTTTCATTTCTTTGATGATCTTTTCATCTTCTTCATCATTGTAGTAATTATCATTTTCTAATTTAATATCATTTCCAGATACATAAATGATGCCTTTCTTATGATCAAACTCACAATCAAGAACCTTACAAGAAGCATCTACATAAGTTCCTTTAAAGCAGAATTCCGGTTCAATCCTTGCACTCTTATCAAAGAAATCAATGGTCAATTTTGTGGTTGCCTCAGAACCATCTTCAAGATGTAGAGTGACTTCATATATAATACTGTTTAAATTAATAATATTTAGATCTTTGATTGCTATCTCAAAAGGCTCCCCAAAATTCAACTCGAATGCGATTGCTCTTAAACAATCATAGTTTAAATCTACTTTGTGAGCAAAAGAAATTACTTTTTCAATTTCGCTGTAATACTGTTTATCCAACTTGTCTTCTAAGTATTCTGTAATTTCAACATCTGACGGATACTCAAATCTAAAATGATAGTGAAATCTTCCAGGTCTGTTTACTAAATAACTATTTAACGAGTTGAGGTCATTACAAGTAATCACAAACATTTTCTTCCCTTGAGACAATCCATCAAACAATGTAAGCATTTCTGTTTGAGGATCTGCCATGCCATCAGCAGCTTTAATACTACCAAATGTTTTATCAAATTCATCGAACAACACCATTACTTCCTGTTCAATTTCTTCAATAAAGCTTGCAATTCCAGGAATATACGTGTCTACAATGATAACTGGTAAACCAACTTTTGTTGCTTCCACAGCCAATGTCTTTGCAAACAATGATTTACCGATTCCTTTATTGCCTGACAGGATAACGCCAAGGTTCTTTTCTGCTTTTGGAAAAGCCTTAAGAACTTTTTCAACCTTACTCATATGTACTCCGTAGGTTTTTTCTTTGATTTCTATGTCTGCATATTTTTCTAAAAAGAAACCAGAATTCTTTTGAAACCTCACGACATAATTCTGAGCCGGAAGCTTGTCGAAAGTTTCTAATGAATCGTCGTAAGTTCTAAATGTGTTTCCTACCTTAATAATTCTCATTTTTTATTCTCCTGTTTTATATCATTGTTTATATCGAAAATCAATGCCCTTTAACATCTGCTTCATGTAATAACATCACATCTGAAAACATCTGTTTTCCAATTAAATACTTATCTTTATTCTTTGCCTTGTTTGATTGCGACCATGATAAATAGGGATGCATATGATAATAAATCAAATTTGCTGTATAAAAAGCATCATATATATCTTTTCCTGTAAGCGCACCGGAAAAATCAAAACATGTTAAATACTCATAAGCTCCAACACAATGATGCTGATAGTAATGACAATAGCTATCTTCTTCACCTTTTCTATTAATTCTTGATTTAGTGAAAAGCTTTCCAATATCATGGAGACTGGCTGCCACCCATAAATTTTCTTCTCTAGGCACTCCTTCTGAAACCTTTTTCAAATGTTCATAAAGAGTCAAAGAGTGATGCGGATTCTCTTGATCGAAGTCACGAGCCATATCTATTAATTCTTTTATATCTTTATGATCATCTTGTACAACTCTAATTTCATTGAACCCTTCATGGTACATTGGTGGAGAAAATACTTTCCTCATTCTGGTAATCACTTCGTCTGGAACTGAATTTTCCCTTTTTGAGTTGTCCTTTAAACATTTTTCATACGTTTTCAAAAACATAACACATGTTTTATAAACATGTTTAGGAACTCCTTTTAAAAAATGCACTCTTCTTTTCTTTACCAAATTAGTAGCATCATAAATAACCGAATGCATTTTCAAATCTTCCAGTATTCTACGATGCAGTTCTTCAAATACTTTACTGTTGTCTGCGTCATCATAATTATCTCCATACATTTCTTCTCTGAGTTTATCAGAAGAGTGCACTATATAATCAGGATGAGTTTCTGAATACTCTTTAGCCCATGTACTTTTACCAGAAGCAGGTAAACCTACCAGCATAATTAATTCATTCATTATGTAATCTCCTCTATTTCTTTGCAAATCTTCTCTGCTATTTCTTTAGATATGTACTTCTGATTAAAGAATTCTTGTCCAATATCTGATCTAATTTGATATTTTTGATTATCTGGATTAGGTCTCCCTTCTCCATTTACAATTTGAGGCAACGAAGCAGTCTGAAGATAATCTATATAGTATAAATCCTCTTTTATGCTTCTTCGTTTCTCTCTAATCACTTTCCTAATTTTATATGCCCAATATCCAGAAGTAACATTCAGTTTATTGAATTCTATATAGTGATCAAGATCCTGAGATATAAGCTCCAGTTCCTTTAGCTGTTTTTCTAAAGGTTTTCTATTACCTAATATTTCTTTAATAGGCAATATGCTGTCATCTATTTTCTTTTTATAATCACCAATCTCTACAAGAGATTTATTCTGCTGTACAAAACCAACTCTCTCATCAACTGATGTTACTTTCCAAGGGGCGTATATGCTTAAATTTTTAGGAATTGTTGATATCCTGTTTAAAGCTTTCGGTACATTGTCAAACTTCTGAGCAGATTTTAAATCCACCACATGAGGAGGACTTCCATGTTTAAATACCAAATAATTTCCAGGATATTTTTCACTTTCTAAAACATATCTCATTTTCCTCTTCCTTTTGTGATATATGTATTATAACATACTTCGTATTCTGTGTCAACAAGTTTTTTTACAAACTTGTTTATCAGTTGAAACTGTTCTCCTTTCTCTTAACTTGCTCTAAGTATACCATAGTCATTTCACCTTGTCAACACTTTTTTATAAACTTGTTTAAAAATTCTTTTTCTGAAATTATCGGGACACCAAGCTGCATAGCTTTCACATTCTTGCTACTTTTTGACATTGCGTCATTATTAATAAGGTAGTTAGTTTTTTTGGTTACTGATCCTGTGACTTTGCCTCCAAGAGATTCTATCTTCTCTACTAGAGCTGCTCTATTGGCAAACTCGGTGAGTGTCCCAGTAATACAAAATATCGCTCCGTTCAAACCATCTTTTACAGTCTCCTGAGAAACTTCTTCAAACTGGAATTCCGCAGCAAGCTCAGTTATGTATCTTTGATTTTCTTCAAAATAATTTTTCAAAGAAGAAGCTTTCGCAAAACCAAAGTCTTCCAAACATGTAAAATCATACTGAGAATCCATATCTTTAATAAAGCTATCAAAAGCTGTTTTTAACCCTTTTTCTCTTGCTCTCTTCTCTTCAACAGTGTTTAGCTGCTTACTAACACTTCGACCGATTAAAGGTATGGACAGCCCATAAAGAAATTTAGGCAGAGTTGTCTTGCGACATTTTTCTATTGATTCCAGGATTTTGTCAACTTTTTTTGCTCCTAGCCCTTGTAATGTCACTAACATTCCCCGGCAGTCTTTTAGATAAAATAAGTCTAAAGGTCCTTTAATAAATTCTTTCTCTATTAATAGACTCAGAGTAGATTTAGAAAGCCCTGTAATATCATGTGCTTCTTTGCTTACAAAAGTACATAATTCACCAAGAAGTTTCCCTTTACATTCAAGGTTCATGCACTGAAGCTCTTCTGTCTCATTCTCACCTGTAATTTTTACATGACCACCACAAATAGGGCACTTGTCAGGCACAGTAAACAATTTATCACTGTTTCTGGTCAGATTCTCTGCAATCTGCGGAATGATCATATTTGCTTTATATACAGTGATCGTATCTCCTACTGACAGTTCATAACTTTTGAAAATACTCACATTATGTAAACTAGCTCTTTCAACAATAGTATCATCTATTTCAACCGGATCAAAAACTGCCACAGGTGTTAACTGTCCAGTCTTTCCCATGCTCCATTCCACATCTCTAATTACTGTTTCAAACTTATCATCTGCAAATTTATATGCCAATTGTGATCGAACATGATGTGATGTGTTCCCTAAGCTTTCACTATAATCAATGTCATCATATGAAAATACGATTCCATCAATAGGAACATCTTTTTCTCTTGCGGTTTCTCTAAGTCTTTTAATATTCTCTTCAATATTATCAACTTTCACCCAAGGGACCACTTCAAATCCCAGCAGATCTAATATCTGTAATCTTTTCATGAAACTATTTCCATCTATTCCACGAACGGCCTTCCAAGCAACGAACTTGATTTTTCTTTCTTTTGTGACGGAGTTATCAAGCTGTCTAACAGAGCCAGCAGTTAAATTTCTGATATTCTTAATACCATTATCTTTAATATATTTTTCTAATTCTTCACCAAAAAGTCCCTTTCTTTCTCCATCTTTTTTCAGATCAATATCTTTTAGCTCTTTAAGATGAGTATAATGATGAATCTCCATGACAGCTTCTCCATCAATTACTACTTCATCTTTATAAGGAATTTCCTTTGGAAGATTTACAAAACTGTTTGCTGTATGTAAAACATTCTCTCCGATGATTCCATTCCCTCTAGTTTCTGCAGCAATCAATTTACCATCTATATATTTTACTGAAATAGTAAGCCCATCCATTTTTAGCATAGCCAATCCTGGCAAACCATTCATAAAACTTTCAACTTCATTTATATCTTTTGTTTTGTCTAAGGACAACATTGGATGATCATGTTCGACTTTTTCTAACTCACTAACTGTTTCTGAGCCAACATTGATAGTGGGACTGTTGGCTAAAATAATACCTGTAACTTTCTCAAGTTCTTTAAGTCGATCATATTTTTTATCATATTCATAATCAGAAATTAGAGAAGTATCTTCCATATAATACGCATGAGCATATATGTTTAATTCTTCCACTAATTCACGCATTTCTTTTAAAAGCACTCTTCTTCCTCCATTTTATATAATATAACATAATCTTTACCATGAACAAATTTTTCCCCTTCTCCAACCGGAACCTCTTCATATAGCTTTGGTTCCAATCTTATGTAGGAATCTCCGGTTTCTACTCTTACAACATCTCCCTCTTCATATATATTTTCAATTACAAAGTTCATCCACCCCATTTCCATGCCATTTATGTGACAAATTAATCCAATTCTCTCCTCAGTTCCAAAACATTCATAAAGTCTCTCTAACACTGCAATCCCTCCAATGCCCGAACGCTTGTTCGCTTGTTATGTTTAAATATTACCACACACAGCAAATTAAGTCAATCTATGTGTGGTATTATCTATTATAAATAATTATAAAACTTATTTTTAAGAGCTCCTTTGCCATAAGATCTTATATTATAATTTGAACTAACCATTTCAACATACTGGCTTTCAAAGACATCTTCTTTAGAAATATTATATTTCTTCATTATTTCTCTAAATTGTTCTACAATTCCGGCTGTATAGAGCCGAGGAATAGTCAAATATGGAATGTTAAGTTCCTTTCTAAGCGTTATTAACCTATTTGTTAGTCTTATATTTAAAGCTTCTAGTGAATCACTACGTGTATTGTTCCTGGAGTTAACAATATTCCCTTTCATACCTAATAAAGAAGCAGTTCCAGTGGCAGATATATACTCCTCCTCTTGTGAACTAGTTTTAGCCAAGTCTACCAGTGTTCTTGACAAAATTTTTTCTTCTCCGTTTTCGAAAGTAAGGATATTACCATTCAACTTACTTATTTTAGCTCTTAAAAGTTCACCGGGGGCTTCTGTTCTTACTCCTTCAAACAAAGCCAGAATTAAAAATTTATCAGAACAGTTCCTAATTTTAGAAATATCCTTTAAAACCTGTTCTCTACTGGGACACACCGATCTCTCCTTATTAAGATATTTCTGTAGACTTTCAATTTCCATATTTATTTCATCATAATGATTTATGTTGTCTATAGATATGTTGCAAGAACAACACCAGTCAGCATATTTCCGTAAAACACTTATATTTTTCCTTAAGGCATTTATTGATGAGGCTGCAAATGTAGACAACAATTTATCTATTTCAGAAAAAGTAAAATCACATAAGTCCTTGTTAAGTAAGTCCTCATAGTCTTTCGTTTTGTTAAAAAGGGCTTTCGCACTTTGTGGAGTTTGTCCAAGATCTTCTACTACATGTCGCAGATATTCCTTCTTCCGTTCTTCATTATACATAATCACACCTCCTCAAATAAAGCTTTTATTTTATTTACTTTCATGTCTGTAACACTATTAATAATCGGCACATCTTTTTCTAATGCACTTTCTATTTTTTCTGCACATTCATATGCATCCTTTGAGATAGATGAACCATATAACACTACTGGCATAGTGGTGTCATCAAATACAACATCTGGATTATTCTCTTGAACTATCTTCAAAATATTTATGATAAATACCGCAGTTTTGATACACTGACTCCGGTTCATATTTTTAGTTTTAAGAATAAACTCCAATAATGAAAACAAAGTAGCTCTGTCTATTTCTCCTCTATGTGCTCTTTCAATTTTACCTCTTACTGGACTATCCAATGTATTGTTTAGTTTGTCAATAATTATATTAGTAGGAGACGACTTATCCATAGAAGCTAAGTAACTTTTAGAAATCTTATTTCTCTTATCTTCCTGCTCAATATACTGACATGCTTTGTCTTCTGTAAAATTCATGATATTCAGGATAAAATTAAACTGAAAATCAGGATTCTTAATTTTCGTGTTTATTGCAGCTCTAAACCGGTGAAAACCATCAATGATGTCAAATTTACCAGAATTAAGTATCAATTCTGATTCAACAATATCAAAATCTACCTCTGGATCATCAACATTGAGATTAAGAGTTAAAGCATTGGGTACAAATTCTCCCTTGCTCATTAAACCTTCAATAGCTTTTACTGATGAAGAAACTATATCAATTGTATATGACACATCTTGTCCTCTACGTCTCTGTTTTAGTTGACGCTGAGTCCTTGGATTGTATATTATAAGCTGGTTATCATAAAACTCTTTTAGTAAATCAATACTTATTTTTGTCACCCATTGATCTTCAGCTATTTCTATCACTGGACTTATTCTTATTGGATAAATATCTGTTTTTAAATAATCTGCCTTTAGGCTCGAAAATCTTACTATTTCCTTATCAGAAAAATATGTTTTCATTTCCATATTTGCCCTAAAAACATTATTAAACGCATCAATAAGCCAATACATTTCATTGTCTGGAATCTCATCTTTACTTTTCGCTCCAATGATATACTGCATATATTCAATATCTGAATATTCATATTTTTTCATAAGAAATTTTTGTACTTCTCTCTTGTAATATGAATTTTTCTGGATTTGAGAAAAATACTTATCCAGTATCTCATACAGGTTTTCACTTCTTAACATTTTGCAACCTCCTTTCTTGTATTATATCATTGTTTAGAACTTATTTCAATAAACTATTTACATATTTAGCAGCTTCAGCATTAATGGGCTTTCGAACGATGTATCTTTGTGTCGTGTCAGGTCGAGAATGATTCATTAATTGCTGTACATATGCAATGTCTCCTGTCTGATCATATAATAATGTAGCAAAAGTACTTCTAAATTTATGAGGAGTAATATGTTTTTCAAAATCTGCGGTATATGCCTTAACTAAATCTCTCACTGATTTGTCAGTGATTCTTGTTCGTCTGTTAGAAATAAAAAGAGCATTACAATCTCTTTTGTTCAAAAGTTCTGCACGTTTTACTACCCAATTTCTTAAAATATCCATACTATCATCATCAAGTTCACATTCATAAGTATTTCTGCGCTTATCAGTAACCCTAATAATCTTCTGATCCCAGAGTATATCTTCCATATTAAGTTCTGTAAGCGCAGTAACACGAATACCAGTTACCATAAGAAGAGTAAATATAGCAAGGTTTCTTTCCTTCCATGCTTCTCTTCTTGCGTTGGCCCTTTTTGTACCAATAGAATTATCATTTATTCTTTCAACAACTTTTTTCAACTCTGCAGCTGTCATTGCAACCTGTTTAAGCGGATCTTTTACAGAAACTCTTTTTATGCCACAATCAAAAGGGTTCTCTGAAATCATTTTCCTACTTAACAAATAATCAGCAAATGATTTTAATGCCGTATAAGTAGTTGCTTTAGCACTATCTGAACTGTATCCTCCATCTCTTCCTCTTAAACAAGAGAGATAAGAGTTTACATTGTCAATAGTCATCGCTCCATTACAATCTTCTATTGACTCTATAAACCCGTTTTCTTTCAAATAGTTCATAAACCTAACAGCCGTCATAGTATAATTTTGCGCAGTAAGATATTCGCATGAATTGAATAGACCATTATAATAACCAGTGAAATATTGTGGCTTATCCCTAAGCAATGCTCTCATCTTGCTTTCTGATTTATATTTATGTTCTTCTCTTCCTTTCATGCAATTCACCTCACCATCTAAATTTGTGGTCTAATCCACTTCCACTAATTCCATGTTTATTTCTTTGTTCAAGGATTTCTTTTCTTACTTTTTCATGCTTTGAATGAAAATAAGCTGCTGCTACCGCCCACATTGTTATCAGTAGACTCAAACCAGAAAGTCCAGCCATTAACAGTACAAATGATATTATTCCTAATATAACTATAGTCTTTGCATCAGACTCGTCCCAAACATCTACATGCTTTGCTGCCTTGGAATCAGGATCACTTGTTTCCCCCCATGTCCATGGATTCGGCAAAGGTATTGGCTCATAGTCATCCCTCACTACAGCAATAGGGAATGGATAAGCTTCTTCCATTTCAAAATCTAATGAGTCTACTTCTACTCGGACAGTACAATTGGGATGATAGTTCCAAACCTTATTTCCGGTTCTTACTACTTGAAAAGTTCCTTGCTGACCGGGCCTCAGTGCTTTTTCTGTCAGCTCAACTTCTTCATGTATAGGATATAGATTGAACCCGTATTTTTCATCCCAATTGTTTTTATTGTCTTCAGTAACTTTGAGCAATAATAAACCTGTATTTTGCTTTGCGTCTGTCATTTGTACCGGAGGCCATTTAGCATATTCATGCGCACTTTCATAAATTTCTTCCAATGTTTTGCCAGGTACCCTATATGTCCAACCTGGCTTCATATCTCTTACTTTAACTTTCTTTCCCAAATTCACCTTACCTTTCCTTGGTACAAAAAGATGGTTATTTACAGTTTATAGTATTTATGTAGTTTTTTCAATAGGTCTCCATCCTACAACACACTTATCTGTCCAATTTCTCCATTCATAATTTCCATATTTCCCTTTAACCATCATATCTCTTTTGATGTTACCATCAGTCATAAGAATTTCTACTTCTTTATATAGTTCTGGAAAATCTCCCCATTTTGTATGCCAACTCATATTTACCTTTCTTTTTTAACCTGAAATCATCCTTTTAAATCAATTCACAAATAATATTGTATATAGAATCAAGTGCTTTTTTATATTCATCTACTGTGTCATGCACCCCACTTGCAACTCGATCGTATAGCTTGCCTTCACTATCATATAATGCAAGATAAATTCCCTTTCTGCCATCATACATCGAATATGTAATTGGCCTTATATTACTGGTACGCTTTTGGCATAGTTCTTTTGCATAGCTTATAATTTCATTCCATTCTGATAGTTTCATAATATTTTCTCTCCGTTTGTCTGTTAAAACACTTGTTTCATCAAAGTTCTTTCTATAATTCATCATAATCAATACTTTCCAAATCTTCTTCATCCTCTATTAGTTCAGAATCATATTCAGTATCTACATAATCATTAACATCGCAACCATTTGATTCTGCGTTACAAATACTCTCTGCTTCTCTACTAGAATCTGCTTCAACTAAATAAGTATGTTCGAAGATTTCTCTTACTGTTACTAAGTATTTACTCATAGTATTTTCTCCTTTTTATTTAAAATCCGTTTTCTCGTAATTTATACATTCTACCAAGTTTTGATGGCATATTTTATTCCTCTTGTACTCTCTTACTCTATATCAAGCCATATTTTCAGCTTCATAAATCCTAGCGTTCAACTATATCGCTTTCATCAAAAACCATAGAGTCCGTATCATTAGTTTTATAGTAATTTTCAAGTCCTACATGAGTGCATATATAATCTCCATTTTCATCTATTGCAGCAATGGAAACTTTCACAATAATAACATCTCCTATTTTATTTTTTCTCATTTTTACCTCCATAAGAAACTTTTATTTACATTCTCATATTCCATGCATCAATCAATCCATGCGGTGTCTGGTCATACCCTCTATCAATTCCAGCCATACAGTTGCAACAATAGATTTTCCATCTTTTACCAGATGTATGTTCATATTCTTCTAAAACAATATCATCTGATTCTCCACAAAACGGGCAAGATTTTATTTTAATATCCTTATATAACTTGTTTGCTTTAATGATATTCATATTTTTCACCTACGTAACCAACCCAAATTCTTTAATAAGTCTCTGCACAACCATCCGGTTACATTTCTTATAAGCAATAGACAATGTTTTCTTTACACCTTTTTTCTTATAAATTGAATGTCCACCAGTACAATGATCTAGTTCCCAGCCATTCTTTAGAATGATTCTCTCAACTTCTCTTCTGTTATAAGTTTTCATGTTTCACCTTCTTTCATTTAAATATCCATTCAATAATAACTCTTGCTATAACTCCTATTAAAAAATACTGCAATTTTATCCCCTTATTTTTATTTGTATTATAAGAAATATCCAACTGTTTTATCCTTTGGCTTTCCCCAAATAGATTCGTATAGATACTCTACCGTACTAGGTGCAATTCCATGATAGTTACACAATTCTTTAAATACTTCATATTTTGGTCTGGCATCAATATCTTCAATTATTTCTTCTAACGAAGTTTCAACATAATCAGAAGTAACACCATATCCAGGAATAGGTCCATACATATAATCTTTTAGCTCTTCATAAATTTCATCACTGTATTTATGACCGTTATTATTTGATTCCTCTGATGTTAATATTGTTGTTCCGGCTTCTTTTGATTCAGCTTCTTTATTTTCAAGTTTATCTACCTTGAATTGAATAATATTGTTCATATGCCACTGATAATCATCATCAATACATGAATCAAATGAATTAACTTCGAATATATCATCATTAGTTATATCAATGTCATAATCATTAGCCATTTTAGCTGTAGAATCTAACATATGATTTTTACATTCTTCCAAAGTGCCAATTTTTTCTACATAGAATCCAACACCATCATAAGCATGATGATAAATGCAGAGGTAATCCCCGTCTTCTATTTCAATTTCATGAATAGTGTAAACATAGAACTCTCCGTCTCCAAAAGAATAATCAATACGCATAATCTGATCATCAGATCCATCTACGTTTTTATAATCAAGGTTACTCGTTACTTCTTCTAGGCTTTCTTCTGTTTCATTAATCAAGCTATCTATAACCCATTTATGAGCTTCAAAAGCAGTTTTGAAAAAACAAAAATATGGTTCTCTATAATGCTCATCGTCCAATGTGCATACTAAATATACTTTCATAAATCTCCTCCTACCATTCAGACATAGCTTCCATTTCCTCTACATCATCAGATGTTAACTGAAAGCTGCCATCAACATAGACACCATCTTCAGGAAGTTTGATATGATCCGATTCACTGTGGAATTTTTTCATAGCTTCTTCCATGTTGTTAGCTTCAATATCAATGTACCCGCACATCTCCCATGTTACTGCTACTTTCATGTCTCTTTCCTCACTTTCCATTGCCTCTCTCTTTTACTTTGCATCTTCCAACCAGACACTTTGGATTCTTTCTCATAATCCCATGGATCTATTTTTCTTTTTGGTTTTATAGGCTTGAGAGTAATACCATATTCATTTCTTACTTCTACAATCTCTTCTGGCGTAATACTTTTACGCTGATCCGGCACTGTTGAAGCCCAATGAGTATTCCAACCATGATGTTTATGATATGTACGATAATATTTTTTCTTATATTTCTTAGTAAGCTGATAAAAGTCTCGTACATTACCATAATCATCCATAATCAAATATCTGTGATATTCGTGTGGGCAATACATAAAATCCCAATCGTTATCCGTTCTAACATATTCACTATCAAAATAGTTGAATGAATGGTAAAAATTAATACTTCTTGTGCTGTATGGGAACTTCAACTTAAAGCATGTATACAGCTCTTTAGTCCCTTCTACATATCCTACATATTCCCACGGAAGCCATTTATATATGCTATAGTCGCAATGCCATTCTGTACGCTTTGTACGCTGCATATAAATATGGTATTCTCTCATAACTACCCTCCTATCAGCCCCTCTCAAGAAGAGAGAGGCTATTTTTTATATGGCACAAAGAAATCTATGAGTATCTTTTTCATACTTATATATTTTCCTTGTGAGGAAATCTTCTTTAGGTGTCGCTTCTTCCAACGTATCCTGTAAGATTATTGATAAGTCTACCGCATCAACAGCATCTGCTTTATGTACCATTACCTCATGTACACTGGTAAACACTAAATACAAATCTGAATCCAGTACATCAGCAAAGCGTTCAGCCACACCGGGATAAAATATAGCTACCGCACCGTTTGTTTTCTTTGCTGTAGTTAGACAATTTCCAATAAGATCTTGGCTAATTGCTTCTTCTGTACCAGGACTCATAAACTCTTCTCCTTCATATTCCGGATTAAAGAGCATCTGATCCCATCTGTAAATTCTCGGTGGATACATACGTTCTGTGTTTCTTAATGCTTCTTCCAGAATATTGCCTTCACTTAAGGTCAAACCATCTTCCTTCCATTTCTCTACTACAGATTTAAAAATCTTAGTGCTCATAATGTTTCCATCACATTCAGACACCTTCATATATAATACCTGAGCAATATCACCTATTCTTTTATAAATAGCATTACTCAATCCTTTAGAATTATCATCATAATTAAGCAGCCTTATAAAAAGAGAATCTTTAACAGTTTCATAGTTCCAAATTTTCTTTGTTTTTTCATAAGAATTTTGTCCTTGTAACTGTCTAATGTCTCTTACAGTACTATCAAGAATAGTGTCAAATGATGTTCCATTTAAGAATTCTCTAAAAAGCTCTTTTGTGTGTATTCCACAGACCTCCCAGGCATCATCATGCTCTGCAAACTTCACCAGCAGTCTGTCTCCTGTCGGAGAAAATCTATCTCCATCTTTTGAAAATTCTATATTCTCAATAGGAATGTTGATAGCTGCACTTATTTTATTTTTAAGTTCTTCCACAAACATTTCATAGTTCATCATAACTAATCCCTCTCTTTCTTAACCCATATGGTTACATGAATACTCTGACATTTCGCTTAACTTTTTAACTATAAAATCTGGTATATAGCCACATTCTGAACAAATACAAATCTTTCCTAAGATATACAAACATGCTTGATCTCTTGGAATTTCTTTTCCCATAAACTGTTGTTTAGTTTCTTGGCATTCCTCTTTATAGCAGTATTCATTATCTGGGCAGCTATCGCAGTCATACTTTATATTTTCAATCCAGGGAAAATACCAAGCTAAGATATCAGATTCAACTCCATTTCCTTCATCTCCTATACACTCTGTTATTCCTGTGCTGAAATCCAAAGGGATATATGGATCATTAGAAGAAAAATCTCTTATATAAAAAGGTGCATGTATCCCTCTTTCTTGCATTCTCTGAATCCAAAACTGTTCATAGTCTGTGTATGTTTCACAAACTGTCCAAGAAAGTTCTTCTAAGCTTGGCAAATCGTCATACCAAGTGGTTCCAAACATTGCTTTTAACTGTTTATCAATACTATCTGTGCATCTCCAGTCATATCCGTTCTGCCGATGAATAGTTTTTCCTTCAAGAGTACTTACAACTTCAAATACTGCCGGATAATACTTCTCTACATAGTCGTACATATCAGAACATGATTTATAATATTGTTTATAAAGTTCCTTTATTTCTTGATATACCGAATCAATAGTTACTGTGTTGTCGTTTGCTTTGCCAATAATAAAACTTGAAGAACTACTATTGGTCACAAACCCGTTACGAATCTTCAATGGTATCACCCCTTCCTATATCATATGCTCTTTTACAGTACTTCCAGTCATTGCACAATGATCCATCCATTTTCTTGTAGCAATCTTTACACAGATACTCTCTGCTTTCTACGATTTTATTGAACTGTTCATAGTTTGCGTAGAATTCTTTCCGGTAGGTTCCATCTTCATCTTCAATAGTGCCCATATAACCACCATCTGCTTCATCAAGAATGTCTGAATTAAAATATGGATACAGAAAGTCATAAATATCTTGCCCTAAGTCATCACCTAGGTACATGTATCCTTTCATACAGAAGCTGGCAGTCAAGAACCACACTCCCTCTGAAAATTCTAATGTGTAAGTCGGATATAAAGCTCTATAATGATTCATCCATTTAGACTCTTTTAATTCTCTATGCTGTAACAGTGGTTTTATATCTCTATCACAGCTCCGCTCGCTTGCAAGTACAGATAAATCATGTAACAGTTCATCTGGAAGATTTCTTTTCAATCCGAAAATTAATTTTCCTTCATAGTAATTTCCCATTTTCTCCACACCCTTTCTAATACCTACATTTTTAATGATGACTAATAACAGCAAGACAACAATTCATATTCGGTGCAACATGATGTTCAAGGGTTGAATACATAAGACCATCATTGTCTGAATAATTAATCTCTACAAATACAGAGTACCCTTGCATATCTTCCTCTAACTCAGACATCCTATCTGTTATTGCTTTATTAAGCTTTTCCTGGAATTCTTCCGTTTTTCGTATTTCAAGTTTCTTACTATAAGGTACATAGAGACTGTTTTCTATCTCCCAAAGAGTCTGATAATAGATTTCTTCTGAATATCCTTCCAAAACATCTTCTCTATCCAACTTTGCAGCTTCCATTACATCTCTTAAGATTTCCTCAAAGTATTCTTCTTCAAGATTTTCTTTCTGCAGCTCCTCTTTGATACTTTCTTCACTCTTGAAACCAAGAATAAAGCTACTACTGCTGCTATTAGTTACAAATCCTTTTCTAATCTTCATGATCAATCCTCCCATTCGACATCTTCTCTAGCTACACCAATTAATAATAAAAACTTTTCCATGTCAAAATTATCCATAAGAGTATAGCCATGAATTTCATATTTAGTTTCTCTGATGTCCCATTCATCATAAAATGTTTCCATTTCTAATTCTTTTGCAACCTTAATATGATTTTTAATCTTTTCAATCTGATCGTCTGTTAAATCACTTTTAGCAATAGTAAAACTGGATGAGGAACTATTAGTTACAAAGCCTATTCTTAATTTCATACGTCCTCCTCTATAATTCTATAGTTATGTCTTTGAGCGTAAGTTTTTGTATGGGTATCACATGTAGCACAAGTATAGACCTCTTTATCCATTCCATTAAAGTCTATCTGGCTCATTTTCTCTGCCTTTACTTCTGCTTCAGATTGATTTTGTGCTTTTACAGCTATAAGCTCTTTAAAAAAAGTATCTATACATACTAAGTAGTATTCCTTAGGTTCTTCTGAAACTTCTTCGTACTTAGTACTAAGATCATCTGTATCAAAATCTATTGTTCCACTCTCCGGATCACAATGGATGTAACCATTCTTTTTCCCTTCAAAGTGAACAATACCATCCTGAGGCAACCGCTGCAGAGCTTCAATCATCTCTGCAACAGTTGTTCCTTCACACCTCACTCTCTTGTTAATGTCTAACATAAGACTCCTCCTTACTCTGTCACTTTAATGACGTAGATTTTATTTCCACGTTTAGCGTATTTAATAACTTCTTTTTCACCTTCTTCATTGAGTCTCTTACAGCAATTCATTACTGCAGAAGCTCTTCTTTTAGCTTCAGCCTCATCATCGTACTCAAAGCACATGTTGGCTCTACTTGTTTTCATAAACTCAACAATAGCTCTTCCCTCTTCTGAAGTAACAAGACCTCTTCTGTTTGCTCCTAACTCCTCAACCTGTACATCATAGCTCATTTTCATAATTTTAGTTCTCCTTTTCTTGTTTATTTAAAATTAATAATTTTAACGAATTTAGCGGCACCATAAAACATCTATTGACAGGTTTAACATTCTCCATTACTGGATAGTAGACATTTACCCAATCATTTATTTGTTTTTCTCCAGTTAATGTAAAAATTCTATTTTCCCATCCTGGAGTACAAGTGCTTTTCATAATAACTTGCAAACCTTTTTTATTCGGAATCATATTATAAACCCGTTTGCTTTCCAACAAAGTTAATTGGTTTACCAGTAACCTTGTTAATGCCATGTCCTACTACTTCTAAAACATAATCTTCCCAGTAGTCACCTTTTTTCCAGTAGTCGGTATCTTCTTCATAGTAACCCTCAATATGCTTAACGACAAATTCTACAGTTCCTTTGAAGTCTTTAATCCAGGTGACCGTCCATTTATTTTTTAAATGATCTTTATAATATGGATTATATTTCAGGACTTCATCTAATAAAAATACTGACACTAAACCAGCATCTGCACAAAACTCACCAATAGCTTCTTTTGTATCAGTGTCAAAAGTAGTACAACTCCAATCTCCATAGAGAGTATCTCTTGTCATATAGTGAGTTATTCCAAGTGCTTCCATATCCTCTCCGTAGGCACATGTTGCCCAATCATCATCTTCTTTCATGATATAACAAGGATCTGTGATAATAATATCTCCATCAAATTCCATTGGCTCTCCATCTAAATATGCGTCAATCCAATTTTTCTTAGTGTATTTATTAAATAATTCTTCAATTCCTGAGGATTCTGACAGTTCTTTATATTTCATATAAGTTTTCATAGAATCATCCACATATTTCATAATAAGTGCCATGTCTAATTCATGTATTGCAGTAGTATAACAAGGAGATTCGAGACAATCCATGATTTTCTCAAATTCCTTATCATCCAGATGCAGCTTTTCCCGAAGTATTTTTTCAATCTCAGGACGAACACTTTCACATTCTTTTATTTTCTGTTCTAACCAAGCTTTATCCATTCTTCTTCCCTCCTTCAATTTGGTTCATCATAGCTGAGTCCTACACTTTCCACATATTCATTTAATGCTAAAGACATATCTTCTTCCAACTCTTCTTTCCATCTATTGCTCCACCAATCCACATCTGCATCAATTCCAAGATATCCTATAGGTTCCCAGTCATTTTCAGTTTTAAAGCACATAAAATACTCAATGATTGGTTTGTATGCTGGCATTTCGCCAAACATTCCTAAAACAGAAATATTTACTTCAATATCAACATAACCTATTTCCAATACAGCTTTACCTATAAGAGGACCATTATCAAGATTAATTTGTAAATATTCTTCTCTTATATCTCTTATTAAAAGCTGGATTCCGTTGAGTCTAAAACAGTAATCCGGACGCTGTCTAGCTTCTTCAAATGTCATATCAACACCTCGAATATAATTCAATTTCTATATGGATATATTTACCCATGTTCCTTTCTAAGATTTTTAACAGATCATGACCACCACATTTGAATTCTTCTTCAGTCCAAAGATATCCAGTATAATCACTATACCGATGATAATATTCAGACTCAGTGATTCCTTCCATTGATACAATCTTTGTCTCATCAATGTGATCCATATCAATAGGTGTATCTCCTGTAAGCATTTGAATACTTGCATATCTGTCAAGCCACCCGCATCGACTTTCCATTTCTTTTGAAAAAGCAAATCCATTATTAGATACAATAATTTCTTCACCAGAAAATCTTTTTACTTTCTGAATATTTTGTATTCCAATAATGCTATCAGCATCATCTCCTGTGTTTACCCACCCTACTTTTCCATTGAGGATAATAGTGTCTTCTAATTTATATCCTTCTTTCATATTTATAATACCCCCTTCTTCTTACTATAAGTGCTCTCAGATTCTGTTTTTCAAATATGATAGAATAATACTTCAATGCTTCTGATAATGGTATCGGATTCCCATCTAAAGAATACCCATAACCATGGCCACATTTATGCTTGGAATTTATGAAACTTATTGGACAATTAGTGCATAAATGTCCAGAACAGATTTCCCTTAACTTGAAATATATTTCATATCTATCCATGTCTTCTCCTATAGATCAATGTACTTAAAGGAAGTTCTAACATCTGACTATTCCAACAATATCTTGCTTCTTTTATTTGATAAAACTTATCTTCATTCTTATAGAATGTATCTTGTATCGTAATTTTTTGATCACACAATTTTTTCATTTGCTTATTAAAACCGCAGATGACATTCGGCATTCCACTAGAGCTATCAGAACCATATTCTTCCATTAAACGAGCAAATGATTTTACTTTATATTGCCCGCCAAGTTTAAGAAATTTAAGTTTATCTGTATTCATTATTCATCCTCTCATATAGCTTTCTAAACTTTACAAAATCTTCTTGTTTACCTCCATTGTCAGGATGAGCTTTAACCATTGCGTAATGAACAGCTTCTTTTATGTCTGGTGTAGTAGACTTTAAAGTGCCAGGCTCCATTAATAATCTTACATACTCCCGGTATATGCTAGAGTACTTAAAACGTTGAATCTCATTCTGTCTTTTTAGTTCCTCTACTTCCATTTTCAAATTTATATTTTCGCTTATGCAAGCGAATAAAATTATCAATGTCACTATTAATACAGCACTTAGCCCAATTGTTAGCATAAATCTTTCTCCTCTTTTGTGCACAAGACAATTTCTCTTCTGATCGGGCATCCACCTAGACAATCACACTGACGGCTACAACCTTTACAAGAATTCCTGAAATGGCTTCTGAAATCATCGAACACATCTGAATCCCATGCTTCCTGAATAGTGTGTTCATTAAGATCAACTGCCCACTTAAGTTCCTGATTGTCAAAGCTACATGGCAGCATTTTCATATCTGACGTAATGTAACCAGAAAATCTTGCTCCTTCACACGGTTCCAGAGTAGAATTTAAAATCTCTTCTGTAAAATTCAACAGTCCAGGCACAGAACATGAATCAAATCCAATCTGAAACTTATAATCATGTTTATCAATCAAAGAGAAAAATTCTTTGACTCTTTCATCATCAGGAGACAATACATTTGCCTGAGTTCCTAAACCTACTGGCTTATGCAACAAGAAAATTACTGCATTGATACCATCAGGAAAATCTTCCTGCTGCAAATGTTCAATAGCTTCATCAATAGAATTCCGTCCAAGGACATAATGAATATTGGTAGTGACTCCTGCAGACACTAGCATATCAATCGCTTTCCCTGTATATTCACTTCTGTACCAAGATATAGCTACAGCTCCGCAATATTCTTTACATAAGGAAACAATTTTTTCATTGAATCCTAAACCAGAACTTGTAAAGTTTGGCACAATCCCTTGTGAACAACAATACTTAAGGATTTCTTCAAAATTTTCATGCTGGTCTACATCTCCTCTGCCACCAAGAGCAAACTGAAATGTTTTTCCCTTACATTCATCTACTATTCTCTTGAAATTCTCAAGGGACATATTAGGCTCCTGTGTGTGTAATCCATTCTGATAGCACTGAACTCCTGACTGAATACACAAACCAGATGCCCCATGAACGCAATGTCCCATAACACCAATATCTAACAAAGCAGGAAAATTTCTCATAAATGGTTCCTTTCCTGTTGTCAAATCATCAGACCGGATATAGAATCCTGTCTCCGGATTAAATGTTTCTACAAAATTGTTTTTCTTGTCGTAATATTTATACATGAGTTTTTCTCCTTTGAATTATTTGTGCCAATAAACCGGCAGATGTAAGCATTTCTTCATCCCAGTAATAATGTTTTATTTCATCATTTAATTCCTTATTATTAGTTTCTAAATCGTAAGTAACACGAAAAATACCAGATCTTACATTCTTAATTGTAAAAATCATCCCACAAAACCAATTCATTTCTCTAGTAAATGATGATGGTGTCTTTATGCTACCGCAAGAATTAAGTCCATATTCTTTTTCCATTTGTTCCCAAGATTTAACTCTTACTTTCTGTCCTACTTTATACATTCCTGTCTCCTTGTGATTAACATTGATAAGTCTCCTTTTTCAAACATCTCACTTGTAAAAGTCCACGGAATTGCAGTCATTGTATAATAATAGGTATTACCAAGATTTTTTATAGTATCTATTCGTAATTTTTTCCCACAATATTTCTTCATTTCTCCCACAAAACTGCAATAATTGTTACATCGAATAACACCATAATAATTAACACCAAATTCTTTAACCATATCATCCCATTGACGAATCTGAACTATGTCTCCTACTTTGTATCGCTTCATATAAATCTCCTAATGGTGTGATCATGTCTGTAGACCACATATATCTACCGTTATCTTCTTCGATTCTAAAAACATTGTCGTATATAAAATATGAAACAGTTATAGTAGTTCCACAAAATCTACACATGTCTTTAACAAAAAATGCCAAACATGGTATATATATTTCATCCCCAGTTTGAGCAATTCCAAATTCTCTTTTCATATCATCCCAAGAACGAACTTTATACTTTTGTCCTACTTTCATTTCTCACCTCAATCATTTTTCGCAAACCAGATGTGAACAACATATTTTCAGTAAACAAAAATTGTTGTGAAATTTTCATATCTATCCCTTGATAAACTCCTTCATGATAAGGATACTTTCCAATTATACATATCTTGTCCCCACATAAAATCTTCATCCTAGATAAAAATAGTATTTCTCCGAAATCTAAAGCTCCTGAATAATCACCATTGGAAGCTTTTTTAAGCTCCTCCCAAGTTTTTAAATAATATGTTTTCCCTATTTTTAGCATAGTCTTTACCCAACCATCATGACATCAACTGCATTCTTAAATTTTCTCAGCATTTCTGGATTGGAAGAAATGATTTTCTTTCTTCTTGCTCCTGCTTTGCCATGTTTGTTAATATAACGAACTTCTAAATTATGCCAATTGATCGGACTCATTTCTCCCATCTTTTTGTATACTTTTCTATATGTAACCATTCCTCCGTTGCTCTTATCTCCATATTTTTCTACGAGAGGAGCAATAATAGAATCTGTTGCATCCTGATTACAGATTGATTTATATTTTTCATACAGATCTCCTAACGCAGCACTGAAGATAGATCTTAAAGTATCATTGGCATAGACAACATCATAAGTACTAAATTTACTTACTGGATTATATTTTTCTTTGTAATCTTTCACTTCCTGATCCCAACAGATACCATAATTTTTATTCATATACTTATATACAGTTTTCATTACAGAGCCACGATCAGAGAACTTGTCACAAGTGGTAAGAGCATCAATCATCTGGTACATATCATTTTTCCATTTTTTACCAGGATTCTCTACTTTCTTCACTGGGATAGGTGTCGTAACAATTTTCTCCTGAACCATCATAGAAGCTAAACGCCCCATATCTTCAAAGATTTTATCTACTTTTCTTTCTAATACTTCAATTTTGTTATTGAAATCTGGCAGCTGTAACTGAATAACGTTTGGATTATTAACTTTTTTCTCAAGGAAAGCTGCTGCCAGTACATCTTTTGCTTTGAGCTGATATGCTACAAGTTTTTCTGCTATTCCCGGCATTTCCTTTTTCATAGTTGGAGTAATTGAGATTTTAGCCAACCATAATGGTAAATAATCTAATTGTAAGCACATAACATTCTGATTCCCGCCATTGGTAAGGAGGGTAAAATTTTGTACCCCCTTTGAAATTACTGAATCCGTCTGCATTTTTCTTCTTTCATATTTAATCCGGTTATCATCTAAACCGATAGCTTCACATACCCAGCGAGCACCAACCCAAATATTTCCATCAGGATCCTGTGCTGCTTTAAGAATATCTCCGTTAAATTCTACTTCTTTTGCTATTAATTTATCCATAATGATTTCTTCTCCATTAATATAAATTTGTTAGTGGTCCATTCTGTACAACTATTGATTTTCCTATTTTAGCCGTTAGCCTTTCCATCATCTCTTACTTCAAGGTTCTTTAAATCCTCAATACTCCAAGGTCCTTCATTTTCCCATTTGATAAAGTCAAACATATTACCATACATATCTCTTGATACATAAAAATAATTACTATTATTAGTTACCCAAGATTCTTTCATAGAATTACGTCTTGGTTTATTATAGTAAATATAAAGATTATCATTGATATTATCTCTTGCAATATATTTACAATTAGGCAGAAGGGCATCAAGGAAGTTCTTTTCTCTTGATGTGATTGTAGGTTTCTCTACATATTCTGATTCAGCCCATCGCATAGTCGCTTCATAATCACAATAACTTTCATAATAATTGGTTTTATAAAATAAACATTGTTCACAATTGATATCATTACAACAAACAACTTTATTATCTTTTGTTACTGCAATTATATTACCTTTACAAGCAATATCTAAAATTTCTTTAGCAAATTTCTCTCTATTTTTCATAAAATCACCTCAATAAAAAATTTCTTTAACTCTTCCCCAAAACATAATTGAATTATCAATATCTATGCCCCATTGTTCCTCATGTGAAGAACATGTACTCTCATACTCATACACCGGGAAACCAACTGTAACATCTTCTGCTTCAATAACTTTTCCTACTGATGTAGGCCCTTTATCTTCCTGATGATAGTAAACTATTCCTGTGAGGAATTCTATTACTGTTTCTTTATACTTTGGATTGCACCAGACATATACCCTATTTCCTGAATCATTCTCTACTCTCCAGATAACGTCTTTGTACTCTCTTGCGTTGTTGCACAGTTTTAGCCATGCCATTGCATAGCTTTCTGTTGTAGGTGCTGTAAAATCGGCTGTAATCATTACAGCCTTTTTTCGCTCAATAGATAATTTTTCTTTTAACATAGTTGTCCCTCTTTTCTTTTCAATATCATATTTCTTAATGCACCAACTATTCCTTGCACTTGTAATCACGATTATAATAATAGGCGGAAGAATTATAATATACTTTACACTCTCCATTAAAGCGTAATCTTGTTGGGAAATCACAAAATATATTGGTTAAAGCAGTTCCATCCGCCCATGTGTAACCTTGCTTTTGCGCTTCTTTGATTAACGCTATATATTCTGCTTTATTATTCACCAAAACAGTACAACATTTCAAATCTATCATTTACGTTTCCTTTCTGACCGTTATGAGTCTTCGCACTCCTTTAATTATATCCAAGTATCTAGGATAATCTCGTGCACATCTTCCACGACTAGAACCCCAATATGTTTCATATTTCCTATTAAATTCTAGTCTCGTTGGAAACTCACAAAGGACTATACTTAAAGGGGCCCAACTCGCCCATCTAAAGCCTTGTTTCTTAGCAATTTTAGTCACAGCTATATATTCTTCTACATTGTTAACTAATACTGTGCTATCTCTTAAATCAATCATAACTTTCCCTTCTGTCTTATAATTATCAATTCTCGTAATCTACTCATCAAATTTTTACAATGATAGTCACAATATTTTTCATGATATCCCCCAAATGTGACCCTTCCTCTTTTATCAAAAAACAATCTTGTTGGAAATGTACAGTAGATATAATCTAAAGAGTCTCCAGAATTCCACTCACATCCTTGTTCTTTCGCAATCTGAATTACTTTTTCATATTCTTTTTCATCTTTAACTCCCACAATACAGTCTCTAAGTTCAATCATTTCCACCCCCAACCTTTCCAGATAAGCATTTTCTTCAAATTTTTACATTTGATGAAGCTTGGTGTATACTCTTTTGTCTCTTCACAATAGCCGAACCATCTGCCTGATACGTCTTGATGAAGTTCATATATTTTCATGAGGTCGCCTCCCTTGTCATTACTAAATATCTCAAACTATTTGCCGGAAGTAACATTGCATTGTTAAAATACCATGATACTTCTTCATCATCTATTGATAAGAAATATTCATCTAATACAAGATCTGTAATTTTAGTTACTACACAAATTTTTCCACAAAGTTTATACATGTGGCTGTTAAAAAATAATCTTCCCATTGAATTTTCATAATAGTAATACCACCCGCTAACTAAATTTTTTCTAATCACTACTCTGTCTCCGACTTTATATCTCATGATTTTCCTTTCTAATTTCTACAAGTCTACTTAAATTTCCTACTGGAATAAGTGATGATCTGTACCAGTATCCTTCTGGAGTACCAGATAGATAGTAACCTGTATAACTTATTCTATTGATTCTATAAACTTTTCCGAGATACTTCACCCCTATCTCATGAACTGCTAGGTTACGTTTTACACGAACCCAATCTCCAACTTTTAATTCTTTTTTCTCTTGCATATAAGTCCCCCTAAACACTGAACAGGTTCTAACATTATGTCACTGAAAACCCACTCGCATGTTTCATCTCCTAGTGCTAGTCTATAGTTAACATAGCCAGGATAAAATGATGAAACTTTATCTATGATTTTATATACATGGCCACAGAATTTTTGCATGGCAATGTTAAAAAACAAATATTCATTATCACTACCATCATAATAATATCTTGTATTACCTTTCAAATTACTTCTAACTCTTACTATGTCTCCTATTTTATATTTCTCTTGCATATCAAGCTCCTTAACCCATCAACAGGTATCAACATTGCATCGTTGAACACCCACTTAGATTCCTCTTCTCCTAGAGATAAACTATAAACTTCACAAACATAATCAATTGCTACTATTTTGTACTCTTCTCCACGAAATTTTTCCATTGTATGAGCAAAATACAACTCTTCACGAGATGGATCTGAAAATGGATAATATCGTCCACCAACTAAATCTGTCCGGACCATGACTCTATCTCCAACTTTATATTTCATGTTTCCTCCTCTTATCAATTAATACAGTCAATCCTTTGTAAGGTATAAATATATCTGACGAAAACCAACGTCTATCAGCTTCTTCTAATATATAAGCGTCTGCTTCAGAACTTAATTTTATAATCAATCCTATAGTGTATACTTTTCTTGGGATTAACCATACATCCCATGGATTTACAAGGATATTAGTTTTAAGAATCACCTTATCTCCTCTTTTCATGTTGCCTTCTTTCATGGATAGCTAAAAATAAAGTACCTTCTACTGGAATAAACATATCCAACTTAAAAATATATCCTGATTCTTTAACACAACAATAAGCCTCAAAACCTCTAGGGTTATTTATGGATATTATAGTCATAATTTTTCCTTTAACTTCTTCCACAGGAATACACCATATGCATCCATGCAATCTAGGATCAACTATTACTTTATCTCCAACTTTCATCTTATTCCTCCAATATAAAATCAAGTACTTCTACAATACCCACACCTGATATATCTAATAGTTTCATTTCCCTTGAAGCATACTGTACAATACAAATCCCGTCCTTGATTGTGCAGCTTATTATGCTTCTCTTTTTTAATAACTTATCTAATTCCATAATAGCTCCTTGATAATTCTCTTGGGGAGTCGAACCCCAAGAGAACTGTTTATTTTATTGTTTACTCAGCATCTGGAAGATAGAACTTTTTGATTCTATCCTCTCCTACAGCTTCGACAGCAGCCATTGCTACCTCATGAGAGCTGAAGTAAATACCATCTGTAATTTTTCTTCTGCTCCATGTGGAATCAACTTTCTCTGTCTCTCTGTTCCAGCAGAGTTTGTATTTTCTCTGAGAGTGATCGTCCCAGTCGATCTCATCGTTGTGATCAATAGCGAAGCGTTTCAGCTCTGCTACAATCATCAGATACTCAGCGGCTGCATCTCTCTCTTCCTCAGTCTTGAAGCAGTTGCCTACTGCTAAACGCATCACATCTTTCTGGTTCTCTGCTGTGAATACTCCACCGTCTTTCTTTCCTGTACCCCACAGATAGAAGTACTGCTCACCTTCTGTTGGCTCCCAATGTTTCTGTACTGTCTCTGGTGCATCAACCATTCCCTGAAGTGCTCCGATGAGTTCTTTAAGCTCGTCCTGTCCAAGTGCTGCCATAATTTTTGTAATAATAGTTGTGTTCATCATAATCTTAATCTCCTATTCTTGTTTGAAATTTGTTTTTTGTTGTTTGTTTTAATCTTTACCCATATTCAGTTGTAATTTTTCTATATTCAGTTGTAATTTATATGAAAACCTCTTAGTGGGCTAGAGGTCAATCATATACTTTGGCATAAACATTCCTCCTTTACTGTGATTTTATATCAATAATGTCACAAGCAGAATAATACTGATAATGACTTAAAGCCATACCAATTGCTTCCATTTCATTTATTGCGAGGATTTCACAACAGATTTCATTTCCGCTGTAAGTCTGAAGATAAATATGGAAGAATTTCTTTGCCTTCTCCTCTTTCGAGAATATATAAGTACAATCATCTGTATAAGCTGTTGTGTAATCAGTGCTAATAGGTGATGCTTCTTCATCATAATCTCTCCACCAGTTTCCATAACCACCATAGGCAGCTTCAATGTACTCAAATGGTTCCTCGCATGGTAAAGCAAGAATCTTTTTCGCTTCTTCAATTGTAGAAAGTAATGCCTCTACATTGATTGTTTCTCTTGTGGTGTGTTCGTCGAAATAACCAGAAGATAAATTGACTGCTGCTACACCGAGTGCCGGAGCAATTGTTGATATATCACTCACAGAACCCCATGCTGTTTTGAAATAACCAGTAGATTCAATGAATTTTTCAAATTCTTGATTATCACAAGAGTAGAATACACAGTCATTGGTCCCTCTTCTATCAATTTCAATGATATAATTTATATCATTGTTTACTATATAGTCACTTACAGCAAACTTCTCAGCTCCTACGCACCCTTTCTCTTCATCCTCTGTAAACAATACAGAACAATGATACTCTTTAATAATTTGCAGAATAGCGTAGATGCCACACCGGTCGTCTCCCCCAATCCCTTGAGGAGAAGACATGATTGCTCCAGTGTATTTGATTTTCTGGACACATTCTTCATGTACTGTATCCATATGAGCAACTAAAAGTACTGGAAAAGTTCCCTTAGCATAGAGGAATCCATCCTCCGATGACGGTTCATAACCTGCTGCTTCCAACTTAGCTTCCAAGTGACTCTTTAAAGTCATCTGTTTCATTCTCAAAATCTCTTCTAATTCTGTAATTCTATATTTATTTTTACTCATCTCCGGTCTCCTTTTCTACACAATCTGAACAAAGTCCTTTGTCACCTTCTTCAATTACGTAATATTTTCCACAATGGACGCATTCTCTAACTTGTTCATTGAGGAAGTAACCATTCTCACTTTCAATGTATGTGTATTTTTCTTCTAAACAATGTCCACATACTTCCTCATTTGTTGATTCTACATAGAAGATATCATCATTGTTTCGAACTTCTCCACAGCAATCACATTCTGTGAAATCTTCTTCTCTGCAACTATTGCAGATATCCATATCTAACTCTCTGTAATAACTAATCTCTGAATTAGGAACTCTTTCATTGCAATGATCACAATAAGTAGAACATTCGCAGCAATACCATTCTCCGTTGATACGATACATCTCATCTTCGTCATAACGATCACCGCAATCACAACATCTATGAGATCCATTGTCGCCATAGTTATCATAACAATCCTCACAAAGAAGAGTACTTTCCATATCATGCCAATCTCCACATTTTACACAGTAGATATCATGTCCAACTGTCATATGCCTATTATCTACTCTTCCCTTGGGAATCATTTTGATAATTTTACTTACTGAGCACTCACTCTGGCACTCATAATCTCTGTAGTGGGTACCTTCAGAATTAATAACTGAGCAACAAGCAGAGGTGCCACCTTTCTTTCTCCAAAGGTTAGGAGCCACTAAACAATCAGCGATGATTTTCTGAAGCTGTGCTCTAATTGGAGTATACAGTGAGTTTTTGCCATCGTTACATTGGGGGTAGAGTCTTCCCTGTACAAGGATTCCATCTTTATAATGGAATAACTGACGGATGATTTTCGGCTCGAACTCTAAGTCATTTCCGTCGTACTCTTTATCTACCTGATAGTAAACCATTGTAGTTCCATCAAGGAGATAACTCATAGTTCCGGAACAGTGGCAACCTGAGAACCCATTAGGATTGTTTTTATCAAGTGTGTGACAAGAAGACCAGCTATTTCCATTGGAGGACAACAGATAATCAACTGGATTAACTGACAGAATGGTGTGCCGGACAACATCCAATGGATTGATTGCATCTGAATATTTGGCATACCTCTTTTCAAAATCTGAATAGGTATCAGAAGTAATACCTATAAGTGTACAGATTTTCTTCACTGCTCTTGAGGTTTTCTGACCTGCTGAAATACCTTTAATATCAGGATAGCATTCTTTAATTAAAGAAGCTGTTCGTTCATCCAAAAGCTGTTCTCTGTAATCTCTCAGTGCAAACAAAGCATCTGTGTGTCTTCCCTCGATAATCATCCAATTAATGAAATTATAAATTTTCTCCTCGTCTGGCTGTCCCTTGATGTTCTGATCAAATGCCACATAGCATTTTTCATCATTCCAGTTAGGATGATGTCTTAATAACTCAATCAAAGGGGTTTTGTTGTCTGCCCATGTGTTGATAATTTTGTCAATGGCTGAATTACCCCAGGGGATATCATACATATTTAACACTTTAATCATACCCTGTTTCATTGTTTCCTTATTCATGCTACAAATCCTCCTAAAATTGTTTCATATAATTCCTGTGGAATCTGTTCTTTTCCTAAGTACTGTTCAGAGATTTCTTTTGCTCTCTGTACAGCTAATGCGCCTTTATCTTTGATTCTGTCATAAAAGGCTTCCACTGTATTCATGACTTTTGAAACTGTCTCATATTCTGTATACAACTCTTTGTCATCTGACTGAATCTGTTCAAACACTTCCTGTACTCCATAGGTTACGAAGCATTCTGGACAATAATCATTGACTAAAGATCCGGAAATAATCTTTCCGCAGTGCTTACAGATGGAGAGTTTATAATCTCTCTCATCTAAATCTTTGTAATCTCCATTTTCAAACTTGAAGACCTCATACTGATCAAAGATGTAAGCTGCTTCGTACCCCTTAGCGAGCTCCTCGAATTGAATCAAAACTTCTACAGAGTCCTCTTTTTCTTGTGAAAATGTTTTTATTTTCTTGTTTAGAGGTTTCATTTTAAACTGGCTGTCCTCAATGTAGAGAAACTTTGAGTCAAAGTTTTCTTTGATGTCTTCTCCTAAGACATAGTTCTTGAAGAGGAATCCAAGGACAATATCAATGTCCTTAGATTCTACCTCCGATGAAGTGATTCTGTTATCTTTATATAAACTAATAAGTACCATGTTTGTTCTCCTTTCTTAACTGTAACTGCATTATAAACCAGTTTGTAAAACTTGTCAATACTTTTTATAAACTTGTTTAAGAAATTTTCTTTCCTTTCTCGTTAAACTGTTTTGGTTCACCAAGAGATACAAGATAGTCCTGCAGGTAGAGAGCAAGACTTAATTCAACTCTTTCTGGATAAGCAGCTATTCCTTTTGCTTTAAGTGTACTTGGCTCAGTTCCTCTCATAATAGGCAATACTTTTACTAATCCAATATCTCCGTAGAAGCAATAAATTTTATATAAGTTCCTAATTATCTTGTCACATAATCCATCTCCTGATAAGTTATAACCAGCTTTACAACAAGTAGATATAATACTTTCATAAGCTATCTTACCTTTTGCTTTAATTATCCTGTAAGCGGATGTGTAACTACCAATAGTTCCTGGTTTTCTTACCCCTTTGTCTTCTGCAATGCTTAAATTATATTCATCAACCACTTCCTGCAACGCTACAGCATTCGGTTCACCTAAGATAAGATTTGCCTTATGCATCTGCAGCGGAGTAACTTTTTCAGTATACAAGCTCTGTCTTGTAAAGATACTTGCTTCGAAATGTCTTCTCTCATCTGGATCAGATGGGGCTGAAGTAATAACAACACATTCGAGCTTATCTAAAATACCTTCTGATGCAATAAAACGACCATAGCCATCCACTATGGAAAATGTGCTTTCTTCTGGATGTGGCACCACTAATAATGCATCCATAATCATATGATCAAAATTGTCATGCATTGCTTTAATTTTTCTATGATTTCGTGTTTCCAGCCGCTGATAAGCAGGATCGACAGACATCAGTTCCCTTGGAATTACTGCGCATGCCTTTGTACCAGAGATTAATAAGTTGCTCATAACTGTGTTGTAAACGATGTTTTCCATTTTGTTTTCCTCTTTTCTTTTTTTATATAAATAATAAAAAAGAGCTGTTTTCACAGCTCTAATTTTATTTCATAGTTTAATAGTTACATTCTACTAAGTTGGTGAGATACTCAATACCATGACCACATAAAGCAGTCAGAACTTCATCTAATATGTCAAGTTCTCCGTCTGTTTCGCATGATTCAAGGGCTTGAATGATTCCGTAGCCTTTTTCATACTCACTGGTATTCATCATCTCCTTAGTTACTGTGTCACCGAGTTTTTCCTCGGCATAATCAACTCTGTAGAGTCTTTCCTTTGCTGTCTTCATTTTGAAAACCTCCTTGATATGATTAATTCTTTAAGATTTTTTGGATCCTTTGTCCAAATTAAATCTTTATCTTTGTATTTCATTTCATAAGTAAGTCCATTTACAGTTGACTTATATAGAGCTTTTATAGAGCAAATGCCACGAATAGTGCTCAAATTTTCATCGTAATTACTGCCTATCATAAAACCATCAGGTCCAACAATACAAAAATCTTGACTGCCATAATTCGCCGTCTCGCAATCGGTAAGAACAAGATAGCTTCCTGCTGGTGTGACAGCTATCATTCCAGACCGGAGCTTCTTCCTTAAATCAACCATGTTGCCTCCTCTCTATTAATGATGCTAGCGGAGGAAGGTACTTCATTCTTTTAATGTCGTCAGAACCAAACCACCAACCATGGTTGTCTGGACAGGAACCTGGCTCTATTGCACCATCATGTAGGTTATCATTTGCTTTGAAAAAGTACACAAGTTCACTACTGCCAGGTCTGAATTTTATAACTTTGCCTAACCCATAAAATGGGTCTTTAATGTATTCTCCTATCATTTGCCTTGCCTCTTTTCTATGAAATGTCTTAATGGTTTATGTAAGAGCTTGATTTCGTCCTTTCTGTAAACCATACAGTCTACAACAATTCTATCATCAACTGAGCCACTATATAAAAACATTCTATTGTAGGAATGACTATGAGTGACTACATAAGGGTAAAAGACTATACCCCTATACCATATCAGCTTTCCTATTTTATCTTTACGATTATATACATATATGTTCTGCATAGTCATTCCTTTCTCTTGGTGATCAGATCAATCAGCGGTCTCTTCCTGAGAAACTTGATATGTTCTTTGCCATAGCAGGATGCGTTAGTTATATATCTTCCTTCATAGTATCCAGAGTAAAACTTTGAATCATGTTTATAATGGTCTACTATGTAGTGAGAATGCCATAATGATCCATCATAAAAATTTAATTTACCTAAACCATTAGGTGTCTTTACATAAATATGTCTCACCGTTATTCTCCCTTTCGATTTATTTACGTGTTTATAATAACAAACATCTGTTCTCTTGTCAAGCATCTATATAACAGAAACTTCCGGTCCCTGTATCTACAGTACAACAGGCATGCTCGTACTTCATTATCAGACGGTTAAATTTCTCTTCTGACATAGGGGTCTTCACTTTGAATGGATGCGCCCAAGGTGAATTCACTTGCATTCTATTCGGAAGCAAATATACAGGATTCCCTGCAACAAGTGCTTTTTGTGCTTCTCTTCTGGTTACTTTCTTTAACATATTGTTTCCTTTCTAAGCAGCATAGTTAAACATCTTGGAGGAAAACGGGTAGCCCTAGGTTTCATGCTACCCTTTTTTGAGCAATTCAAGATGCTTAAATATACTGCTTATGCAGTATATTGTGACAACTGGTCTAATGTGCCAACATAGTGAGCGTCTACAATTTCATCGTCATAGACCTCATCAGTTCCGTTGGAGTTCATGATGCATGAAGCAAGGTCATTAATAGACCAACAGTCTTCTGCGTCAGCGTACCAAGAGAACTGATTTCCATTGGCAGTTGTCATAGTAATCAGATCAGTATCTTCCATGTGCTCAACCTCTGTTACTATTCCTGTTAGAGGGTACAGGTCTTTGCATTCTCCATCTGTTGTTGGAGCTGCTGATACTGGGGTTGCTATCATCATAATTGTTAATACTACTGCTAATAATTTCTTCATGATTTTTATTTCCTTTCTTATATATCTTATATAACTACTATAAATTTATAAATATCTACATACTGGTCTAACTGATATACAGGTGCCTTATCAAAGATAGGTAACAGTCTATCAATCATATCTTTGTATTGCCTTGTGAGTTCTGCCAGAATAGCTTCATACACTACATTGGACAACTCACAGAATTTCAGAGTCATAATCTCTTGAATAGTGTAGACATTATTCATAGCAGAACTCCTCCTTTAGATAAAATTCACTATCTCTCTTGCAAGATAGCTATACATAACAGACACTGAAATTCTGTGCCAATTTCCATTCTGAAACATTAACACAGGAATATTCATAGGATCTTTAGGTCTCTCTGTGCAGATAAACTGAAGTCCATTGCCTCTAATAAATAAGGCTCCTTTAGGTACTGTGTAACCCAAAAGAGCCTCTTTCCGTTGTATTCTTACAGTTGTGTATTTATATGTCATGCTAATCTCCTCTCTGCTATAGAATCACTCAAAGATACTACAGGCTTCAATGTACCGATTTCCTTGTTAAAGAAGTATGCATGATTGTCTAAAACCAAGTTATCTTCTACGTAAGCATTTGTTCCTCGAATCATCTTATTGATTCTTGTAGGATCGCCTTCAGGCACGAGAATCACTTCTTCTGTTGAAGATGGAATAACAAAGAAGTTTCCTATAAGTTGAGCGAAGCGTTCTAAAGCTCCATTGTAGAATAAAGCTATAGCCCCACAAGAAGTTTTATTGGTTACAATGTAGCCTGTAGGAGACTTCGAAACGGAAGATGTATAGAATCCTTCATCATTAAAGGATCCAAATAAAGCTTTTTCCATTGTGCAGAAAATCCCTGGGTAATCTGCCTCTAGCTTATCAAGATAGATTGATTTTCTATCTTTTGGAGTTTCAAAGCTGTC